ACTAATTTCAAATTGCGTAATGCATTTGAAAGATGGATGAACGGTATTAATAATATGACTGATAACGAAGGATTAACAAATCCAGTTGACTACCAAGTTGACGCATTTGTTGACCAATTGGATAGAAATGGTAACCCTATTAAGAAATATACTTTAAGAGGTGTATTTCCAATAAGTATCAATGCTATCCCTTTAGATTATGAAGCAAAAACAACGGTATCAGAAACAACTATTGCTTTAGCGTTCCAATACTTTGAAAGTAACACAACTACTTAATCTTTCATTATAAATAGTATTGAAAGTTTTAAGGAGATAAATTATGGCTGAACTATTTGGATTTTCTATAACAAGGGTTAAAAAACCTCAAGATCCAAAACAAGCATTTACACAACCACAAGCGGATGATGGAACACAAACCATCGCCGCTGGTGGGTATTATGGTCAATACTTGGATATGGAAGGTCAGTCCAAAACGGAACAAGACCTTATCAGACGTTATAGAGAAATAGCATTACATCCCGAGTGTGATATGGCAATTGAGGATATTATCAACGAGTCAATTGTTGCTAATGAACTCAAAGACGCAATACGATTAAACCTAGAAGCTTTACCATTCGGTAAAGATGTCAGAAGAAAAATAGAAGACGAATTTAAGGAAGTTTTAAGATTAATGAACTTCCATACTAGAGGTCACGATATCTTTAGAAGATGGTATGTGGATGGTAGATTATATTATCATAAAGTAATTGATAGAGAATCTACAAGAAAAGGTATTACAGAATTAAGATACATAGACCCTAGAAAAATTAAAAAGATTAGAGAAGTAAGAAAGAAAAGACCAGATGGACCTACTCCATATGGTTTAAATGTTATTGATGAAGTTAAAGAATACTTTTTGTTTAATGAAAAAGGTGTTACAAATACTACATCTGGTGGAATTAAAATTGCTGTTGACGCAATAGCATTTTGTCCAAGTGGACTGATAGACCAAAACAAAAATATGGTCTTATCATATTTACATAAAGCAATTAAACCTGTTAATCAATTACGTATGATTGAGGACGCAAGTGTTATATACAGAATTGCAAGAGCACCAGAAAGACGTATATTTAAAATTGATGTTGGTAATTTACCTAAAGTAAAAGCAGAACAATACTTACGTGATGTTATGGCAAGATATAGAAACAAACTTGTCTATGACGCAAGTACAGGTGAGATACGTGATGACAGAAATTATATGTCAATGCTTGAAGATTTTTGGTTACCAAGTAGAGAAGGTGGAAGAGGAACTGATATTACTACTTTACAAGGTGGACAAAATCTTGGTGAAATGGGAGATATAGAATACTTTAGAAGTAAATTATATCGTTCTTTAAATGTTCCTGCTAGTAGATTAGAAGCGTCAACTGGATTTAATCTAGGACGTTCAACTGAAATTACTAGAGATGAACTTAAATTTACGAAATTTGTACAAAGATTAAGAAAGAAATTTACTGAAATATTTAACGATATATTAAGAACTCAATTAGTTTTAAAAGCCGTTATTACGGATGAAGATTGGTTAGTTATAAGGGATGTAATCCAATATGACTTTTTGCAAGATGGACATTTTGCTGAACTAAAAGATTCTGAAATGTTATTAGAAAGATTAAGACTTGCCGATTCAGTAAGAGATTATGTAGGTAAGTATTATTCAGTAGAGTATGTTCGTAAGAAAATTTTACGACAAAACGATAGGGATATTGAAGATATAAACAGTCAAATTAAAAGAGAAGTTAAAGATGGTATACTTGCAGACCCTATGCAACAATATACAGCAAACAAAGATAGTATAGAAGGAGATATGTAATGGCAGACGCTAGCATTCCAAGTAAGACAGCGGAGTTTATTGACAAATTACAAGCGGGTAAAAACGCAGACGCAGGAGAAGCATTTAAGGATGCTTTAAGAGATAAAGTAGCAAGTGCTCTTGATAGACAAAGAGTAGATGTTGCTGGCAAAATTTTTAAAGGTATAGAACCTGAAAAATTTAGTGACCCTAAACCTGCGGTAACGTCAGCAAGTCCGAGAACTGATAAGATTATGGATCCAGATGGAAAAGAAATAGCTTTTGAACCGACTAAAGAACCGAGTCCAGAAGCAAGTAAACCTGAAGCGCCAACTATGGCACCAGGACACGAAACACCACCAGACGCAGGTGTAGGAACACCAGCGCCAGACGCAGGTGTATAGAAATGGATACGAGTTTACTTTTTACAAGTAAGATAGTTGAAGATAGTAAGTATCTTGACTCTAAAAGTTATGGAGATTTATCTCCTAAACTAAAGTTAGCAGTACAAGATACTTTCAATCTAATTGAAAGAACGTCTGGAGATATTATAAGTAAATTTGAAAATTCAGTAGAGAGAGTTGCTGAAGCAAGAAAAATAAATAAAGAAGAACTATATCAATATTTTGACAAAGAAGTAGAAGAACAATTAGGAGAGTAATATGGCGTGGGTAGATGTACCAGGATCAAATAGTATTTGGCAATATGAAAATAGTGCCACAGCATCCAATACGTATGCAGACGCACCTGGAACTTATTCAGGTGGTATAAGAACTTATACAACTCCTGGAACAGGACAAGTAAATAAGATTTATGCTAGATGTAGAAAAAAAGGAACAACAGTAGAACGTGGCGAATTATCAAAAGATTTTTTTGATGCTACACACGTAGGATTCTAATATGGCAGATACAGTTACAACACAAACAATAGCAGATACATCTGGAGTTAAGTACGTAATTAAGATGACTAACTTATCAGATGGTTCTGGTGAAAATAACGTACTAAAAATAGACGCTTCTGAAACAGTTTTTATGTCAGAAGATGGTGAAAGACGTATAGCAAGAGTGTATTATTCTATCAATACGTCTGATAATAAATCAGGAGTAGAATTAATATGGGACGGTGTTGCAAATGCTACTGCTTTATTTTTATCAGGACAAGGAACAATAGATTTAAGAACTGATGGAAACTCATTTCCAAACAATGCTACTACACCTACAGGTGATGTATTGTTAAGCACAAAGAACTTTGCTAATGGCGATAACTACTCAATAATCGTTGAATTTAGATAAAAAATATTATAAATAGTAAGAGAGAGAACTATGAAACTAATTACCGAAGAAGCAGCCGATTCAAAGTTTATTGTAGAAGAAGTTGGCGGCAAAAAACAATTTAAAATTAAAGGTATCTTTTTACAAGCAGATATCAAAAATAGGAATGGCAGAGTCTATCCTAAAGAGATATTGCAAAAAGAAGTTTCAAGATACAATAGAGAATTTATCAATAAAAGACGTGCATTTGGCGAGTTAGGACATCCTGATGGACCAGTTGTAAATCTTGAAAGAGTAAGTCATATGATAACAGACTTACATCCTGATGGACATAATTTTGTTGGTGAAGCAAAAGTGATGGACACACCATATGGTAAGATTGTTAAAAATCTTATTCAGGAAGGTGCTCAATTAGGAGTATCTTCAAGAGGTATGGGATCACTAGTGCGTGGACGAGGTGGAGTTAACGAAGTAGGAAGAGATTTTTACTTAGCAACTGCCGCTGATATTGTTGCAGACCCGAGTGCTCCAGACGCTTTCGTAGAAGGCATTATGGAAAACAAAGAGTGGGTATGGGACAATGGTGTTATCAAAGAGAGAGATATTGAAGAGTGGAAACAGTACATAAATGAAGCAAAAAGACTACGTTTAGCAGAAGCAAAGGCAGATGTATTCAAAAAATTCATTGAAAATCTATAATCTTATAAATATCTATTAACAAAGAGAGAACTAATTTAAACGTTTAAATTAATTAAGGAGAGTTTTCAAATGGCTGAAACAGACAAAATAGAAGCGTTAGAAGCAAAAGCAGTGGAAGAGGCGAATTCACCTAATCCTCAAGCGGATGCTCCTAAAAAGAATGCTGTGGCGGCTGAACCTTCTCATATTGCAAAAATGAGTGAATATGAAGATTTAGGTAAGGCAGTAGTTAAACCTACAGACAGCAATCCTGACGCAACTAAAAAGATGAAAAAAGTTTCTGGACAAGCTCCACAAAAACATCAAGGCGCTGCTGACGCAATGCCTAAATTGAGTGGACACAACACTAAATTGGAGAATAAAGAAACTAAAGACAAAGACGGTAAAGAAATTAAGGAAGGCGACTTACCACCAGCACTTCAAAAAGCTATTGACGCTAAAAAAGATAAAAAAGATGTCAAAGAGTCTGACGAAAAGAAAGACGATAAGAAAAAAGATGACGCTGAAGTAAGAACTGAAGACGAAGACAAAGAAAAGAAAAAAGAGATTGACGTAAAAGAACACGTTGACGCTCTTATCGCTGGAGAAAAAGACTTAACCGAAGAGTTTAAGGCTAAAGCTGCTACTATTTTTGAAGCGGCTATCAAATCTAAAGTAAAAGAAATTACTGAAGAATTGGAAACAGATTATAACAAGAAATTTGAGCAAGAAAGTGCTAAAGCAAAATCTGAATTAACTGAAAAAGTTGATTCTTACTTAGCATATGTTGTTGAAGAGTGGATGAAAGAAAACGAAATCGCTCTTGAACGAGGTATCAAAGGAGAAATTGCTGAAGACTTTATCAATGGTTTGAAAAAATTATTTGAAGACCATTACATTGATGTACCAGATGAAAAATATAATGTGCTTGAAGACCAAGCAGGTAAAATTGAAAAACTGGAAAAAGACCTCAATGAGCAAATTCAAAAAAATGTTGAGTTAAACAAGGAAGTTGGAACTAAAGTTAGAGATGAAATCAAATCTAAAGTTTCTGAAGACCTTGCTGACACAGCAAAAGAAAAGTTTGCTAAACTTGCAGAAAGTATTGAATACTCTAACGCAAAAGACTATCAGAAGAAATTAGAAACTGTTAAAGAATCTTATTTTGGAAAGAAAAACAATGAAGCGAAAGAGAATCTAGATGATGTGGCGGCAGATGGATCAGTTAATCCTGATTTATCAAATTCTATGGCTGCTTACAGCGCCGCTATAAGCAAAACTAAAGACATTAAACTGTCTATTAAGTAAATATAAAGGGAGATAAACACATATGTACTTATCTGAAACACACGAAAAAAAATGGCAGCCAGTACTAGAGCATCCTGATTTACCAAAAATTACTGATGCTTATAGACGTGCCGTTACATCCGTGATATTAGAAAACCAAGAACGTGCTTCTAAAGAAGATAACGCTTACTTGGCAGAAGCGGCTCCAACAAACGCAACAGGTAGTGCTGTAGCGAATTGGGATCCAATTCTAATTTCATTAGTACGTAGAGCAATGCCGAATTTAATTGCATACGATATCGCAGGTGTTCAACCAATGACTGGTCCGACAGGACTAATTTTCGCAATGAGAAGTAGATATACTTCACAAACAGGCGGAGAATCATTCTTTGACGAAGCAGACACAGACTTTTCAGGCAGAAATGCTGCTGGATCTTCTGTTGATGGCTACTCAGCGACTGACCACTCGGGTGCAAACCCAGCTGTCTTAAATGACGGTTCACCTGGAACATATACTGCTGGAACAGCTATGACTACAGCGAAAGCTGAAGCATTAGGCGACGCTAGCGGTAATGCATTTGCAGAAATGGCTTTCTCAATAGAGAAATCTACTGTAACTGCTAAATCAAGAGCTCTAAAGGCTGAATACACTATGGAACTTGCTCAAGATTTAAAAGCAATCCACGGTTTAGACGCAGAAACAGAACTTGCAAACATCTTATCAGCAGAAATACTTGCTGAAATTAATAGAGAAGTTGTAAGAACTATCTACATCAATTCAGAAAAAGGTGCTCAAACTGGTAACGTAACTACAGCAGGAATTTTTGACCTAGATACAGACTCAAATGGCAGATGGTCAGTTGAGAGATTCAAAGGTCTTATGTTCCAACTTGAAAGAGATGCTAATAGAATAGCGCAAAGAACTCGTAGAGGAAAAGGTAATATAATTATCTGCTCTTCAGACGTTGCTTCTGCTCTTCAAATGGCTGGAGTATTAGATTACACACCAGCTCTTAACAACAACCTAAACGTTGATGACACAGGTAATACTTTTGCAGGTGTTCTTAACGGTAGATTTAAAGTGTACATTGATCCATATTCAGCAAACAGTACTGCTAAACAGTATTATGTTGTTGGATACAAAGGTACATCACCATATGACGCAGGGATATTTTATTGCCCATATGTACCTCTACAAATGGTTAGAGCTGTTGGTCAAGACACTTTCCAACCGAAAATCGGATTCAAGACTAGATATGGCTTAATCGCTAATCCATTCGCTGAAACTGGTGCTCAATCAGGTGCTGCTACAGCAGTAAATGACGCTGGAAGTGCTAATGCTAATAGATACTACCAAAAAGTTCAAGTTGCGAACTTGATGTAATATCATTGGTTTGAAAAACATTTTTCAAACAGAATTAAGGGGGAGTTTTTACTCCCCTTTTTTTTGGCTTAAATTTCGCATATAAATAATAGTATGACAATAAAACAATCATACAAAAGACAACCAACTAAATTTGATTATGCTGCTCCAACGCAGTTTAAATTTACTATTACAAAACTTCCTAAAGTAGAATTCTTTTGTACAGCAGTAAACTTACCAGGCATATCATTAGAAGGTATGATGGCACAACCAACACCATTAAAAGATGTACCTTTACCTGGAGATAAACTATCATATAGTCCTCTTAATATGGACTTTATGGTTGATGAAAATTTAGAAAACTATAGAGAAATACACGGTTGGTTAACTGGTTTAGGATTTCCTAAAGACCATAAAGATTTTAGAGATTTAATAGGTGCAGGAAAAGATAGATTTCCAACCTCTACTGGTGATACAAAAGCATTTGACTCTAGAGTTGCCGCTGGAGATACTGGTGCTGTATATTCAGACGCAACATTAAGTATATTAACAAGTAAAAATACAACAAATATTCAAGTAAGATTTAGTGATGTCTTTCCTACAGCATTATCTGGATTGAATTACAACCAACAACAAACAGATGTCAACTATTTAATAGCAACAGTCAATTTCCAATACAAAATATATGAATTTGCAGTAGGAAGTGGACAAACTTCGGTAACGGTTTCGTAACAAACTTTACTTTTTTATTATAGTATGATATAGTATATAAATAGTATATAAGGAGATTATGACATTAGAAGAATTGCAAGAATTAGCAGACAAAGATTTAAAGATTAACGATAGTGAACTTGATTTAGAATCAATCAAAACACCCCAAATACATAACAAATATATGAAACACTTAAGCAAGTTTAAGTTAATGTTAAGTAGGGCCGAAAGTGAATTACATATAGTTAAAAGAATAAAATGGGAATACTATACAGGTAAAGCAGACTCTAGCGTCTATATTGAAAAACCTTTTAACTTAAAAATATTAAGACAAGATGTTGATAAGTATATTGATTCAGATGAAGAAGTTATTAAAGCAAAACAAAAGGTTGATTACCTTACTACAGTAGTAGATTTTTTAGATAGAAGTATTAGACAAATTTCAAACAGAACATTTACTATTAAGAACGCAATTGATTGGAAGAAGTTTACATCAGGAGCCATTTAATATGGGTGCAGTTAATATAATAAAATTTAAAAGTGAAGATAAAAGAACTTTTTTTGCTCCCGAGTATGATTATACAATATTTGAAACTCAAGCATTTGAAATTGATTTTAAAGAGTTAGCAAAACTTATCTTAAGCAAAGAAAAAGAACTATTAAGTTTGCCTATATCAACTACATCAGGTGACGCTTATACAGGACTAAAAAAGGATAGTACAACAACTAGATTTGATAAGTATAATGTTTTAAAATGGGAAGGTGAAAATATACAGCATATAAAAGGAAACATAATAAGTTTTCATAATCACATTTTAAAATATTTTAATCAACCACCTGCTAATGAATTGTATATACAATGTTGGGCTAATATAATGAGAAAAGGAGAACAAATAAAACCTCATTTACATAATATAGGACCAAGCTGTTATTTAGGAGGTCATATTTGCGTACAATGTGATGATACATCTACCCATTATATCAATCCAATAAATCAAATTAATGACCCTATGACATATAGTAGTAAAAATGAGGTAGGTAAAATGACTATATTTCAAGATAATGTACCACACTATACAGATATACACAATTCAGATAAAGAAAGAATAACAATTGCATTTGATTTATTAACAGAAAATCCATACAAAGATAACTATTTACAGTTAATATGAAAAATGTAAGATATCTTGTAATAGACAAGAAGGATGATGTCTATTTAAAGATAGAAGCAGAAGATTCTATTAGAAGAGAGTTAGGTCAACACTTTACTTTTGAAGTACCTGGTTTTCGTTTTATGCCACAATTTCGTAATAGGGTATGGGACGGTAAGATAAGATTATTTTCATATGCAACTGGTCAAATATACGTAGGGTTATATCCTTATGTACTTAACTGGTGCAAAGAGAATGAGATAGAAGTTGTTGATGGAACAAAGATAGAAGATACTAAAGTTGATGATAGTAAAGTAGAAAAGTTTATTAATGCTCTTAAAGTTCCTATGGACGTAAGAGATTATCAAAAAAAGGCATTTACATATGCTGTTAGAAAGAATAGATGTTTATTACTATCTCCAACTGCTAGTGGTAAATCACTTATTCTATATCTATTAGTACGTTTCAATCTATTAAGACTACCTAAAAATAAGAAGATATTAATTATAGTACCTACCACATCATTAGTAGAACAATTATATAAAGATTTTAAAGACTATGGCTATGATAGTAATAAAAATGTACATAGAATCTATGAAGGACATAGTAAGATAACACCTAAAAGAGTAGTCATATCTACTTGGCAATCAATTTACAATCTATCAAAGAACTATTTTAGCGATTATGGTATGATAATTGGTGACGAAGCACATCTATTTAAAGCAGTATCATTAACTAAAATACTAACGAAGTTAACTAATTGTAAATATAAGGTAGGTTGTACAGGTACCCTAGATGATAGTAAGACACACAAACTAGTATTAGAAGGACTGTTTGGTGCTGTTAATAAAGTTACTACAACAACTGAACTTCAAGACAAAGAACAACTAGCCAAACTCAAAATTTTCTGTTTAGTTTTACAATATAACAAAATACAAAGAGATTTTTTAAAGAATAAAACCTATCAAGAAGAAATGGATTTTTTAGTTAGAAATGTAAAAAGAAATAAATACATAAAAAATCTGGTCACTAATTTGCACGGCAACACTTTATGCTTGTTTCAGTATGTAGAAAAGCACGGTAAGTTATTATTTGAACTAATAAAAGAGAAGGCAGGTGACCGACCTATATTCTATATCCACGGAGGAGTGGAAGCAGATGAACGAGAACAAGTCCGAGCAATTACCGAGAAGTCTGATAATGCGATTATTGTCGCTTCTTATGGGACGTTCAGCACTGGTATTAATATCCGCAATCTACACAATATTGTTTTTAGTAGCCCTAGTAAATCTCGTATAAGAAATTTACAATCTATTGGAAGAGGATTGAGATTAAAAGATAACAAATCACACGCAACGTTATATGACATTGCTGATGACCTTTCCTATGGGGAAAAGGAAAACTACACTTTACAACACTTTAGAGAGCGTATAAATATATACAATAGTGAAGACTTTGATTATGAAATCCACAACATAGAACTGGAGAAAAATGGAAGTAAAAGCTGACATAAGAATAATCAAACTAATAAATGGTGATGATGTTGTTGCACATTTACCAGCTGGAGAGAAACAACTACCAGACAAATCTCCTTTGCTACGAATCAGCAAACCATTACAGATTAAGTATATTCCACAGATGACACCTATGGGAATAAGAGATTATATTGCTCTTATTAAATGGGTTAATTATACACCAGATAAAGTAGTTACTATACCAAAAGATAAGATAATGACAATAACTATGGCGTCTGGAGATATGTCAAAAAGTTATTTAAATCTGGCAAATGATTATGATAAATTAGACCAACCTAAAAAAGGGCGAGGTGGGCTCTTTGAAAGAGAACAATTGTCAGAAGAAGATAATGAAATGTTAAATGAAATCTTTAGAGATAAGGCAACGAAAAGAACTCTCCACTAGGGTGCTTGGAGCGTTCTCCAACAGACTACATAGTCCATTATACACAAAATTTGGAAAAAGTCAATGTTGGTTTCACCATTGACAATATGTAAAAAATGATGTAATATGTAATTATGATGAATTCAACAAGAACAAAGAAAAAACCAGAACACTACGTAAATAATAAAGAATTTTTTGCCGCTATGGTGGACTATAAAAAGTCTATTAATAGAGCAAAAAGAAATAAACAAACTAAACCAGCTGTACCAGACTATGTTGGTGAGTGTTTTTTGAAAATAGCGAATCACTTATCTTATAGACCAAACTTTATAAATTATACCTATCGTGATGATATGATATCAGATGGTATAGAAAACTGTTTGCAGTATCTTGACAATTTTAATCCTAAAAAAACTAACAATCCCTTTGCATATTTCACACAAATTATCTACTATGCTTTTGTACGGAGAATACAGAAAGAGAAGAAACAAACAACTATTAAACACCGTATGATTCAAAACGCAAACTATGATGATATGACTTTGCAACCTGGAGAAGATAGAGAGTTTAAAAATCAATTTACAGAATTTCTACGAAAGAATATACCAGCGGAAGAACCAGTTAAGAAAAAAACGACTAAAAAGAAACCAGTTAAAAGTTTTTATAAAAGAAAAAAATAATTATGAAGTGTGATAAGATTTTAATAGTCGGTGGAGGTTCTGCTGGCTGGATGACGGCTGCTACTTTAGTTAGAGCATTTCCCGATAAAGATATAACTGTATTAGAATCACCTAACGTTCCAACAATATCAGTTGGTGAAAGTACAATATCAAAAGTTAAACAATGGACAAAATTTCTAGGCATAGATGATAGAGAATTTTTAAAACATACAGATGGCACTATTAAATTTAGTATTAAGTTTACAGACTTTAATGGAAAAGACGAGTCGGCATTTCACTATCCCTTTGGTGCAGTTGTAACAGAAGGAACTAGATTAAATTATAATGATTGGTGGTTGAAAAAGGCATATTATCCAGAAACACCTGTTTCAGATTATGCTGATAGTTTTTCTCCTGTTATGGCATTAATTAATCAAGGTAAAGGTGCTCAAAACTTCTACGGTTTTGACAATGATAAAGATTCTGCTTATCAGTTTGACGCAATTAAATTTGGTATATGGTTGAAGGATTATTATTGTATCCCTAGAGGTGTTAAATATATTCAAGAAGATATAAAAGATATTGAACAAGATGAAAATGGTATTGTTTCTTTAAACGGCAAACATAAAGCAGACCTATATATTGATTGTACAGGTTTTAAAGCAATGCTTTTAGGAGAGGCATTAAAAGAACCTTTTGAACCTATCCCTAAACTACCAAATAATAAAGCGTGGGCAACCAAGATTCCTTATGTAGATAAAAAGAAAGAAGTTGAATCTTTTACTAATTGCACAGCAATAGAGAATGGTTGGGTATGGAATATACCATTGTGGAGTAGAGTTGGTACAGGTTATGTTTATTCAGATAAATTTGTAGATGATGAAACTGCTTTAAAAGAATTTAAAAATCATTTAGCAGGTGTACGACCTGGGTTTGGTAATGAAGAACACGAATTTAGAAATCTTAAAATGAAGTGTGGTATACACGAAAGATTATTTGTAAAAAATGTGGCTGCTATAGGACTATCTGCTGGATTTATTGAACCATTAGAGAGTAATGGTTTGTTTTCAATACACGAATTTTTAATAGAACTTGTAAGAAATTTAAGAAGAGATAACATTACACAATGGGATAAAGACAACTTCACATTTGCTTGTAAATCTATATATTATGCTTTTGCTGAATTTGTTGGGTTGCATTATGCATTATCAACAAGAAATGATACACCATATTGGAAAGCAAATAACAATAGAGTATGGGAAGAAAGTTTAATTACGAAGCAACCTAAAATGTTCCTTGGATATTTACAAGCTGCTTTACAAAGAAATAAATATTGGGAGTTTCCTATTGATACTCCTGAAAAAGCTGGTAATAGTGGATTACATTTTATAGCGGCTGGTTTTAATTGGGCACCAGATGATATACCTAATTTAGTATATCATACACATAAAACTAAAGAAGAAATAAAAGAAATAATGGATCCATATTTTAAAAAATTAGATGTACGTAAAGACATATGGAATAAGGATGCTGAAACACATTCAAGTTATCACGACTTTATAGAGGAGAATTATTACACGTGAAGATTGCCCTACTAAACGATACGCATTTTGGTTGTCGGAACGACAGTCCTCATTTTGTACAGTATCAAGAACGGTTTTATGATGAAGTATTTTTTCCATATTTGAAAGAACACAACATCAAGACATTAATACATTTAGGTGACGTAGTTGATAGACGTAAATTTATAAACTATAAGACTGCTAATTTTTTTCGCCAAAAGTTTATGAAAAGACTTTGGGAAGAAAAGGTAGATACACATATTATATTGGGTAACCACGATACTTATTATAAGAATACTAATAATGTAAATGCAATTACTGAATTATGTACAACGTATGATGGTCAAAATGAACCTTGGATATATGCAAAACCATCAGATGTTTCCTTTGATGGATTGCATATATTGTTTATGCCTTGGATATGTGATGATACGTATGAAGAGTCTTTATATGCTATTGAAAATTCAAATGCTGAAATATGTATGGGGCATTTAGAAATTAAAGGGTTTGAAATGAATAGAGGATTTATGAACGAACAAGGGTTAGATAAATCAATGTTTCATAGATTTGAAAAAGTTATATCAGGACACTTTCATAAGAAATCAGATGATGGTCGGATATATTATTTAGGTACACAATATGAAATTACGTGGAACGATTATAAAGATCCAAAAGGGTTTCATATATTTGATACAGATACTAGAGAGTTAACTAGAATACCTAACCCAATAAGAATCTTTAAAAAGATAGTGTATGATGATACACAACACGATTATAATACGTTAAACATATCAAGATTTGATAACAGTTATATTAAACTGTTTATATCTCAAAAAACAGATGAAGATATGTATGATAAGTTTATCAATAGGTTGTATAGTACATTGAATATACACGAACTAAATATTTTTGAGGATACTAGTGATGTAACTGCTAGTGTAAAAGAAGACTTAATAGAACAAGGTGAAGATACACTTACATTTTTGGGCAAGTATATAGACCAACTTGATACAGACCTTGACAAAAGTAAATTAAAAGATTATACTAAAGAACTATATAGCGAGGTAAATCAATGAGTATAGACGATAAAGAAAAAGAAAAAAAGGCAATGGAAGAATTTCAGCAAAGAGTTGAGGCACAGATGAAAAGTGAAAAAATAATAAATGAATTTGCTGGAAAAAAAGCTCCAGAGATAGCAGAACAAAGAGTAAATATAATAGGACATTTAAATTTTGGACCATATTGTACTTATATAAAAATAGATGATGGTTTATTTAAAGGACTTTTAGAAAGAGGTAGAAAACTTACAACAGGTACAGCTAATAAAAAATTAGCAGGTCTATTAGGTGACCAAAGAGTTTATAGTACGGAAGATAAAGAATGGTTCCTTAAAAAATTTCAACCATATATAGACGCATATGTTGAAGGACATTGCCAATTTGTTGGACAAGAATATGATGAGGCAAAGTTTTCAAAATCATATACATTAATGGATTTGTGGATTAATTTTATGAAAGAAACTGAAAGTAATCCTCAACATACCCACAGTGGACAATTCACTTGGGTTATATATTTAAAAACACCAGACCTAGAAGAAGAAAGAAAAGCATTTCAAGGAACTGGTCTTGGTCCAGGAGTTATAGGAATGCATTATGGGGAAAACGCAATGCCAAAATGGGCAGAACACACATACAAATATATACCAGAAGAAGGTTTTATGTGGATATTTCCTGCTCAATTAAGACACGAAGTATTTCCTTATAGAACACCAGGAGAAAGAATAAGTGTATCAGGTAATTGTTTTATGAATCCTCCAAACCAAAAATCAAAAGTAATGACAGCAGGTGTATCACCTTATGTTGGATTAGGAAAGAATTTGAAACCAGAAGGTTATTAATTTTTAGTTTTTATATTATGATACAGTTTAAGCGAATATCTTACAAGAATTTTTTATCTACAGGCAATGTTCCAATTGTTATTGATTTAAAAAAATCACAATTAACACTAGTTATAGGTTCTAACGGAAGTGGTAAATCTACTTTGTTAGACGCATTATGTTTTGCTTTATTTAATAGACCATTTCGTATTATTAAAAAAGACCAGATGGTGAATACTATTAATAATGGTGGATGTGAGGTTGAATTAGAATTTAGTGTTGGACCTAAAGAGTATATTGTTAAGAGAGGAGTTAAACCAAACTTCTTTGAAATACATTGTGATGGACAATTAATAAGTCAAGACGCAAGCGCAATTGATTATCAAAAGTATCTTGAAACAAATATTATGAGGTGTAACTATAGGTCATTTTGTCAAGTAGTATTATTAGGGTCTTCTTCTTATATGCCATTTATGAAAATGAGAGCAAGTTTTAGAAGAGAGGTTGTTGAAGAGATTTTAGACATAAGAGCATTTAGTAGAATGGATACAATTTTGAGTGGTCAACAAAGAGATTTACAGAATAAAATAACAGAAACAAGACATCAATGTGAGCTTATAGAAACCAAGTATCAGACTGAAGCAAAGTACTTGGATACCCTTCTCCACAAGGATATAGACGTCCAAACGCATAGAAATAGGGTGGTTGAGCAGAACACCAAGGATAGACTAGAGTATGAGAGTAAGATGGTTATGATTAATAAAGAGATAGATTCAGCAAAAGAGTGTGTAAAAGATAGAGTTGATGTTGATAATAAGAATGCAAAATTAAATAAAATAGAAGCGAAGATTGAACAGAATTTAGAAAGACATAAGAACTCTTTAAAATTTTTTGAAGAAAATGATGTATGTCCAACCTGTACACAACCATTATCTCCAGAATTTAAACATCAAAAATGTGATGAAGAGAAGAGTAAGATTAATACATTACAAGATGGTATGGAAAAGTTATTAAAAGAACTTGTAAGTATGAGTGAAAAAATAACTGAATATGATAAAGTAGCAGATAAGATTTATAGTTTAAATGTTGATTTATCAAAAGTAGAAACATCATTAGATAGTTTAAAAACTCATAGTGATAACATAGAAGAAGATTTAAAAGTATTTAAAAATAAGGACGAAGATATAGCAAATATTAGAAAACAATTAGATGAAATGAAAGACCAATTAAGACATTGTAAAATAGAATTAGATAAGATTGTTGAAGATAAAAAGTATCAAGATGTATTAAGACAAGTATTAAATGACAAAGGTGCCAAGGCACAAATCATTAAGAAGTACATACCTATAATGAACCAATTGATTAATAAGTATTTACAAGCAATGGAGTTTTATGTATCGTTTCATTTAGATGAAGAGTTTAATGAAACAGTAAAGAGTAGATTTAGAGATACATTTAATTATAATAACTTTAGTGAAGGTGAAAAGATGAGAATAGATTTAGCATTGTTATTTACTTGGAGAGATATTGCTAAACTTAAAAACTCTACTAATACAAATCTATTAATACTAGATGAGATATTTGATTCAAGTTTAGACCTTGCTGGAACAGATGATTTCTTTAAAATAGTACAGAAATTATCAAACGAAAATGTCTTTATTATTTCACATAAAGGTGATATACTATTTGATAAATTTACAAATATAATTAAGTACAAAAAAGACCAAAACTTTTCAGTACTAGATAGGATATAATGCCAGAAGAAACAAAGAAAGAAAGATTTTTACAGTTGATACCACCTAGTGACCCTAGAGTTAAATCAGCAATAGCACCTTTTACAGATGATATGTTAAAAGAACACGATTTTAAAGATAGAAAAGAACTATCAGATTTAATGTTTAAATCAATGTTAAGATATGGTGGTATAGGTTTATCTGCTAATCAAGTAGGGTTACCATTTAATATGTTTGTATTAGGTGACCATTTATCATTAGAAAATGGTTTAAAAATGACTTGTTTTAATCCTATGATAGTTAGTACAAGTAAAGAAACAGTATTAATGAAAGAAGGTTGTTTAACTTTTCCATTTTTATTTTTATCAATAGTAAGACCTAGAAAATGTGTAGCAAAATATACAGATGAAAATGGTGATTTAAAAGAAGGACAATTAGATGGTATGATAAGTAGAATATTCCAACACGAATATGAACATATGTTAGGTAGAACTTTTACAGAACACGCAAGTAAAATGAAGTTGGAAATGGCAGAAAAAAAGGCAAAGAAGATGTGGTTGGCGTACCAAAAAAGAAGAAATGAAAAAACTAACAAATAGAACTGATACAAAAAATGCATTAGAAGCATTTGGTGTAGAGATAATGGGTGAAGACCTTATTACTAGTAAGGGTAACCTAAAAGGTGTAGTTAAAGACGAAGAAGAATTACAATCTAATATTGATAAAGTTTATGAGTATTGGATGAAAAGAGGATTTCCTTATTATGCTACAGATAAACAGTATAGAGAATCACAATTTAAAACATTACAATCAACAGATTTCAAGGGGTTATTAACGCAAGATAAAGTTATTAAACCAAATCAAACAGGTCTATCTTTAGCGTGGTCATATATGCCACATAGTTTTGGTATACGTTGTGGTAAAATGAGAACACCTATGGAGATATATGAAAATGAAGAGCATTTTAAAAAGGGTATACGTAAGTTATTAACAGGTAGTTTCTTTGGTCAAGTATCAGTAGATGATTTAATGCCACTTGCAAGTAATTTATATGGTGAAATAACTGAAATATCTCCTGCTTCAAAACATAAATCAGAAAGTGTTATGAGGTCTTTATTAAGAAGATATACAGGAACTCAATGTGTATCTAATTTTAGACCTACAGCAGCGGCGTGTTTATACTCACATTTTGCCCACCCAGGTGCTATGGTATGGGATATGTCAATGGGATATGGTGGTCGTATATTAGGTGCAATTATAGCAGATATTAACTATGTAGGTACTGATCCAGCTGAATTAACATTTAAAGGACTAAAAGAGATTAAGAAAGATTTTGGTAGAGAGAATAGACATTACTTTTTAAACAAGTGTGGTAGTGAAACCTTTGTTCCAAAAGAAAATAGTTTAGATTTTGCATTTACAAGTCCACCTTATTTCAATTGGGAACAATATGGTGATGAAGCAGGACAATCATTTAATCAATATAGTGGTAATGAAGAGTGGAACAATGGCTTTTTAAGAACAACTATACAAAATGCATATATAGGATTAAAAAAAGGTAAGTATATGGGGTTAAATGTAGCGAACATTAAATCACATAAAACCTTTGAAGATGATACAGTACGAATCGCTGTAGAAGAAGGATTTACACACACGGATACATACAAATTACAGTTATCCTCGCAAGAATCTGGTGCAAAATATGAGCCAGTTTTCATATTTCAGAAATAGGATCGTCTGGAAGCCGCATAAAATAAGGGGAAATGAACACTTGACTTTCCCGATTTTTTCCTGTATTATATATACATACTATGAAAAAAAGCACTACAATAAATTTAGATACAAAAAGTCAGTTAGCTAAATTAATTGCAACAGAAAATATAATCATACAACACAACAACGTTTCAACAGCAAGTTTTAATACAAAGACTCGTGTGTTAACTCTTCCTATATTTAAAGAATCACACGGTGATGTTTATGATATGTTGATTGCTCACGAATGTGCCCACGCATTATTTACTCCACAAGACGGATGGAAAAAAATTCAAGATGATGATGAGTTAAGAACTTACGTTAATGTATTAGAAGATACTAGAATAGATAAAAAAATTCAAAAGAAATACCCAGGAGTTGTTAGAAACTATATCAACGGTTTTGATATATTAGAAAAACAAAACTTCTTCGGTATGAATAACAAAGATTTAAATAAAGAACTTATGTTAATTGATAAGATTAATTTAAGAAGTAAATCAAGTAACAGAATACCATTTATATTTACTCCCGATAACAACAATTGGTTAGCAAAAGTTGACGCCATCAAAACTTTTGCTGACGTTGTTAGAGTTGCTAAAGATATGTTAAATTGGCAGAAAAAACAAGTTGAACAAATGAAGAAATTACCAGACTTTGATGACCACCCATTAATTAAAAATTATGAATTATCAGATGAAGACTCAACTGATCCAGAAGATAAAAAAGAACAAGACCAAAAATCTGAAAGTGCTGATAATCCAGATGAACAAGATGAAAAAAATGATAAAAGAGATTCAGAAGAAAAAGCAACTGATAAAGATTTAAAAGATAAAGAAGAAGAAGAAAAAAAAGAAAAAGAAAAAACAGCAACACAACACGCCAAAGGTGCTGACGGAGACCCTAAACCTAAAAAATTAAAAGCAATTACAAATGAATCTTTTGAACAGAAAAAAGAACAGTTGTTAGATAAAAAAACTTCTTATGTATATGGAACATTACCTAAACCAAATCTTAAACAATGTTTAGTATCATATAAAACTTTTATAAACGATTTCAGAAAACATATTAATGAGTCAATGAAAAGTTATCCAGAAGGTACATTGGAATATAAAAGATGGTTGTTAGATAAGTTTAAAAAATTTAGAACTGAAAACAAGAAAACAGTTATGTATCTTGTTAAAGAATTTGAAATGAAAAAAGCTGCTAGTGCTTATAAGAGAGCAAGTACTGATAAAACAGGAGTTATTGATCCTTTAAAATTAAGAAATTACAAATTTAGTGAAGACATATTTAAAAGAATGACTATTATACCAGACGGTAAGAACCACGGTATGATAATGTTATTAGATTGGTCAGGTAGTATGAGTGATTGTATTGCTGATACTGTTAATCAATTAATTAACCTAGTTGAATTTACTAGAAAAGTTAATATACCATTTGAAGTATACTTTTTTACAAGTGAAAGAGATTCAAGTGAAAGAGATAAACAATATTGGAATTATAAGTACGGTGATTTTGCTTTTGATGAATTTAAATTAGTAAATTGTGTTAGTCATAGAATGAAAAAAAATGAATTTGAAGAAGCATTATTATACTTATTTCATATGGCAAAAGATTATGACCAACGTTGGGGAAGAAGAGACTCAATGGAATATCCAAAAGGAAATAACTATAATATACCAGACAAATACTATTTAGGAAATACTCCTTTAAATGAAGCATTGATAGTATGTAATAACTTAATACCAGAATTTCAAAATAAATATAAAGTTGAAAAACTTACTTTTATTACTTTAACTGACGGAGGTGCCAACAGTTTCAGACATAATCAAATAATACCTATACCAGATAAACCTACTAGAAGAATTGATGAATATGATATTAAAGACGCAAAACAAAAAGGACATAATTATTTAAAAAGAAGTATTGATTATGAATCTAAAGTAGTTATTACACATAAGAATAAAAAGATAGTTTTAACAGACGGTTGGTACGGTAGTGCTATGACCGATACATTATTAGATATGATTAAAAAAGATTACAACCCTACAATAGTCGGTTTCTACATAGTTAAAAGAATTAGACGTTGGGATATGGATAGATTTATCGGTGCATATACTGATTATGAAGATAAAGAAAAAAAGAAAATGAAAATGTTAAAACAATTTAGAACTGAAAACGCTGCTGATGTAAAACAAAACGGTTATGACAAGTATTTCTTATTAAACGGTAAGAAAATGCATATTGAGAACTTTAATTTACAAGACGCTACTATTAAGAAAGGAACTGGTGCTGAATTAAAAAGAATCTTCGGTAAGAGTATGAAGAATCGACTAGTTTCAAGAGTAGTTTTAAACAAATTTATAGCGGAGGTCGCATAAACAATGAAAAAAACATTGAAAAATAAGGGTATTTTATATATTGACTTTTCTAAAAAATTCCTGTATAATATACTTATAATATAATGATGAAAGGACGTGAAAACACTATGTTAAATCAGAAACAAATAGACTTTGTTAAACACGCTAAGAAGTTGTTTCCAAACAAAGTTGAGTTAACACTTGCTGATTTAGTACAAGCCAATAAAGAATTTGGTCATAAGTACGAACCACAATGGTTAACAAAAAATAAACTTTATCGTGTAGATAGAGGTTTATTTAAATTACCAAACATAGATGATAAAGTTTCAGAAGAAACAAAAGTTTCTAAAACTGAAACCGTTAAAGATAATAAAGTAAGTGAAGCAGCTTATATTGTTTCCTCTTTGACAGGCGATATTGTTCCTAAAAAAGATTCAGTATTCGTATCATTTGGTAATTATCCTGACTTAAAATCAATCGTCAAATCCAGAATGTTCTATCCTGTTTTTATTACAGGACTTTCAGGAAACGGTAAGACTATGGGAGTTACCCAAGCTTGTGCCGAAAACAGACGAGAAATGATTAGAGTCAATATAACAATTGAAACAGACGAAGATGACTTGCTCGGCGGTTATAGATTAAGAGAAGGTCAAACTGTTTGGCAAAACGGACCTGTTATAGAAGCAATGGAAAGAGGCGCAATTCTTTTACTTGATGAGATAGACCTTGCAAGTAATAAGATAATGTGTTTACAACCAATTCTTGAAGGTTCTGGAATCTTTGTTAAGAAGATTAATAAATTCGTGAAACCTGCCGACGGATTCAACGTGATTGCTACTGCTAATACTAAAGGACAAGGTAGTGAAGACGGAAAATTTATCGGAACTAACGTGCTTAACGAAGCATTTTTAGAAAGATTTCCGATTACATTTGAACAGAAATATCCAAGTGTTAAGATTGAAGAAAAAATCTTAATTAAAACTCTTGAAAGAAGTGGAAAAAAAGATAAAGACTTCTGTAAAAAGTTAGTCACTTGGGCAGACGTTATAAGAAAAACTTTCTTTGACGGAGGCGTAGATGAGATTATCTCAACAAGAAGATTAGTCCACATAGTTCAAGCATTTACTATCTTTAAAGATAAAGTAAAATCAATTGAAGTATGTACTAATAGATTTGATGAAGATACAAAGAATTCATTTGTAGAGTTATATTCTAAAGTTGACGGAGGTGCTACAGCAGAAACAATTGCTGAAGACCAAAGAAAACAAGAAGTAGCTGACCAAGTGAAAGAGGATGAGAGTGACTCAAAAGATGACGCTGCTGAATCAGACAATGATACATCAGCTCATATTTAAAAACTCTCAATCATAGTGTAAAGTCCTGAAGCGGAGGTAGTGCTCCGCTTCACTAACTACACTAGAAAGAATTTGATTATGAATAGAAGTTTAGAAGCAATTAAAAATTGGGATAAACCAATTGACGAAAAGGCAAAAGCCATTATGGGACATTATGGAGAAGATGTTGGTAAAAAAGTATTAGAAAGAATATACAATGATAGAATATATAATGTATTAAAAAATTGGTTTGCTTCAATTGATATGACATATAAATTAGATAATAAAATAATTACAGTTGATATGAAATTACAAACGCTTTGGCACACCAATTCCGACGGAGCTATTTCATTAAATTGGAAACAATATTGGGCAAAATTTTATGCAAAAAAACTTCCTGATGAATATATTTTTATAACTGCTCCATTTTATAATGATAACGGAGAACCTGTATATCACAAACATATGTATAAATTATGGATTATGATGATAGATGATATGACAATGTATCGTAATAAATTAAAAACAAAAGAGGAACCAAACAATCCAAAATCTAAAAGATTTACTATTCCATTACCAAAAGATACTATTGATAATTTTAAACCTTATTTTGATAGTACTTATATCAGAAATTCGGAAGGTTATCTTAATCCTAGATTATTAATAAATGAAATTGCAACATTAAACGAAGAAGAAATTAAAAAGTTAAAAGAAATTCAATATGTATTACACGATTTAGGAATAAGAAATTGTGTTACTGCTTATGGAAAAAATAAAAACGGATTTTATAAAAAGGAGGCAAGTTAAATGAACGATTTTTATAGTGAATATAAGAAGAGAGAAGAGAAGAGAAATAAGTTAGAAAGATTTTTAGATAAACATAACCATACAATGGAATTAATTAGAACTATACTTCCAATTATTTTGTTAGTTATGCAAACAATAATTTTATTAAAGATACTTTAATGGCACATACTAAAAAAGAAGTTTTGAAGATATTAGAGAAGAATAAGATTAGTAATTTTACTACACCTGAAGACCAAATAATGATGAAATTAAAAACAGCGAAAGATGTTGCAGTAGGTGAAAGAATTAAAGTAGAAAATTTATCAGATCCAATTAAGGATTTGTTAAAGGAAAAGAGTGATAAATTATGAGTATAACAGTAGAAGTAAGACACGGTAATGTAGAGAAAGCAATGAGAGTGCTTAAGAAAAAAGTACTTAAAGCAGGTTTATTAAAAGAGTATAAATTAAAACAATACTATAGAAAACCATCTGAAATTAAAAGAGAAAAGAAAAAAGAGGGTATCAAGAACGCCAAAAAGAGGCAGAAATTAAGAGAAGCAAGATTATAGAATTACACGCCTGTGCTTGAATAAATATATTATACCAGGCAGTTCATAAGTCCTGGGGCGTGGAAGGGTGCCAACACCTGCAGATTTAATATCTGAAAGTTGGTAGTAGTTTGAGGTCTACTATAACAAAACCTCAATGAATTACGAGTTTTGTGGGAGTTTGGGGAGACTCTAAAACCCATAGAAGGTCCAAAGGTTTCAATACCAATAGCGGACACTACGATAGATATTTTGGTGGATTCATACTATTAAAAATAAATCCATCGGCGCTACTTGTATATTGTAGGAAACTACATATATAAGTAGTAGTGAGTTGCCATTAAGGGACTCATAAACGATAACTTTGCTTAATAAAAGGAGGTTTTTATGACCAATAAAGCATTATCTATTTTTAACAGGTTAAGACCAGTATCGGTTGGATTTGATTCAATCTTTGACCATTTCGGTTCAATGTTTGATGACGATTTCATTAACGATATACAACCTAGTTACCCACCATACAATATAGTTAAGTCAGGTAAGAATACTTACGATATTGAAGTTGCATTAGCTGGATTCAACAAGAAAGACATTACTGTCAATGTTGAAAACGGTATGCTAACTATTGAAACCAAGAAGGAAGATAAAGCTTCCGACAAGGATGAAGACGGTGAAGTAATACATAAAGGTATCTCTAAAAGATACTTTAAAAGGTCTTTCACAATCGCTAATGACGTAAAAGTCAAAGGTGCTGAACTGAAAGATGGACTGTTAAAAGTTTCTATGGAGAAGATTATTCCAGAAGAAAAGAAACTAAAAACAATAGACGTTAAATAATAACGTAATATAGATAGTGGCGGGTAAAACCGCCGCTATTTTTTTTGGGCCGAACCAACATTGACTTATAAATACTATTGTTATATAATAAACTAAATGAGGAAATTATGAATAAAATATTAGTGATTTTAATGAGTTTGATTCTCTTAAGCGCTTGTTCAAGCATAAAAAATCCAAGTATAGCATTCGGTAAAAAGTGCGTAGCAAAAGGTGACCAGGTTCACTATTCTTACGTATGGATATTTGATAGCAATGCTGGGTTACAAGCAGATGAGATTACTTGCGAATTAATTGATAAGAAGGAAAATAAATGAAACTTAAAGATATAAAAAAGAAGATATCAGGTGTAGGGATAGCAATATTTGTTGTTGTACTTGCATTGTTGATAGTTACTATAGACCAAAAAAATGATATTAATGGATTACAAGCAGAACTAGAAAATGCTGAAGTAGGTATTTCTGCCGTAGAATCAGAATATTTGGATAGTATTGCAAGATTAGAAGGTACAATACAAGCATATGAATTGGAAATAGCTTCAATTCGTGATGTATTACAAAGTACCAATAATGAATTGTCGGTATTTCAAGCTGAATTATCTACAGCAGAAGCAGTAGCAACTCAATTAGCAGACCAATTGGTTACAGCAAATGCTACTATTGTAGACTTAACAGAAAATCCAAATTGTCCTGTTCAGTAAACCAACATTGACTTTATGTGAGGTTGGTGATATATTACAGTATGATTAAATTATGAAGGAGTTGATATGAATCTATCAAACAGTACAGTTGCAATTTTAAAAAATTTTTCTGAAATTAATAAAAACATTTTAGTTAAACCAGGAAAGCAACTACAAACTATTTCTACTTTAAAGAATATTCTTGCTGAAGCAGACATAGATAATAAATTTGAGCAAGAATTTGCGATATACGATTTACCAGAATTTTTAAGAGCAGTTGAATTATTTTCTAAATCAGATATCAAATTTAATGGTACTAACAAATTGGTTATATCAGACGCCAATTCAAGACAATCTGTTAAGTATTTCTTTGCAGATAAATCAGTAATTGTAGCACCAACTAAATCAATTAATATGCCTGATAAGTATGTAACTTTTACATTAAAGGGTAAATGTTTTAATGACTTATTAAAAGGTATAGTTACATTGAACTTACCAGACATTGCAGTAAAAGGTGATGGTAAAAATATTACAATGATTGCAACTGATAAAAAGAATAAATCATCTAACGATTATTCTGCTGTAGTAGGTACAACTGATAAAACTTTTGTAGCATATTTCAAAGCAGAAAATTTAAAAATCATACCAGATGATTATGATATTGCAATTTCTAAACAAAGAATAAGTCATTTTGTTAATAGAAATAAACCAGTACAATATTGGATAGCATTAGAACCAGATAGTGAGTTTTAATTATGTCAGTAAAAGATTGGACGTGTACTTTTATTTGTAAACATACAGCAAGAGGTTCACACAGGTGGGCATTTTGGTTGGAAGGTATTATAATAGGAGTATTGATAGGGTTGATTATATGAAAGTGAATATATTATGGCAGAAAATTTATGGGTTGAGAAGTACAGACCAAGAAAAATTGAAGATTGTATTTTAACCAATGAACTAAAAGAAACTTTTAAACAGTTTGTAAATCAAAAAGAACTCCCAAACCTATTACTATCAGGTACAGCAGGTACAGGTAAGACTACTGTAGCACGTGCTTTATGTGAAGAGTTAGGTGTTGATTACATTATCATTAATGGATCAGACGAAGGTAGACAAATAGATACGTTAAGACATAAGATTAAAAACTTTGCGTCAACTGTATCTTTAACTGAAACAGCAAGTCATAAAGTTGTTATACTTGATGAGGCGGACTATATGAATCCAGAGTCCGTTCAACCTGCATTAAGAAATTTCATAGAAACATTTTATAAGAATTGTAGATTTATCTTTACTTGTAATTATAAGAATAAGATATTAAAAGCATTGCAAAGTAGATGTACTGTTATTGATTTTGCTATTACTGGTGATAAAGTTAAGGTAGCGACACAATTTATGAATAGGTTGTGTAGTATTTTAACAGAAGAAAAGATAGAGTTTGATAAAAAAGTCCTTTCAGAATTAATAGAAAAATACTTTCCAGATTTCAGAAGAACTATTAATGAACTTCAACGATATTCAGTAAGAGGTAAAATTGATAGTGGCGTATTGTTTAGTTTAACTGAAGCAGATACGAAAAAACTTGTAGCAATTTTAAAAGAAAAAAGATTTAATGATATGAGAAAATGGGTTATTCAAAACCTAGATAAAGAACCATCATCATTGTTTTCAAACGTATATGAAATACTATACAAACATTTACAACCACAATCTATTCCACAGGCAGTTTTAGTTATTGCAGGATATCAATATAAGTCTGTTTGGGTAGCAGACCAAGAGATTAATATGGTTGCTTGTTTAACAGAAGTAATGGCAAATTGTAAGTTTAAATAAAGGATATTAATGAACGCAATAGTACAGAAGATAGGTAAATGGCATAGTAAAGTATTTGGCTATGTTTCTAAAAAAGCAAAAACAAGTAAGTGGTGGGCAATAGCATTAACTGTACTTGTTTTATATGAAATTGTTGAACACGTGGTCTATCCAATATTAGTACCATATCTAGCGTATATGCATTGGTTTAAATAATGTACGAACTTTCTGATTATCTTAAAGCAATTAATGAATCAAAAGAGAATTTATTAGACACACCAGACCCGACTTGGGAAAAGAAATACCCACCCTTTGTAATTAACCGTTGTCTATCTATGTTCTATGATACCGTAATGCATAGTAATGAAATGAACGGTTATCATTTTCTTCCTAAACGTATGCAATTTCATTATTTCATAAATAGTATACGAAAGAAAAGGCGATTTGGAGGTAGGTGGTTATCAAAAACCAAGTTGAAGAACCTAGACGTTGTAAAAAAGTATTATGGATATAGCAATATAAAAGCAAAGGAAGTACTCAACATACTTACAGATGACCAAATTGAAAGACTTAAATTAAACCTTATACAAGGTGGGAGAAAGTTTAAATGAGTGAGGATATTATTAGTTGGTCACAAGGCGATATGCTTGAGGTGACCATTAAACAACCTGATGATTTTTTAAAAGTCAGGGAAACGTTAACAAGAATAGGTGTGGCGAGTCGTAAAGATAAAACATTATATCAATCTTGTCATATATTACACAAGCAAGGCAAATATTATATAGTCCATTTCAAGGAATTATTTGCATTAGATGGTAAAAAATCTACATTAACTCAAAACGATATTCAAAGAAGAAATACCATATCTTTATTATTACAAGATTGGAACTTAATTGATATAGTTAAAAAGGATATAACAGAAGATAAAGCACCATTGAGTCAGATAAAAGTATTACCATTTAAAGAAAAGAAAGAGTGGACGTTATCTGCTAAGTACAACATTGGGAAGAAAGTGGACGACAAGAAAAAAGAATTAAAAACAACATCAACTACGAGTCCAATGAGTGATGAATAAATGCAGATACCAAAATTCAAAGATTACATAACAGAAGCAAAAACTTCTGGATCATATAGATTAATCATTATATCAGATGAACCTGAAAATGATTTAAATTTCCATACAGCAAAGAACTTAATGAAACAAGCAGATAAGCTTGGTCATAAGTCATACATCTATAGAAATACTGGTGGGTATGTAACTGTTGAAGATGATGGAGAAATGTATTTCCATAATCAAGATGACAACAAAGGATTTAGAGTATCGGCAAGAGATACAGTTGCTGTTATAAGAGGTTCAGTAGTACGTAGAGATAGTTGGATGGACTTGGTATCAAGATTAGAAAAACACCAAGTGTGTGTAGTTAATAGTAGAGAATGTGTTAGTATGTGTGCCGACAAATATAGAACTTCATTAAGATTAGCAGACTATGGTATTAGACAACCTAAATCAGTATTGGTAACTGATCCAGAAAATTCAATGGAATCTTTTAATAGTTTAGAAGAAAAGTTTCCTGTTATCTTAAAGACATTAAGAGGTTCAAAAGGTGTTGGTGTCTTGTTTATTGAATCAGAAAAATCATTAGATTCAATAGTACAATTACTTAATAAACAAGATGAGGATTCTGATATATTATTACAGCAATATATAAAAACTAAATGGGATGCTAGAGTTTTAGTATTACAAGGTAAAGTATTTGCTGCTATGAAAAGACACGTAGTGCCAGGAGATTTTAGAAGTAATGTATCAAGAGGTGCAGAAGTAGAAGAATTAAAATTAACAAAATTAGAAACAGAAGAAAGTTTAAAAGCTGCTAAGGCAGTAGATGGTCAATGGGTTGCAGTAGATTTTATACCGTCAGCAGATAGAGTAAACGAAGAACCATTTGTTATTGAAGTTAACTCTTCACCAGGTACAGAAGGTATAGAAGAAGCAACAAATAGAAATTTAAGTAAAGAAATTATACAACACTTTGAAAATAGAGAACATTGGAAAAAAGTTCCAACTATGTGTGGGTATAAAGAAGTTGTCTACATACATCCATTTGGACGTATAGTAGGTAAATTTGATACAGGTAATTCAGGTACGTCTGTTATACACGCTGATAAAATAAAAAAATCAGGTGGTAAAGTTACTTGGTCGTTAGAAGGTAAGACACTATCAAACGATATAGTACGTAAGCAAACAATTGAAGTAGGTGGATTAAGAGATTATAAAGAAGAAAGAATAGTAATTAAACTTGATGTAAAATTTGCAGGTGGATATTACAAAGAAGTAGAATTTACCCTAGATGATAGGGATGAAAAATCTAAAATATTATTTGATAGGGAAACTATGAATAGATTTAATGTTATGGTTAACCCTAATAGAAAATATATAATTACGACAAAATATAGTTTAGATGATAAGAAAGGAGAAAATAAAAAATAAGATGAGTATAAACGGAAAAGTAAAATGGTTTAACCCGACAAAGGGTTATGGTTTTATTGCTAGAGAAGATAGCGAAAAAGATGTTTTTGTTCATTCTTCAGCGGTTCAAGAAGCAAATTTAGAACTGAACGAAGGTGACCAAATATCTTTTGATATTACTGAAACGCCTAAAGGCAATTCAGCAATTAACTTACAAAAAAACTAAAGAAAGGTCTACAATGGTTGAGATAACCAGAAGTAAAGAAGAGATAGCAAAGGACATTAAATTTATCTTGGAAGATAAAGTTGCTCCTGCTGTGGCTCAACACGGTGGGTTTATAAATTATTTAGACTTTGATATGGATTTAGGTGTTGCAAAATTAGAACTAGCAGGTAGTTGTTCAGGATGTGCAATGTCTAAACAAACATTACATCAAGGTGTGGAAGATATGCTTAAGCATTATGTTCCAGAAGTTAATGCCATTGTAGGAGAAGACGACCAAAAAGCAGAAGAACAAGGGTATACACCATTTGTACCTAGAACTAGCATTGACTAATTTTTAATTCTATGATATATTATAATCAAGGAGAAATATAATGGCACTTAGCGAAACTAAAATCTTAATCTGTAGATTGATAACTGGAGAAGATGTTATCGGAAAAATTACAGTAGGTTCAAAAGTTATCACAATACATAAAGGGTACGTTATCATACCAACACAATCAGCAAAGGGACAACCTATACAGTTGATGATGACGCCTTACGCTCCATATTCAGATGGAGATATTGTTGAAGTCAACGCAGATAAAGTTGTATCTATAACAAAACCAAAAGAACATATTACACAAAACTATGTCAGTAGTACTTCATCTATTGTAACACCTAAAAAACAGTTAATAACTGAAACAGGTTTGCCTACATTAGATAAGTGATAGATGTATATTTTGTAAGGGACGGATCCAAGATTCGTGTTCAGACTAAAGAAGGTTTGAGTGCAATGGAGGCAGCGAAATTTGAATCACACGTACCAATACCAGAAATTCCTGCCGATTGTGGTGGTAATTGTATGTGTTGTACGTGCCACGTATATGTTGATGAGAAGTGGATAGACAAAGTACCAAAACCAAAAGACTTATCAATAGAAGAAGAACAATTAGAATATGAAAGAGGATATAAACCAGGTGTTAGTAGATTAAGTTGTCAAATAAAACTTACTAAAGACCTTGACGGTTTAATTCTCCATTTGAGACCAGATGAACTTTTATAAAAATGTAATAGAACATAAAGGCAAACTACTTGTTAGAGGTGTAAGAGATAGCAAAGAGTTTAAAGAGAGGATTAATTTTTCTCCAACATTATATTCAGTATCACAACATCAAGAAGAATTTAAATCATTACAAGGACATAATTTAAGACCTATTACTTTTTCATCTATTGACGCTGCTCGTAGATTTAAACGTGATGTCGCTACTAAAAATGCACCAGTCTATGGACTTGATAGATTTCATTATCAATACATCAATGAAGAGTATACAAAACAAGTTAAGTGGTCAAAAGAATTAATTAAAATATTTACATTAGATATAGAATGTACCTGTGAAAATGGATTTCCAGAAGTAAATAATCCAGTTGAAGAACTATTATGTATTACAGTTAAGAATCAATCAAACAAACAACTTATAACGTGGGGTGTTGGTGAGTTTAAAACTTTACGTACAGACATAACTTATATTAAATGTACAGATGAAAGACATTTAATAATGGAGTTTATGAAATTCTGGTTGAAGAACTATCCAGATGTTATTACAGGTTGGAATACTAAATTCTTTGACCTACCATACTTGATGAATAGAATTCAATTAGTTGCAGGTGCTAAAGTTGCAAGTAGAATGTCGCCTTGGAACTTAATACATAAAGAAGAAATAATTATAAGAGGTAGACCTAATACATATTATTCATTGTTTGGTATTGCAATGTTAGATTATCTTGATTTATATAAATGGTTTATACCAGTAAGACAAGAGAGTTATAGATTATCTTTTATAGGTGAAACTGAATTAGGTGAAACTAAAGTAGAAAATCCATATCCAACATTTAAAGATTTCTATACAAAAGATTTTCAAAAATTCGTAGAGTATAATATTCAAGACGTAGAAATAGTTGATGGTTTAGAAGACAAGTTAGGGTTAATTGATTTATCTTTAACCTTTGCGTATGAAACTAAAGTAAACTATAACGATATTTTCTCACAGGTGAGAGTTTGGGATACATTAATCGCAAACCACTTGATGACAAAAAAGATTTGTGTACCTCCTAGAGAGGACCACGTAAAGGACACCAAGTATGAAGGTGCGTATGTGAAAGAACCTAGACTTGGTATGCAAAAATGGGTGGTGTCTTTTGATATCAACTCTCTTTATCCACATATTATTGTACAATATAATATTTCTCCCGAAAAAATATTAGGTGTTAAACCATCTGGTGTTTCTGTGAATAAAATGTTGAGTAAGAAGACACCCCTAGATTATTTAAAAACTGAAGGTGCTTGTATAACACCTAACGGTGCAATGTTTAAAAGAGATAGTCAAGGGTTCTTACCTGAAATGATTGAAAAGATTTATAAAGACCGTGTGATATATAAGAAACGTGAGTTAAAAGCACAAAGAGAATATCAAAAGAATCCAACAAACGATTTAAAAAAAGAAATTGCTAGATGTCATAATGTACAATGGGCAAGAAAGATTGCATTAAACAGTTGTTATGGTGCAATAGGTAATCAGTACTTTAGATATTATGATATAGCACAAGCAAGTGCTGTAACTACAGCAGGACAATTCATTATTAGATTTGTAGAACAAAAAGTAAATGAATATCTAAATCAAATATTACAAACACATAATGAAATAGATTATGTACTAGCGTCTGATACAGATTCAATTTATGTATCGTTTGATAAACTTGTAGAGAAGACTTGTAAAGATAAAACAGACCAACAAGTATGTGATTTTCTTGCTAAGGTATGTGATAACAAATTGGAACCGTTTATCGCAAAACAATTTGAAGACATTGCAGACTATACCAACGCATTTAAGAACGCAATGGTTATGGCACGTGAAGTTATTGCGAACAAAGGTATATGGGTTGCGAAAAAAAGATATATGTTAAATGTATTAGATGAGGAAGATGTAAGATTGTCTGAACCTAAACTAAAGATTATGGGTGTAGAGGCAATTAAATCTTCAACTCCACAAGTATGCCGAGGTAAGATTAAAGAAGCAATTAAAATAATTATGTCAAAAGAACAATCTGATTTACATACTTTCATTGCAGGTTTCAAAAAAGAATTTATGAGTATGTCTGCTGAGCAGATATCATTTCCAAGGTCTTGTAATAATATGAGAAAATATGCTAGTAGTAAAGATGTGTTTATCAAAGGTACACCAATACACGTTAAAGGTTCTTTGATTTATAATCATCAAATAAAAGAATTTGGATTGCAGAATAAGTATCCTTATATACAAGAAGGAGATAAGATTAAGTTTATTAAATTACTACAAGCAAATCCATTTAAGTTTGATGTGATTAGTTATATAACTAAACTACCAAAAGAGTTTAATCTACAAGAGTATATTGATTATGAAGTACAGTTTGAGAAAACTTTCCTAGACCCTATGAGATTTATATTAAATTCAATAGGTTGGGAACACGAAAAGAAAGCAAGTCTGGAGGCATTTTTAGGATGAACAACTTTATAATGTTTTTTGCTGTATTGTTTGGAGGTTTTCTAGCACAGAATACTAATATAAAACTCTACCAGTTTATTATATTTTTATTAGTAGTGAGATTTTTAGGTAAGGCATATGGATATTAAAAACGCAGAAAGTTTAGAACATTTAAAAACACTTGAAGATAATAGATTTGATTCGTGTGTAACTGATCCACCATATCATTTGGCGTCTATACTTAAACGATTTGGTCCAGGTCAAAAAGGCATTAATAATAAAGATGAGAAAGAAGGACGTAATGGTCCTTATCATAGAGCGGCAAAAGGATTTATGGGACAGACTTGGGACGGTGGTGATATAGCATTTAATAAAGATTTTTGGAAAGAAGTATATAGAGTTATGAAACCAGGTGCAGTACTCTTATCATTTGCTGCCACTAGAAATTATCATAGAATGGCAGTTGCAGTAGAAGACGCTGGGTTTGAAATATTTGATATGATACAATGGTTATATGGTAGTGGTTTTCCTAAAAGAAAAAACTATTTAAAACCTGCGTGTGAACCAATTGTAATGGCACGTAAGGGTGTTAATAAAAGTTTAAACATAGATGAGTGTAGAGTGCCTGGATATGAGTGGGACACAACTAAAAACAGAAGAGAACCTAAAAAACATAAAGAGGCAGTTTATAAATTAGGTTTAAAGAAAATTGGTACAGGAGAAAAAATAGATGGAAGATATCCCGCTAATGTTATACACGACGGATCAGAAGAAGTTATAGAAGAGTTTAGAAAATTTGGTGAAGATAAAGGAGCAAAAGCACCTGTACAAAAAGAAAAAGGTAGTTTTTTATTTTATGACCACGAATATAAAAAAAGAGGTGATGATGGTAAATCATTTCAAGGAGATACAGGTACGGCTGCTAGATTTTTCTATTGTGCCAAGGCAAGCAAAAAAGAAAAAGGAAATACAGAACACCCTACAGTTAAACCATTAGAGTTAATGAGATATCTTGTTAAGTTAGTTACACCTAAAGATGGAACAGTATTGGATCCATTTGCAGGTACAGGTACTACTGGAGAAGCGGCGTTATTAGAAGGTCGTAAGTATTACTTGATAGAAAGAGAAAAGAATTATTTTAAAGACATAGAGAAGAGATTAAAGAAAGTGAATCCGTTTTTTGTATGACATTATTACTTGCATTAACTTTATCAGCTTTATGTATTATAATACCAATGTTATTATTAATATTATGGAACAATGAAAAACCTAGACCTTAAACAATTCGCAGACGAAAATAGATTGCCTATAATGGATTCTATCCAATTTAAAAATTGGACAGATGAAATAGGTAAAGAAAAATTTAGAGAACTATTATCAGAATATATTGCTGAACATAGACCAGAATTTCCTTTAAATAAAATTTCATATGATGTTATGAAAGATAATATAATAAAATTAAGTAAGTTTGATACTAGCAAACTTTGTACACCTAATGAACAAAGTCATAAAGATATATTTGAAAAGTATGATGACTATAAGTATCCTTATTCAAAATATGGTCTAGGACTAATTGACGCTCCTTCAATATATAATAAATGTAGTAATTATTTTCATCAAGAGTTAAGATTAAATTGTTCAAGTTATAGTTTTAGAGCACCAATTGAAGTTTTTAAAAATGGTAATGCAAAAGATATATGGAAATGTTTAGGTGCATTATGGAGAGGTGTGAATAGTACCAAAGATTTATCACCAAATAGTTATAGAGAAGCAATAAGATTAGGTACATATGTTGCAACACAATTTAAACCAGTTGTTGCAAAAACAATATACGATATGACCAATGCAGAAACAGTATTAGATACGAGTTGTGGTTGGGGAGATAGACTAGCTGGTTTCTTTGCTAGTAAGGCAACACATTATTATGGTTGCGACCCTAATCCAAATACGTATAAGAATTATCAAAAACAAATAGAAGAGTATAGTAAATTCTTTAAAAACAAAACTGTTAAGATATGGAATTGTGGTGCAGAAGATTTACCTTATAACGAACTACCAGATATAGATTGTGCGTTTACAAGTCCACCTTATTTTAGTACTGAACAATATAATAAAGGCGGTGAGAAAGAAGAACTACAATCTTGGCATAAGTTTAATGAGTATGATAAATGGAGAGATAGTTTTTATCTTCCAGTTGCAGAAAAGACAATGAGTAAATCAAAATTTATGTTTGTTAATATTATGGATCCAAAGATTAAGGGTACTAGATATAGGTCAAGTGATGAACTAGTTGATAGATTTAAAGATAAGTTTTTAGGTCAAATTGGTATGAGGATTATGCAAAGACCACAAGGTACTAAAAAGTTTAAAACAAAAGAAGAGTTGAATGTCTTTATGGCAATGACTTATATTGAGAATATTTGGTGCTTTGGAGAGAAGATAGACCTATTTAAACACGCAAGAGTAGGGACGTTAGAGGCGTTTATATAAATAATAATATGGATTACTTTTATTTATGTTTGGTTATATTCATCATCAATGATGGTTTTGCTATGTCAAGGCATTACTGTTCCTATTTAAGAAATTTACGAAAGAAAATTATAGAGAAACTAACCTATGGTTGGTGGATTTCTATACATAGCGTTATAGATATAGGAAGTATTATTGGTATGATGGTATATTATAAACACCCACAGCATTTTTGGGTTGTTATTTCCATACCGATAGTTATTATACTATGGTATATACCTTTAGGATGGAAAAAGTATCGTGAGAATAACGATTTATAGAAGACCAGATGATTACATTAGTCATAATTTTCTGCCAAAGGAACTTGACTCGGTGAAGGAATTATGTTATATTAACAATATAAAATTTTATGTATTAAATTATTCAGAAGAGGAATATAAAGAGTATGAAAGACTTTCTAAAAGAGATTATTAAAGAAACAGGAAATGAATTTGCTAGTCTAGCAAGTGAAGGTATCACAGCAGGTGATGTAACTTCATTTATAGATACAGGTTCTTATTCTTTTAATGCTCTTCTTTCAGGTTCAATTTACGGTGGGTTACCAGGCAACCGTATTACAGCAATTGCAGGTGAGGCAGCAACTGGTAAAACATTTTTCGCATTAGGTATTCTCAAACGATTTTTAGATAAAGACAAAGACGCAGGCGTTGTTCTGTTTGAATCAGAAAATGCAGTATCAAAAGATATGATAGAGTCAAGAGGTGTTGATAGTAAAAGAGTTGTAGTAGTACCAGTATCAACAGTACAAGAATTTAGAAGTCAAGCAATTAAAATAGTAGACAAATATTTAGAACAAGACGAAAAAGATAGACAACCTTTAATGTTTGTGTTAGATAGTTTAGGAATGCTATCTACTACAAAAGAAATGACCGACACAGCAGAAGGTAAAGAAACAAGAGATATGACAAGGTCACAAATTGTCAAATCTACATTTAGAGTTTTAACACTTAAACTAGGACAAGCAAATGTTCCTATGTTAATGACCAATCACACGTATGATGTTATTGGTTCAATGTTCCCACAAAAAGAAATGGGTGGCGGTTCAGGATTGAAATACGCTGCTTCAACAATCATCTATCTTGGTAAACGAAAAGAGAAATTGGGTACCGAGGTTATTGGAAATATAATACATTGTAAAATATACAAATCAAGAATAACAAAAGAAAACGCTCAAATTGATGTCAAGTTAACTTATAAAAAAGGGTTGGACAAACATTATGGACTATTAGAACTAGGTGAAGAGGCAGGTATCTTTAAGAAAGTATCAACAAGATATGAAATGCCAGATGGTTCTAAAGTATTTGGTAAAAATGTCAATGAGAATCCAGATAAATATTTTACAAAAGAAGTATTAGATAAGATAGATGAACACGCAAGACAAAAATTTACATACGGATCAGAAGAATAAGAAATACACCTTTGCTCAAAGAGAAGGTGATGATTTTTCTTGTATTAAACTTACCGAAGGTAAGTATAAAGATGTCGTATATCATTATGGCAAAGTTGGATTTGCAAAAGAAGAAAATAAAGATGGCACATTACCAATGAAATTTGATTATACAATCAAACAGAATCCAAATAATCTTGATTTAAATGAGAACGTAGATTTTCTTAATTACATTGGTGATATATTAATAGAAATATTGGAGCAACAATTAAAAGATGGTACAGCAGTCATTTCATAATTCAGATAGACTAGAAACAACTATATTAAATAATCTTTTCTTTCAAGAAGAGTATGCTAGAAAAGTATTGCCGTTTTTAAAAGAAGATTATTTTCCATTAAGAACTGATAAGATTTTATTTACAGAAATATATAAGTTTGTTCAGAAATATAATAATCTTCCAACAAAAGAATCCATTTCAATTGAATTAGGACAAAGAAAAGATATTAATGAAGATGAAATTAATACATTAAAAGATAATATTAATTCTATAACTAAATTAGATTCCGATCCAAAATGGTTGTTAGATGTAACTGAAAAGTTTTGTAAAGATAGAGCAGTACATAATGCTGTATTAGATGGCATTAGAATATTAGATAAGAAAGATACTAAAAGAACACCAGAAGCAATACCTAGTATACTAGCAGACGCATTAGCAGTATCATTTGACCAACATATTGGTCACGATTATATAGATGACGCTGATAGAAGATTTAAATGGTATCATACTAAAGAAACAAAATATCAATTTGATTTAGATTATATGAATAGAGCAACCAAGGGTGGTGTTCCAAGTAAGACTTTGAATATTGCATTGGCAGGTACAGGTGTAGGTAAGTCTTTGTTTATGTGTCATTGTGCAAGTGCTTATTTGGCACAAGGTTTAAATGTATTGTATATCACTTTAGAAATGGCAGAAGAAAGAATTGCTGAAAGAATTGACGCAAACTTATTAGATGTAACTATGGACGATTTACATACAATGCCAAAAGATTTATATGATAATAACATAGATAAGATAAGAAAGAAGACTGGTGGTAAATTAATTATTAAAGAATATCCAACTGCCGCTGCTCACGCAGGACATTTTAGAGCATTGTTTAATGAACTTGCATTAAAGAAAAGTTTTAAAGCAGATGTAGTGTTCATAGATTATTTAAATATATGTGCGTCAAGTAGATTTAAAGGTGGCAATATAGGTTCTTATTTTTATATCAAGGCAATCGCTGAAGAGTTAAGAGGACTTGCAGTAGAATTTAATGTACCTTTGTTTTCTGCTACACAAACAACAAGAACTGGATTTATGAGTACAGACATAGGACTAGAAGATACAGCAGAAAGTTTTGGATTGCCAGCAACAGCAGACTTTATGTTTGCAATAATATCCAATGATGATTTAGACGCATTAGGTCAGTTAAAGATTAAACAATTGAAGAATAGATATAATGACCCAGGAATTAATAGGTCATTTATTATAGGGGTTGATAGAGCTAAAATGAGATTGTATGATGTAGGTCAAACAGCACAAAACATAGTAGACGCCAACCAGGAGAAAAAAGTTGAAGTGGATCCGTACGATAAATTTTCAGACTTTAAAGTATAATGGTAAAAATAATAGACCATCAACAAACTGGTAATAGAAAATTTATTAGAGGTCCTGGTTTAAAAAAAGATAGAGATTTAAGAATATATGAAACAGGATTAAATCAAATAGACAAAAAAGCTGATAGAATATTATTTAAAAATGAAGAAGTTAAAAAAGAAGAAGTTAAAAAAGAGGTAGTTAAAAAAGTTAAAGTAATAAAAATTACAGATAGATTTAGCAAAAGACATTTAATTGCTCATTTAAAAAAGGCGGAAGCTGGTAAAAGAATCAAAGGTATTTTGTGTCATTATAAAAGATATGGTAAATTAGTTGAGAACCGATGGAAATTTATAAATTTTTTACAACAAAGACTAAAAGGCGTAAGGAGTTTTAAAGTATAATGATTAGAAACGATAGAAAAAGTCCATCACAATTAAAGAAACCAGAATCAATAGGTTGGAAAAAAGAAATAAGAAAAACTCCAGTTGACGCTTTAGAAGTTATGGCGAAAGAGAATAAGGTGTGGCAAAAAGAACAACAAAAAGAAATAAGACATTATAAAAATTTAGGTTTATTAGATGAGAATAATTATCTTAATGAGAAAGCAATATTAGGTCTTCCTGATCCTTGGCAAAGTGCATTAAGAACAAAGATATTAAAAACTAAAATGACAAAGATTGAGTGGCAAAATTATTGTATAAAACAAGATATGTTGGCGAAAAACGATAGAGAAGAATATTTTAAAAACAATAAAATGAGTAAAACAATTGTAAATAAAATATTAGATTTATTTAAAGATAAAGAAAAAGTAAAAGAAAAAATTGATAGAATTTCTGGATGCCCTTGTATGACTTGTTTTGGTATAATGTTTCGTCCTGTTTCTACACTTGGTTTAAGTAAGGACGATTGGGGTTATGGATTATATGATGATTTGATAATGGGACAATTAAACAAGATATACAATGAATAAGAAAACACTTTTTACAATAGATATATATGAGAAATATAATTTTCTAAATGATACAGAAATAGATAAATTAATTAATAGCATTAATAAAGAAGATTTAGGGCAGTATGATTACTTTAAAGGCAATGCTAAAACAACATATGTTAATATGGGAGGCAACGCTTATATTTTAGACTATCATAAAGATATAGAAGATAAAATTATGAACGAAGTTTATATACCCAATCAAAGAATGCAAGACTCTTGGTGTAATATACAAGGTGAAGATAGTACACTAAACTATCATAGTCATCCTAATTCAATTTGCTCTGGTGTTATATTTTTAAAAGTAGATGAAAATAGTAGCAAGTTAGTGTTTCAAAACCCTACTTCTCTTACAAAAGAAACTTATCAAATAACACCTACAAAAGGAATGATGGTAATGTTTCCGAGTTATTTAATGCACGGTTCAGGAGATAGTATTAATAAAAGTAAAGAAAGGATTGTATTAAGTTTTAACACGTATTGGAAGTAATATGGGAATGAAAGTAGGCGTTAAAGGAAAAGTATTTGATGGTGCTTGGAGAGGAAATACTCCAAAATATAAAAAGGAATACGATAGAATCTTTGGTGGAAAGAAAAAGAAAAAAGAAAAGAAGGTAGTAAAAAAAGTAGTGAAGAAAAAACAAGAACCACAATTAATAGATAGTAGTAAGATGATATGAAAAATTTAGTTGAAGAATGGGATGAATTTTTTAAACATCACCCAACTGGTGGACCTTGGGATTATAAAAATCCTAGTATGGAGCGAAAGCAACAAGATGACCACGTGGTTGATTTTATAAAGTATTATAATTTTGAAAAAAATTTAAAGGTTTTGGATTGTGGATGTGCAGATGGTAGAAATTCTGAATGGCTTATAGCCGAGGGGTTTGAGGTAACAGGTGTAGATTTTTCACAAACGGTTATAGAAAGAACTCAAAAGCGTTTACCAAAAGGAAAATTTCTTGTTGGAGATATAAGAAAATTAGATGAGATTGAAGACAATAGTTTTGATTTTCTTATTGACGCTGGTGCTTTACACGTGAACTATCCACAAGATATTCTATCCATTATAAAAGAGTATCATAGAATATTAAAACCTTCAGGAAAAATGTTTATTAGAGTTTTCAATAAGGAGGATAATAAACCTCACCTTATTTTTTTTGTAAATGGAGATACTATGCCTGTGTTTGGATATAGTGAGTCTGTATTTACTAATCACATTAAAGATTATTTTAATGTTAAACATAAAAAATATGATCCTGTTTATGGTATGCACGGTGAAGGATGTAATTATTATTATTTGGAAAGTATATGAAAAAACAAAAAGTAAGGTTCAGTAGAGGCGATAAGAGACCAGCAAAGTATAATTATAAACTTTCTTACGAAAAGAAATTAGTTAAGAGAGGTAGAAAAATTGTATGGCACGTCATAGAGAAACCAACTGGTTCTATTGTATCAGAATTCTTTTTTGAAGAAGACGCTGATAAGTTAGCGAAGTTCCAAAATAAGAATAAAGTCTGGCAAGAGAACGGTGGTATAGTCAAGCACCTGTGTTTCCAATCTAAATAATTCCAATATAAATAGTCATAGGAGAGAATATGGCAGGAGAAATAGAAACAAAGAAACAAGAAAACGGTTCAAGGATTGTAATTGAATCTGTAATAGAAACTGGTAAATTTCCTACAACTTCTATTATAGAAAAAGTATATCCAGATGTACCAGCAAAGTGGGTTGATACTTACAAACTTCAAGCAGACGCTTTAAAAAGATATTTAAGAGGCAATAAAAATTATAATTATAGTAGAGATAATGGTATACTGCCTTGGTTAATGGGTATTGTTGGTAGATATATGGATGTTAGAGGACCTTCCAAACAAAATTCTTGGAATCCTATGGATATTCTTTTAGTAAAAAAAGCAAATGAGAAAAAAATAAAAGAAAAAATAGAAAAAATTGCTAAAACTCCTGGTCTTATACCACAAGATAAATTAATAAAGTTAAACCTTTATATGAAAACTCTTTTAAAGAATAAGAGTATGATACCAGTTTCATTAAAAGAAATAAAAAGAGGTATAAACCAAGCGTCAATAGAAGAGTCTAATTTAACAGCTGGATCAAAAGGTGTTGATATTAAAATAATTCCTGGCACATTATTTTGTGATTTAGATGTTACAAAACCACCTCTTTTTGATACTGGAGAATTTACTTTTAAAACGCAAATAGATGATGAGATAGTTAAAGTACAAGTAAGAAGTTTTAGATATAGTAAACCTAGTACAGTTATTCAAACAGATTTAACACCACTAGGTAGAAAAAGTGGAGCTAAATTAGGTAAAGTAGCTTCAGCTGCTATTGATGAATTTTTAAAGACACTAGGTTTAGCAAGACCAGAATCACCTACACAGGATGCCAACATTGCAACTGATGGTAAATTTTCAGACAGTCAAATAAAATTTTGGGATAATTTATATAAAAAAATTAAAGATATTAAAATTGAAAATGAAAAGGTTAATTGGGATGCTCCTATAGAATTAGGTAGTAAAAATGTTACCTTTAAAAAGGTTATAGAATATTGTTTAGAACCAACAAATATAAAAAAAGATAGAAATGTTTTAGGTAGATTATTCTCAAAATTAGTTACGTTAAAACATATTCAACAGTACCAAATCATAAGTCAAAGGAAAAAATTTGATGAATGGTTAAGTGTCCTATACTACGGTTCAAAGAAAGAGTTTTCAGACACAAACGGACCTTTTATAAAGATATATTAATTATATATGGTCTTCAACAAAGTCAGATAACTGTCTGAACAAAGAACTTAAATCATAAGTTTGAATTTGTACAGCGTCATCTTCATCTTCATACTTTGTACTATAATCATCTATAAGAGTATTCATTTTTATTTCAGCTTTATCTAAAACTTTTTGAATTTCATCTTGTAGAATCTCAAAGTCTTTTTCGTGTGTTTTCATATGTATATACTATCAGTTTTGGAGGGGACAATCTAGTGAAATCGTAATCAATCTTTTTCACGTAGTAAAATAGTATAAATAGTAGTATATGATTTGTTAATGGATATGTGAATATAGATTATACTAATGGAATAAATGAGGAATAATGTTTAGTTTTAAAGGTTTTACCACAAACGACAAGAACACACACCTAGAACACCTAGAAGATGATATAATCAATAGAGGTTCGGCTGGTGGAGTTAACGCAATTAACTTTCTAAAATCAGTAAGAGATATGCTCGCAGGTCACTCGGGAGCAAAAATCAATACTACTGTTAAATGGGATGGGGCACCTGCTATTATATGTGGTGTCAATCCTGAAAACGGTCAATTCTTTGTTGGTACTAAATCTATATTCAACAAAACTCCCAAAATCAATTACACAACAGCAGACATAAGACGGAACCATTCTGGTCCTGTCGCTCAAAAATTATCAGTATGTCTTAATCATTTATCTAGTTTAAACATTAAACAAATTTTACAAGGTGATTTATTATTTACTAACGATAAAAAATCAGCTTCAATTGATGGTGAAAAAATGATAACCTTTACACCAAATACAATCACATATGCAGTACAATCAAATAGCAATATAGGTAAGAAAATTGCTCGTGCTAAAATGGGTATTGTATTTCATACAATGTATACTGGTAAAGATATGAAAAGTTTAAGTGCAAGTTTTGGTAATGTTAGAGGGTCAGGTAATTCAAGAGTGTGGGTTGCGAGTGCTGAATATAAGGATGACTCTGGTTCTATTACTTTTACTAAATCAGAACTAGGAAAATTTGATGCTCAATTAAGAATGGCAGAAGGTTCTTTAGGTAAAGCAAGTAAGATATTAGATGAAATGACTAGTCGTGCTAGTGACCCTTTATCTGTAGGGTTTAGATTAAAAGCATTTTTCAATCATTACATTAGAAATAATAAAGGCAGTATGGCAAAGGTTAGAGTCTTGCAAGATATGTTTAGAGATTATTATGAGAACATTTTGAAGACAGAAATAGACCAAAGAAAAACTGAAAAAGCAAAACAAAAATATAGAGATATATTAGCAGATGGATTAAGATTTATTAATCAAAATAAATCAGGTTTATATATGGCGATAGCAAGTCACGTAACTTTAGGTAATGCGAAGAACACATTGATACAAAAGATGAATCAAATTCAACAGATAGGACACTACATTAAAACTGGAACAGGATATAGAGTAACAGCACCTGAAGGATATGTTGCAGTAGATAGAGTAGCAGGTGCAGTAAAAATAGTAGATAGATTAGAATTTAGTAGGGCAAACTTTACGTTGCCAAAAGGATGGAAATAAATGAAGTTTAAAGAATTTTTATTACAAGAAGGTGTATACGATCCAGGTATATTTAAAGCCTTTTTTATGGCGGGTGGACCAGGTTCAGGAAAAACCTTTATCGCTTCTTCCGCATTTGCTGGAACTGGATTAAAGTTTGTTAATTCAGATACAATATTTGAAAGAGCATTGAAACAGGCAGGACTTTCAGACAAAATGCCTGACCAAGAAAAATATTTTAGAGACCTTATAAGAGCCAGAGCAAAAGGTACAATGATGAAACAGTTACACCAATATGTAGGAGGCAGATTAGGTTTAGTTATTGACGCAACTGGAAGAGATTATGCAAGAATAAATTCCGAATATAATATGCTACACGCATTAGGTTATGATTGTTATATGATATTTGTTAACACAACATTACCTGTTGCGTTAGAAAGAAATAAAATAAGAAGTAGGCAAATACCAGAGTATGTTGTACAAACATCTTGGGAGAAAGTGCAATCTAATATAGGTAAATTTCAAAGATTATTTGGTCAATCAAATTTTATTATAGTAGATAATAATAGGTCAGATAAAGAATTAGTGTCACAAACATTAGCAGGTTGTGACAGATTAGTTAGACGATATATGAGAGCACCAGTTAAAAGTCATATTGCAAAAAATTGGATGTCAAGAGAACAAATGTTTAAGAATACAATGTTTAGTGTTGGTAGAAGATTGGTAATGGGAGAAAGTATTATAGATGTACCTAGAAGTAGATATGCTGTTGGTGTATTTGATGACGCAGAAACAGAAAATCCAAAATTAAAACCAAAAGTTTTAGATATGATTAAAGCAGGTGCAAAACATTTTTCAAAATGGGGTCCTGTTGTGTCAGTAAAATTAATAGGTTCTATTCTTGGAAAGAGATATAGAAATGACGCAGATTTAGATATTGATGTATTGATAGACATACCAGAAAAAGATAGAGAAACAGTTGGTTTAGAAGCAAGACAATCTGTAGGAGAAGTTAGTGGTAAGTTAGTACCAGGTACGCAACACCCGATTAATTATTATGTTCAAACAGACCCTAAAGTAAATGACGCTCATCTTGAAACTGCTACAGGAGTTTATGATGTATTCAAACAGAAATTTGATAAGAGACCTAAAGAACAAACGTTTGATCCTAAAGTATATGAGGCAGAATTTCAAAAGAAAGTGGCAGAACTAGATGTAGTTAAAGGAGAATTACAAAGAGATATAGTTGACTATGAAGAGTTAAAAGAATTAAAACCAAATGATATATTAGATTTACATATAAAAACTGCTGAGAAATTAGAAGAGATAGAGGATGCTATAAAGAAGATGTCCGAAATGGGTGATAACCTTATGCAGGCAAGAAGAGATTTATTTAATAGACCTTTGACACCAGAAGAGATTAAAAAATATGGTATCGCTCATAAGTTACCTAAAAATGTTGTCTATAAGTATTTGGAGAAATTTCATTACACAAAATTCTTTTACAAATGTAAAAAAATATTAGAAGATGAAAAGGTAACAGACGCAGAAATAAAAAGTTTAAAATCAGAAGCAGTAGGAGAAAAATCTATTGCAATTACATTTGGAAGATTTAATCCTCCAACAATAGGTCACGAAAAACTTATTAATAAAGTTGTAAGAGCAGATAGAAATTATAAAATCTATATCAGTAGGTCAGAAGATAGTAAAAAGAATCCATTATCTCCTAGAGAGAAATTATCTTGGATGAAAAAGATATTTCCACAATATGCTAGAAACATTGAAATTAATACAACAAATATGATATTAGATATTGCTACTATGTTATATAACAAAGGGCATAATGTTCTTAAATTTGTAGTAGGTAGTGATAGAGTAAGAGAATTTGAAACGATACTTAAAAAATATAACGACCAGAAAAATAGACACGGATATTATAACTTTAAAACAATAGATGTTATATCTGCTGGAGAGCGTGATCCAGACGCTGAGGGTGCTTCAGGTATGAGTGCGAGCAAGATGAGGGATGCTGCTCAAAAAGGTGATGTAGCGTCATTTAAGAGAGGACTACCATCTCATTTTAGAGATGTTGATGGACTGTTTAAAGCAGTAAGAAAAGGTATGGGTATAAGAGAAGACTATAAACCAGATACTTCAAAACCTATTATGACATTAGGACAGTTTGAACAGAAACAAGTTAGAGACCTATACGTTAGGGAGATGATATTCAATATTGGAGACCAAGTTAAATATCTTAAAGAAGATAAACAAGGTAAAGTAGTACGAAGAGGTACGAATTATGTTGTACTAGAAGATACAAATAATAATTTACACAAATGCTGGATATGGGATTGTATACCAGTTGCTGCTGATAAAGAACCATTGTTAAGAGAATACAACCTAGACATTGATTATGGATTTGAAGCAGTTGAAACGATACCAGTACCTAAACCTTACACAGCAATTAGAGATAGTTATGAAATAGGTGCTGATTATGCTAATCATTGTAAACAGATGACACCTGGAGAAAAAGAGGATGCACCTCCTGTTGACTCAAAAGACCGAGGAAAACCTACTGATACATACATATCACGCCCAGGTAAGGCAACGGATGCTAAAGTTGGTGAAGATAAGTTAACTACAAAGGAAGTAAAAGAATGGTCAAACCAAGATTCAACAATAGATAAATATAAACAACGTTATAAAGAAGAGTGGAAAGCGAAACTAAACGAAGTAGTCGCTAAGATGATTGAGAAACTTTAGAGAGAGAAATGGCAACTAAATTCAAAGAATACGTACATAAACTATACGTAGCAGAAAGTTCGGCTATGGTCTTAAAGGGCGTAGATGATTACCTTAAAATCGCTAGGGAAAAAATCAAAAGACACCCACAATTTGCCAATTTATATAGAGACCAAAGACGTGATGTAGCTACAAGTGTAGGTGGTAAGTATATCAAAATTTGGGATACGGAACGAGGACAAAAGAGAAGTATCCACGCCTTCGTAGATAAGGTAACAGGAGATGTTTTGAAGGCAGCTGGTGTTAATGCTCCAGCAAAAGGTGCTAGAGGAAATGTTTTAGACAGAAAGTATATGGACTCATTAAACCGTGTATTTGACACTCACGGCGGACACTTATACAGCAGACATAGTTTATCATACAATTTCAAAAGAGATAATAGATTCAAATAAAATGGGCGACTTAAAAGAACAATTAGAAAAGTGGAAACAAAGTAGGTATAGAGAACCTATGAGTATGACTCGCTATAAAATGAGCGAAGGTTTTGAGTGGGGTGTTCAATCTTTTCTAAAGAAAAACGGAATTAGCCGTACTAGATTTTCATACGGTAACTTATACGTTCCAAGAGGGGACGTAGAAAAAGCCAAAACATTACTAAAAAAAGAAGTAGAAAAATCTCACGGCGATGTACAAATAATGCCTAAAGCAATTTTAGGTGAAGAACACGATTGTAAAAAAGTACACCCAGGCAAAAGACACCAAGAATGGTTGAATACTGAACCTGTGTCTATGGCAAAAGAAGAACTGGAAGAATTTGATGAAGGTAGAATGAAAGATATCTACACGATGGATCAAGAAGGTAAATCTCATAAAGAGATTGCCAAAAGATTAAATTTAAAAGTATCAACAGTAAAAATTATTTTAGGTGAAGAAGTTGACACATTACAGGAATTTACAGACAGTCAAATAGCAAGTTTGAAAAAAGATTACGCACCCTTACAAGGTAAAACTATAAGTGGTGTTAATGCTAACAAACTTATGAAAATATTTGATAAGTTTGATAAGAGTAAACCGCTTTTAATAAAACTATTAAAGGCAAAGATTCCATTTGTGTCAATGTTAGCGCAAGCAAGACTCATTTCAAAACACGGAGCTAATGCTGCCCAATTGGCACAAATGAGAAGAGAACAATTAGATGAAGGTAGATGGAGAATACAAGGTGTTTTAGGTTATAAAGATGTTAGTAGTCAAGATAGATTTGATATGGTTATTAATGCAACTAGTAAAAAGGATGCTGAAAATAAATATGAAAAAGAATTAGATAAGTATAGAGCGAGAAGAAAAATAGGACCAGGTGGTGGTGGTAGTGTTGAAGACATAGATGATGTTGAAATAGAACCAACTACTAAACCTATTAGTATAACTACTAGTATGACACATAGTTATGTTCCAGAAGCAAAAGCACCTTTCAGATTATCTTATGATGATAAGTATGGCAAACACGCAGGTTTTGAAGACGCAAAAACTCTACAAGATTTACAAAACAAAGCACAGAAATTAAGAAGCAAAGGTTTTAAGATTAATAAAATGGGTAGAAATACATCACCTGTTGAACAAAAACTACCAGAACCAGAAGGCAAACAAATTGCTACAGAAGCAACATATCATTATGATATTAAGATATCATCCGATTACGGTAATGATGGTGGGGATCAAGAAGATGAAGGAACATTAACTGCTTCTAATGATAAAGACGCACAAAATAAAGCAGATAAATTAGCAGATAAATTTGCTGAGTTATGGAATAAACGAAAGAGGTCTGTTGGTAGACCTGGTGGTTTTGATCCAGTAGAAATTGATGTATATAAAGAAGCATATACAGTACAGATTACAAAAACAGATGGAAGTAAATTAGTTATTGGTAAATATAATACACCTGCTGAAGCAGAAAAATATATTAAGTGGTATAAAACAGGTGATATGAGTAAGACTAAATCAGCTAAAGTAATTAAAGAAGATAGTGGATATTTACAAAGTAAAATGAGTGATAAACAAATTGCTAATATTAAGGGTGTATGGAAGAATAAAAAAGCGACAGATGTAACCGACGCTGTTAAACAAATGATTAAGAGAATGGATATACCTACACAACTTGCAATTAAAGCGGCAGACATACCACACATATCAAAATTAGTAGAAGATGATGACAAAGCATATGCAATAGGTATGGCAAAAGCAAAAGAGATTAAAAAGGATAGCGGAACACCGTTGAAAAAATCAACGATAGTAAAAGGTCACGAAATTGCTAAGGCAATTAAAAAGGACGAGCACGTAGGTGCTAAAATGACCTTTGAAAGATTGTGGTCCCAGCATAAACGAGGAGATAAATAGTACTATGACATATTTAAAACAAAAACCAGGCAGTATTGAGGATGTGGTATATCAACATCAAGCGAAGTATAAAGAAGAAGGTTATAAAAAGAAATTCGCTGAAGCATTAAAAAATACTATGGGTGGTATTGGTTCAATGACACCTAAAGAAAAGATAGCATTTTTTAATAAGCTAGACGAAGGTGTTAGCTGGAATAATATAGCAGCAAAATTTAGAGAATACAAAAAAGGTAAAGATGAGATGGACAAAGATCCAGAAAGTCAAAGTTGGATAGCTTCAACTAACGAAACTGGTAAAGAAGTAGCGGCACTTATTATTAAATATGCAAAAGAAAATAAAATGAAAAAAATTGATGCTTTTAATAAGGCAGAAAGAGAATTTAAACGACTAATAGGACCTGATGAAATTTGGGATAAAACAAGCTGGCATTATTGGGATAAAGGAAAAGCATTAAAAGAAGAATGGAAACCTTCTAATGGAAAACACGCTGATGAGCAGTTGATGAAAGACTTTCTTGACAAAGGTGGTAAAGTAGAAAAGATACCTGAAAATAAAAGAGCATATAATGGCAATAGAATCAAACCTCATTTAGCAAACGAAAAGAATTTAGCAAGACAAGAAGCAATGTCGGAAGAAACTGTTTCAGAAGCAATGCCAGGTGGAGCTAATTCATCTTCAAGAAGAGGTACTGCTTCAAGAGGTGTTAGAAAAAAATATAGATTTGGTTATAGAGTTGCTGAAAAACAACCTAAAGGTAATGATATAGAAGAAGAATTACCAAGACAACTTAAAGACCCTAAAAAAGAAACAATGGTTTCTAAACACGGCAAGACTATCGTAATAGATAAGTCTAAAGAAAAAGAATATTTAGCAAAAGGATGGAAACTTGCAGAAGGTTATGACCAAGATATACATTTTGGTATTTCAGGAATAGAAACACAAAGACCTACAGAAGATATGCAAGAAACGATTGACGCAGGCGAAGTATCTAAAATGAAAGACAAGAAAAAAGAAGTTGATTTTAAAACTGCTAACGTATCTACTACTGAAACGATTGACGCTGGAGAAGTTTCTAAAATGGCAGATAAGAAAAAAGAAGTTAAGTTTAGTACAGCAAATGTATCTACTACAGAAGATAAAAAAGAACCAAAGAAAGATGTTATTGGTAGTGATAAACCAGAACCATCAACAAATTTAGAAAATACTATCAGAAATATTTGGAATAAAGCAGCTAATGAAACAGCAACAAGAGGAGACTCTGTACTGTTGCCTACAAGAAATGAAAGTAAAATTCCACCTATTGCAAAAGATAACAAACCAGGTGTAAAGATTGCAAAGATAAGAGCAACAAGGGATGCTAAAGATGGTAAAGATGGTCCAAGTGCTAAAGACCCAGCAGCACAAGAGAAACAAATTTTAACGTTGCAAGGTCAAATTAATGTATTAAAAGCAAAATTAGAAAATGAAAAAGGTAAAGTAATTAAACCTGTTGCAGATAAAGAAACAGGAGAAGTTCCTTTAACAGTTGGACTAGCACAAAAACTTTTAAGAGATAAAGCAGAAAAAAAAGAAGACAAAGAAGACAAAGAAGACAAAGACGAAGTTAAAAAAGAAGCAGTAAGTCCTTACAAACTAAAATATGAAACTTTAAGAGCAAGACTTAAAGAAAAAGCAGAAAAAGCAAAACTTGCTAAAAAGAAAGATGAACCTACAAAAGGTAGAACTATGACTGGTAACCCTGCTTCAAAAATTGAAACTGATCCAGAGATAAGTTATACTAATTAAAGGAGGCAATTCAGATTATGCCTCTTCCTAAACTCTATTGTGATATGGACGGCGTATTGGCAGACTTTAAAAAAGGTGCCGAGAAAGCAACAGGAGTCCCTATCAGTAAATGGATGTCCCTAACAAAACAAGATAAGTGGAACCCAATCAGAAATGATAAAACTTTTTGGGAAACATTGCCGTGGCAATCAGACGGTAAACAACTGTGGAATTATATAAAAAAGCATTCGCCAGATATTCTATCAGCATATGTTGACCGTAATGTAGACCCTAACTGTATACCAGGTAAGACTAAATGGTGCAGAAGTCAATTAGGTTTAAGTGGTGCAAGAGTTAATCTTGTAAAGAGAAGTCAGAAACAAAATTATGCTCAAACAGGATACAGAAGTCCTGCAGTATTAATTGACGATTATAAACCTAATACAGATAGTTTTACACAACGTGGTGGTATAGGAATATATCATACTTCAGCGTCTAATTCAATAAGACAATTAAAACAATTGGGTTTCTAACACACCTTTTTCTTATAAATATACACATATATTAAGAATTGAGTACTTTAACAATTTAATTTAAAGGAGAGAATACTATGTCATCACATTCAAGTGCAGACTCGGCGGCTGGAGCACCATTATGGGCTTGTGCTGCTGCTAAATTAGCATTCACGTCAGCAAATAGAACAAATTTATTTGAAGACGCAACTGCTAATAACTTTATTACTGGAATAACTTTAGGGTTATTCAATTATGCGGATGCTCAAGTACCAGCAGGTGCTGGACACGCAGGTTGGAACTTAAAGACAACTGGTTCTGGTGGTAGAGCAGGAAGAGTACAGTACGAAACGATAGTAGCATTAACAAACGCTGCTTAATAATCAATAATATATGGGCGATTCTTTATAGGGTTGCCCATATAAATAATATTATGATGTAGGAATTACCTACAGTAGCATTCCCGAAAGGGTTAATAGGAGAAACAAATGGCAGATAAAAAAGTCACCCAGCTTACCGATTTAGGTAACGCAATAGCAAGTGTAGACCTGTTTCACGTAATAGATGATCCATCAGGCACACCGATAAACAAAAAAGTATCAGCGGCAAATGTATTTAATAACGTACCAACGTTTTTAGGTCTTGGTCAAGCATCCCAAACATTAACAGGCACAGGTTCTGGAACTTTAGTTGCAGATGTAGATAGTGCTGTTACAGAAGTGAACGCAACGGCGGGAACAGCAGCAGTATCATTAGCAGACGGTTCAAATGGACAAATTAAAACTGTTCTTAATACATCAACGTCTGGTAGTAATGCAATAACTATAACACCAACAAATTTAAGAGGCGGAACAAATGTCGTTTTAAATAATGTAGGTGAAACAGTTACTTTGTTATTTAAAAATTCAAATTGGAACGTAATTGCAGGTAACGGATACGCAGTTGCATAATATATAATATAAGGAGATAATTATGACTATAAGTATAGAGCAACTTAAATCAGAAGCACAAGGATTACAAGTAGATTTTGATAAGTTGGCAAAAAATATAAAACAAGTTGAAGTGGATTTAGGTCAGATGAAAGCAAATTTAAATGCAATCAATGGCGCTATTCAACAAGTTAATAAGTTAATAGGAATGACTGGAGATATTCCAGTTAAAACAGAAGATGTTAAAAAAGTTTAAGATTTTTAATGAAGATAAAGACTTGGACGATTTTGAGGAAGAAGTAATAGCTGATTGTCCTAAAGAGGACACAGCAAAAGAAAAGGGAAAAGAAAAAGATGAAAACGTTTAAACAACACATAACAGAAGACGGCAAGATGGTTGGAACAGCAACATCTAATGCAGTTGAAGATGGTAATTTAGGCGTACATAACGTTTCCGATCCAGAAGTATTAAATAGAGTTAATGCTTTTGTAGGTTCTATAGGAGATATGGAATACCTTAAACCACAACAAGCGGTAGATAGTTTGAGAGAAAAACTAAACCGAATTGGTTTAACAGTATCACCAGTTAATATGGAAGGAACATCTGGAAAAGTTAGTGCGAAAGTTAGTCAATTTGGTGGAAGGTTTGGAAAAGATACAGACGGTTCTGATATTAATGATGATGGTATATCACACAAAAAATCTGGCGGTCTAAATTTAGAAGTTAATTATGAAACTTTGAAAAACGGAACATCAAAGGTCTACGCTAAATTGGTGTAGGTCAGATGTTTGAGGAAATAACCAAAGATAATTGGTTGCTATTTGCTCAGCAAAATTATAGCAATCCTACATTGGAAGATAATGTAGAATTTTTGGAAGATATAAAACGATTTAAATATCTTAAAAGGTTATTTCGTAAGTATAAAACTACAGGTGACGTTAAAATAAGATTAATTATTAATCACATTGTAGTATTACAAAATGTTTTTAGTGCAGATGTAGCGATAACTTTATTATTATTTAAAATAGATAGAGAATATTGGTCAGTATTAAAAACAGTATTGAACTATCTTAAATTACTTTATGAACACGAACTAGGTGATGTAGATGAAGATGAAAAGATAAAACAAATGTTAAAGGAACTGTAATGGCAAGTAGAGCAATAGATATGTTAATAACTTACCGAGTAGTTAAACTATTGGTAACATCTTGGGAAAAGCAAGAAGCTTTTAAACGAGGTATTATTGATAAGAAAGGTAAAGTATTAAGACCTAATAAGACATTGAGAGATAGTAAAGATAAAAAAGCATATACATATTTACATAGATTTGTTTTTAATATGAAAAGATTATTTGGTAAAGTTGGATTAGGTAGTAAGTTTGGTACTTTTTTTGGTGCTATGGCAATGATATTGAGAGAAGATAAACAGTTAATGGCACACAAAGACGCAATAGAAGCAGGTGTTGTTTCATATTTAAAAGAAACTAACCAGTATGAAACTATGTTAAATGAAGTAAGAGATATACCAGACATAGAAGATGAACCAGTAATGACTTGTCTAGGTGTAGGTATATATGAACAAAATAATAAACTAGTATCGGAGTATGAGTATGCCAAAACATTATAAAGATATGATGGACGAACTCATCAATAAGATTGATGATAAAGAAAAAAAAGAAGACGCACCAGCAAATGCAGTAGCACACGGTGGTGTAGATATGAATCCAACTGGTAAGAAAAGAGTTATGGGTACTTTAAAAAGAAAAGTACAAGAGAGTGAAGACAATAACAATGTTGTATTGAAAGGTGTTTATAAAGTGTTAAATAAACTTGAAAATAAGATTGATGAAATAAGTGGAGTTGTGAAAGAAGAAATTAAAATTGAAACACCTAAAAGAAAAAAGACTATTAAAGAAAAAGCAAGAGTATGAAAAGTTTTAAAGAGTTTATAGGTACAACAGGTGTTAGAATAGGAAACTATTCAAATGTACAACCTATAGCAAGTTTAGGTGATACACCACCTAAAAAGAAAGCAGGTGGAAAAAATGTTAGAGGTGTTGGATTACACGCTGCTTATACAACAGCAGTAAATCAAAGACCTTTTTTGTCTGCTGATCCAAAAGTAGAACCAAGAAATAAAAAGAAAGAAAATACTATGGGTGGTATGGTTCACGTAAGAGGTGCTCAACCAACATCTAGTATGAGAACAAGGAAGAAATAAATGGAACTAATAATAAGTTTAGCAATGAAGTTTTGGATGTGGTCTATAGTAATTTTAGTTATTATAGCAGGACTAATTATCAATTTATTTGATAAGAAGAAACCTAAATGTCATAACTTTACATATAAAAAAATGCCAGTTATGAGAGCGTTGCCAATAAGAACAAAAGGCAAAGGTTTTTTTAAAGGAATTCTTTTGTGGATACTCACTACAAGAAATTGGGAAATCGCAGAAGATTTTGAATACGAATTAAACGATATAAAATATACGATACCAGCTGGATTTAAATTTGACGGTGCAAGTATTCCAAAATTCTTGCATACATTTTTATCACCAGTAGGTGTACTTTTAATGGGTGGTTTGGTACACGATTATGCTTATAAGTATCAGACATTATTAAAAATAAATAAGACAGATACCCTTGGTGTTATATCTCAAAAAAGAGCAGATGAAATCTTTAGAGATATTAATATCGGAGTAAATGGATTCTATCTTATGAACTATCTAGCATATTATTCTTTAAGACTAGGTGGTTTTTTGGCTTGGAATAAGCACCGAAAAGTTGGTGCCAAGATAAAATAAAAAAGGAGAACCAATATGGGTTTTATAACAGGAAGACTAAAAGAACTAACATCATTACACGGTGGAGTATTAATAGGATTAGGCGTTGTAGTTTTGTTTTTCAGTCCAGTTGCTAAAATTGCTGCTTGGGCGGCAATTGCTTACGGAGCTTGGGCAGTTCTAAAGAAAGACTAGAAAGTTATGTTTGGTTATTTAAAAATGGCGATGGTAGTTGTGATGATTACAGGACTTGCAGGTGCAGGTATGTATGTAATGAAGTTACGATCCGATAATGCCATTTTAAAAGCGAATCAAATCAAATTGGAAGAAGCAGTGAGTTCTCAAAAGGAACTCATTGCTAAGCAACAAGAAGACTTTAAAGAAATTTTAAAAGCAAACAACAAGATGAACGAACTTGTTTCAGCTCTTAAAAAAGATTTAGATGATTTAGATAAAAGATTTAATAAAAAAGGTCGTGACTTTGGTAAACTCGCCATAGAAAAAACAGAAACAATACAAAGAATTATTAACGGTGCAAGTGATAAAGCTATTCGTTGTGTAGAGATAGCAGGTGGTTCACCACTTACCGAACAAGAGAAGAACGCAACCAAAAAATCAGAAATTAATAGGGAGTGCCCATCCATAGCAAATCCATCATATGTACCGTATAATAATTAGTATCATTGCTGTTCTAATACTTACTGGTTGCTCAATCGGTGAGAAACAACTTAAAATATTTAAGTTAGAAGAACCTAGACAGAAATTAGATTTAGTTAAACCAACTATGCCTGAACTTGAAAAGTTGAGGTGGATTATAATTACTTCTGACAATGCAGAAGAAGTATTCCAAAAGATGGAAGCAGAAGGACTTGATCCAGTACTATTTGGATTGAGTGATAAGGACTTTCAATTAATTGCAAAAAACTTTGCTCAAATAAGAGCACACTTGAAACACACTAATGATTTACTTGACCAGTATAAAGAATATTATGAACCAGATGATAAGAAAAAAGAAAAGGAGAAGGAATAATGGTAATGGAATTTTTACAGCAAAAGTATGATCCAAAAACAAAAAAGATTGTACAAGAAAAGATAACACCTAGAACAAAAATAATAAACCTTGGTGGAAATTTATTAACAAAGACTAAAGATATTAGTAAAAGTACTGTTGATTTAGTTAAGAAAACAATTAACAGACAAAAGTAATGGAAAAGTGTAAGAATTGTGGTAGGGAAGCTCATTGTCCTGAAAAGTTAATGGAGTATACTACTTCTAGTCCAGATGGATTACGAAATCAAAAAACGGTAACGATTATTTGTAGTAAATGTGATTGTTCAGTTTGTGAGAAACCAAGACCCAATGTTAAAACAGGAGATGAAATAGTACAGTAATGGATAGTGAAGCAGTATTAATGTTGAGTAGACTTTGGCCAATGCTAGTAGCATTTGTGTTATTGATAGTTACTTTAGCACAATCACACTATAGAATTAAAGTGTTGGAAGAGAAAGTTAAAGTAGCGTTTGAACTTATTAATAAGTTAACAGACAAAAAATGAAGACAATATATACCTTAGCAGGTGTTGTTGCAGTATTGGGAATAGTTATAGGGTTAAGTTGCTATTTAATAATAGCATTTATTTAATAGAAAAACAATTAACCTTTTCTTTTTTACCTTTTACAGTAGAGATACCTAGTTTATAGAATTTAAATCCATCTGGTCTTGCCAATGGAACAAAGTCAATACCTTCAGCAGTATGTTGAGATATTACTATTGTAGTATCAAAATCTTTACTTTTACCTTCCAATCTACTTGCCAAATTAACAGCGTCACCAATAACAGAATAATCAAAACGTTGTTCAGACCCCATATTACCTACAAGACACTCACCAGTATTGATACCTATACCAATCTTTAAAGGTGGGTCAAACTCTCTACTCTTATTCATTTCTTCAACTGTTTTTTTCATTTGGGATGCAGATAATACTGCTAATCTTTGATGATTTGGATTGTCTAGGGGTGCGTTCCAAAATGCCATTATACAATCACCCATATACTTATCAATAGTTCCACCATTTTTTAATATTATATCAGTCATTACAGTCAAGAACTTATTAACATACTTGGTAAGTTTTTCTGGATTACCTTTCATAGATTCCGATATAGGAGTAAAGCCACGTATGTCTGAAAACAAAAACGTCATTTTTTTTCTTTCACCACCTAGTTTTAATAGTGATGGATTCTTTTGTAGTTTTTTAACCATATCTGGAGATAGATAGTGTTCAAATTGTTTCTTAATTTGTAGTCTTAATTTATTTTCTTTTGAATAGTTATTGTATGTTAACTGACCCCATATTACAGACCCTATTACAAGTGGACTGAACCAATCAGTTATGATTAAGTGTTGCGTCCATAGATAAGAACTTGCAAGTGTTAAATCAAATAAGTATCCACCAAACCATATCGCAGACCACATTACACCACATCTAGGTATAACTATGAGAAAAAATAGAGCACCTAATAGTATAAAAGCAAATTCACTATATGGTAACCAATAAGGTCTACTAATAAAATTACCTGACAATAAAGTTTCTGTACTGATTGCCATAATTTCGTGTGTGTTTTTTAATCCATTAGGAGTAGTAACAAATGTTGAACCTTGGAATGTTGTACCTATGAAAACTATTTTACCTTTTACAGACGACCAATCTTTATCAGTAAAATCTATTCTAGGAATATGATGTCTGAAATCAATCCAGATAGTATCTTCTGCTAAAGTTTTTGCATTGATAACTTTTAAGATAACATCAGGTATGGATTTATCAAGAGGTAGTTTTCTTATAGTGCCATCTATATCAACTGGCACACTTACGTTACCTATTGCTAATGCTTTACGTGAGATACTTTGTAGATTTTTTACATCATCCGTTTCAGTAAGTATGACTGGATATTTTTGTATCATTTTCAAAAACATTTCATCACCACCTAATCTATCTTTATGTGGGAAGACTACTTGTAAAACTACAAGAGCGGCACCATTTTTATACGCATTGATTATGACACGACCAAGTAAATCTCTTTTCCACGGCCATTGCCCATTCTTTTTTAATGCTTTGTCTGATATGTCTACTAGTACTAAACTTTTGGATTCATAATTCTTACCAAAGGTTTGGTAAAAATCAAAGGTGTTTAGTTTTGCTGTTTGTAGCAAGATAGGATTTGATATATATATTCCAAGTAATATAATCAACGTCAAATATACTGCCCACGTTTTCGTCAATATTTTAATCATACGTACTATTTAGTACAGATATCTTATAAATATATACATCAAAGAGAGAAGGAAAATGCGATTAATAACCATTATTTTAACAGTATTATTGTTAGTTCCTAGTGCCTATGCAAGTGAATTAAGTTTTAAATTTCATAGTCCATCATTTTCAGGTCAAGGTAAATCTTCACATTATCTAACGATAGAGAATATTGAGAAGACTAGGAAGGATGCTATAAAGGCAGCGAATAAAGCGGCGGCAGATAAAGTAATAGCAGACGCCAAGGCAACAGCAATAGCAAAATTTAAAGCAAATGTTGAATCAAGATTTTATACAGCACTTGCTAAACAACTTACAGATAATGTTTTTGGTACAGATGGTCTACAACAAGACTCTGGTACATTTACATCACCAGTTGGTGGTGAAGTAGTAACTTGGGCAACAACAACTACAGGAGCAAACGATACTGTAAGCGTAACTGTCACGGAGACCGACGGAACTGTAACAACATTTACAATGCCGAAAGAAGACAACTCATAATGTTTAGAAGTATAGTTATATTATTACTAACATTATTGTTAGTTAGTTGTGCTGGTAAACCTGACTTTGATGTTAGGTCTCAACCTGTTCTGTATAAAGAATTAACGGAAGTGAAATTACCTAAAGGCGATCCTATTATCATTGCAGTATATGATTTTTTAGATATGACAGGACAAAAGAAACCTGGTGGTAACTTTGCGTCTATGAGTACAGCAGTAACTCAAGGATCATATCAGTTATTAATTAAAGCATTACAAGACGCAGGTGATGGCAAATGGTTTAGAATAGTAGAACGAGCAAGTTTGCCAAGTTTATTACAAGAAAGAAAATTAATCCGTTCTACAAGACAACAAGTTAATGGAGAAGGTGCAGAACCATTACCACCATTGTTATTTGCAGGTGCATATATAACAGGTGGTATAGTAGGTTATGATAGTGATGTAAAGACAGGTGGTTTTGGTGCAAGAATTTTAGGTATACAAGCACATAAACAATGGCGACAAGATGTAGTTACAATTATATTAAGACTTGTTAATGTACAAACAGGTGAAGTAGTGGTATCACTTACTGTTGAGAAGACTATAATATCAGGTGAAACTGGCAGCGATATATTTAAATATTTAGATACTGATACAATGTTAGTAGAGATTGAAGCAGGTGTGGCAAGAAATGAACCTGTAACTTATGCAGTAAGAAAAGCAATAGAAAAAGGTGTAGTAGAATTAATTAATGAAGGTGCAGAAAAAGGACTATGGGAATTTGAACTAGTGGAAATAGTACCAACAGAAGATTTAAAAGTAGTAGCAGATGAAATAACAGTTGATATTGGCGAAGCAAAACCAGAGAAAACATACGAAGATTTTAAGAAAGAAAAGAAAGCTAAAAAAGAATTAAAGAAAGCACAAAAACTTGAAGTAAAAAATTATAACAAAGCCAATAAAACAAAGTTTAAAACTTGGGACGAATATCAAGCACATTTAGCACATTTAGAAGCACTTAAAACAAAAGAAATTCAAAAAGAAGAAAACAAAAACAAGATAAAAGAAAAAATAGAAGACGAGAAAGCCTGGGAGGAAGTAGATGAAAAAAATGATAATGATTCTGTTGACTCTAATAGCATTAACGAGTAATTGCCTAGCAGGTAATTCAGTTTGGATTCAACAAGACAATCAAGACAGCGATGGTTCTATCTTTATAAAACAAGATGGAACAGGTAATACTGTTGGTTATTCAACAACATATCCATTTAAAGTCAATGGAGAGAACATTACAATCATTATAAATCAGATAGGTAATAATAATGTATCAGATTATTCTGGTCACCAACACTTTTATGGTGAGGATATGACTTTATTATATACAGCAACTGGTAATTCTAATAAATTAAGATTAGGTATAGATGATACGGATGCTACAGGTCATTATTTAGGTCATACTATTACAGGTAATTCAAATGTAGTAGACTATGATACTTGGACAGATGATTCAGCAAATTTCAATGTTGATTTAGATATTGTTGGTGACTCAAATACATTTTGGGTTCAGAATAGAGGTGATAATCACTTCTTATATGTTCTTATGAACGGTGATAGTAATACTGTAGAGTGGTATAGTACAACTGATTCAGTAGGATTTAATACAAACTCTAACAAAGCAATTGGTCCACTAACTTCTTCACACGGTTATTTTGCAGACAGTTCAGGTAGTGAAGGTGCAAGTGCAGATATTTACATAGTAGGAAATTCAAATGTAATACACACTTCATCATATGGTACAGGTAACTATCAACTACACGATTTTATAGGCAGTTCAAATCTTTTAGATATTCACTCTAGTTATACTAGTGCTGATACAGACCCATATGGAGACTCAGCTATAATATCTGGCGATAACAATTGGTTAAGAACGATAATAAATGGCGATAGTAATACAATTAGATTACATATGGCAGGCGGTAATAATACTGCTAGAATTTTCCTTTATACAGATGATACAGTAATAAATTTTGCTCAAACAGGTGGTGGTAATACTGGTAAGGTTACTATAACAGGTGATTCAATTTACGATTACACATTAAACTTTGCTCAAACTGGATCATATACTTGTACTTATTCTTATAACAGAAACAATCAAACAGCAGACGTAACAGCAACAGTATCTAATGGGTGTTAAATGAAAGGTTTTTTTGCTTTCTTTTTAATATTTGGTACAATATGTTTATCGGGTGGCATAATCTGTACACTAATCCACAATTACTATCCAGAAAAATGGAAAAGAAAAGAAAAGAAGAAGAAATTTAAATGAAACTATTTCACAACCCTTGGGAAAAATGGGCAATAATAATTTGTGTTACTGTATTATTAGTATTAGGCATATCATCAGCGAAAGCAAATGAATTATTAATGGCACACAATCCTATGTGTGGTATATGTCAAAACTTTTTACAAGAGGTAGGAGTTGACTATGAGTATGAAGATTTACCTTTAGTTATTATTAATTTATATAATCAACCTAAATGGTTTAAAGAGGCATATGCTGAAGGAAGAATTAAACCTATTAGAGGAACACCAACATTTATTGTATGGAATGGTAGAAAAGAATTGGTAAGAATAATAGGGTATGCAGATAAAGAATCGTTTTATAATGATTTAGATGAGGTGTTTAAGAAATGAAGAAGTTTTTATTTTTAATATCTTTTCTGGTACTTTTTTGTACTAGTGTTTTCTCACAAATAACAGGTCCAAAAGTTGGCGAAGTCATAGGTCAAATGGGTACGACTTGGAACGAAAGAGATGGTTCAACTCAAAATACCTCAATGGGTTATGAGTTGCAGATGAATGACTTTCTCCAAACTGGAGAAGATGGTGGTATGATTTTATCATATGTTGATAAAACTAAATTTACAATGGGACCAAATACAGAATTAACTATTGATGAATTTGCTTTTGATACTTCTGTTGTACCAATAGAAATTGCAATGAACATATCGGTTAATGTTGGTACATTTACATATGAATCAGGTTCTATATCTAATTTAGGTGGTGAAGTTAATATCAATGCTGGTAATGCCACAATTACAGTACAAGGTACTGCTTTTTCAGGAACGGTAACATCTACAGGTGAAGCAACTATTACTTTGTTGCCAGATAGTTCTGGTGTAGTAGGACAAGTAACTGTATCCAATGACGCAGGTTCTCAAACAATAACTAACGCTTACAATTCAGTAACCGTTTTATCAAATGATTTAGCACCAACACCTCCAAAAATAGAAACTAATAAGTCAGATATTATTGAGTTAAATGAATTTGAAGAAGAAATAAAAGATGAATCTCAAAAACATTTTGGTGATGTAGATATGAAAACTGAAATGTCTAAAGAAGAATCTGAAGCACAGGCAATGGAAGAGGCATTAATTAATGAAGAAGCAAGTGTAGTAGAAGATAGTAATACAATTGTCGCTACAGATTTATCTGTTGGTGAAACAGACGCAATAGTTGAAACAAAGTCAGCAGAAGAAACAGCATTAGTTGAAGTAGAAGAAGTTGATACATCTTATTATGATTCCTGGGAAGAAGATTTAAAAGATTGGGGTTATATAGATGAAGATAATCAGATTTCAGTTTGGGATGCCGAAGGTGAACAAACTATGGATTGGGATGACGCAAAGAAAATGTATGCAGAAATGGATCAAGCATACTTTGACGCCATTGGTTGTTCAGATTGTACTTGGGATACTATTAATTGGGATGATGTAGATTGGGACGCAGTTGATTGGGACGCATACTATGATGAGTATAATGAATTATTAGAAGATTATGGTTTAACTTCTTGGGCAGTTGAAGAAGAAGAGGTTAACGTAGTTGAAGATACAAAAGATGAAACAGAAGCAGATGTAGTTGAAGGATATACTTGGGAAGATTTTGCTTTAGATGATGACTATTATAACAATGCAGAATACAAAGCGGCAGGCGGTCCACCAACATTAACTATACAAAATTATTGTGAGTACAATGGCTATGATGACTACTGGTGTAACCAAGACTATGTTGATTGGTTAAATTCGTGGTACAAAGATGACTGGACTTTAAAAGTAACCAATGATAGTTGGACTAAAGAATCTAAAAAGATATGGGGTAAATTATATGGTTGGTGTGGAAGTTATCCTAATTATAAAATGTGTGAAAATCAACCTAAACCTTGGAAGATGAAAGATTTAAAGAATACGTACATAACAGATTGGGAATGGTCAGATTGGAATACATATTGGGACGCAGTATATGATTGGTGGTATACAGGTTACGATTACAATAATGAATCAGATGAGACCAATTGGGAAGATGAATATGGTTACGAAGATGACTATGATATAGACGCAGAATTAGAATTATTATTAGCAAGTTATGATAAAGAAGAGTGTTTAAATTATGGATACTATTGGGACAATGCCAACTCTAGTTGTGGTACTGAATGGGTAGACAATAGTGGTTCAGAAACGCAAGTAACTGCTAGTGGTGAAACATTAAATTATTCTACTGGAGATGTAACTCAAACCTTAACTACAACAAGCGGTGGTGTGTCAACAAGTACTACTTCTACAGGAAGAGTATCAACGTTAGATAACGACTTTAACGCAACTGCTTCAACGTCTGGTGACTACACAATCATAAATAGATATAATGATAGCCATAGAGCGTATGTAAAAACTGAAACAAGTAAAGAAGCAGATATACAGATTTTACAAGATTCAGAAGCTCAACACGTGGACGTAGGGAGTTCCTCTACACAAAATAATATTACTATAATACAAACGGATTAATGAGTAGGTTAACAGCAATAAAAGAATTAATAAAGGGTTTCTGGTATATCTTTATCATAGGTAGACACCCAGCACAATTTAGACATTGGTACACCGAATGGTGGTTGCCAACACAATGGAGAAACGTATAATGGATTGGGGAACAATTAATTTTTGGTTAATAATGGGTCTATTACTCTATATGAATTGGAGTATTTACAAGTGGATAGATAGAGATTTCTAATGGACGAAAATAACGGAATTAAAACAAAAGTAGATATTGCTAAACTCAAAAAAGACGTTGAAGAATTTGATAGAATTCACAACCGTTTAGACACAGCAATAGACAAATTAACAGATGTATCAACATCTATTAAGTCTATGTTGGCAGTCCATTCAGAAAAAATCAATAGACAAGAACAAATTGATGAAGTTATATTTGAGAAGTTAAAAGAACGTGCAGGTGAAATAGACAATATACGTAGAGATTTAACTAGAGAAATAGAACAAACTGAAAGACGTTTATTACTAGAGATTAAAACAGTTTATAATGCTATTGGTGTTAGAGTTGGTGTATTAGAAAAATATAGATGGATTATATTAGGTGCTGCTATAGTAATAGGATGGATAGTAGCAGGTAATTTTGAGCAAATTTTGAATATGCTGAGCTAGTAAAAAACTCTTACCTTTTACCCGAGGAAAATAGCCTGGGTATTTTTTTGTCACCAGGTTTTCGTGTACAGACTTGACTTTTTTTGTGATATGGTGTATATTATGAGATAGTGTTATGTCAAGTTATATAGATTTAAAGTATATTAATGCTATTTCTTCAGCATTAAGCCAGTTTAAAAAGAAGACAGATTATCTTTTCAATTTTAGGTGTCCACATTGTGGAGACTCGCAGAAGAGTAAAACAAAAGCAAGGGCATATCTTTATAGAGTAAAAAATGATATGTTCTTCAAATGCCACAATTGTGGTATGGGTCAGAATTTAGCAAATTTCATTAAATTCTTGGATCCAAAAAAATACGGAGAATACTTATTAGAGAGATACAAGGGATCGGCACCATCCACGCCCCAGCCGAAATTTGACTTTAAACCAACAAAATTTAAAGAAACAAATTTATTAGATTCTTGTATTAAAGTAAGTACGTTAAAAGACGGACATCCTGTAAAGGAGTACGTAAAGAAGAGATTGATTCCTCCACAATATTATGAAATAATTTATTTTGTTGACAAATTTCACAATTTTGCCAATAAAGTGAAACCAGGAACTTTTAAAGAACGTTATGAACACCCTAGATTAATAATTCCTTTCTTTGACGTAACTGGTACGTTGTTTGCATTCCAAGGCAGAGCATTTGGAAAAGAACAACCAAAATACATTACAATTAAACTTGATGAAACAAAACAAAAAGTATATGGACTTGAACGTGTAAATTTTCAAAAACATATTTACATAGTTGAAGGTCCACTTGATAGTTTGTTTTTAGATAATTGTTTAGCAGCAGGTGGTGCTGACTTAACATTAAGAGTGTCAAGTGACCAAGTTACATATATATTTGACAACGAACCTCGTAATAAAGAAATCATAAAAAGGATGTACGCTGTAATTGAAAAAAATTATAACGTAGTAGTTTGGCCAAATGACGTGCAACTTAAAGATGTAAATGAAATGATAATGAATGGAATGAAAATAAGCGAGTTAAGAGATATCATAAGTAATAATACCTTTAGTAAATTAGAAGCGTTAACTAAATTAAACTATTATAAGAAATGTTAGGAGTGTGTAAATAAAAATGGTGAATGAAAATATTAGTGTGGTGAAACGAAATGGTAGAGGTAAGGAATCTCTAAACATTGAGAAGATACATCAAATGGTAGAATATGCGTGTGAAGATATAACGCAAGTTTCTGCTTCTTCTGTAGAAATGAATAGTGGTCTACAATTTTATGATGGCATATCAACAAACGAAATTCAACAAATCTTAATTAAATCAGCAAACGATTTAATCACTTTAGAAAATCCAAATTATCAATATGTTGCCGCTAGACTATTACTCTATAGTTTAAGAAAACAATTATTTCATAAAATGTGGGATCATCCACATATTTTTCAACACGTACAAAATGGTATAGACAAAGGCGTCTATGATAAAGAAATTTTAACTTGGTATGACAAAAAAGATTTTGATAGAATGGAAAATTGGTTAAATCACGAAAGAGATTATACTTTTACATATGCAGGTTTACGTCAAGTCATTGATAAGTACCTAGTGCAAGATAGAAGTACAGGACAAATTTTTGAAACACCACAATTTATGTATATGATGATATCTGCTACATTATTTTCACAATATCCAAAAAACAAAAGGATGAGTTATGTTAAAAAATATTATGACGCTATTTCACGTTTTAAAATCAATATTCCAACACCTGTTATGGCTGGTGTACGAACTCCTATTAGGCAGTATGCGAGTTGTGTCTTGGTGGATGTTGATGATACTTTGCCTAGTATTTTTTCCAGTGATATGGCTATTGGCAAGTATGTTGCCCAAAGAGCAGGTATTGGTATCAATGCAGGAAGAATTAGAGGAATCAACTCACGTATTAGAGGTGGCGAAGTACAACATACTGGCGTTATTCCTTTTCTTAAAAAATTTGAAGCAACTGTTAAGTGTTGTACTCAAAATGGGGTACGAGGAGGTTCGGCAACCGTTCACTTTCCTATTTGGCACAAAGAAATAGAAGATATTATTGTATTAAAAAATAATAAAGGTAGTGAAGATAATAGAGTAAGAAAATTAGACTACTCTATACAGTTATCAAAATTATTTTACGAAAGATTTATTAATGATGAAGATATAACTTTATTTTCACCACACGAAGTACCAGAACTTTATGAAGCGTGGGGAACAAAAGAATTTGATGAACTATATACAACGGCAGAAAGAAAAACAAGTGTATGGAAAACTAAAGTAAAAGCACAGGACTTGTTTATGTCAATTTTAAAAGAAAGAGCAGAAACAGGTCGTATTTACATTATGAATATAGACCATTGTAATACTCACTCCTCTTTTAAAGATAAAATTTATATGTCTAATTTATGTCAAGAGATTACTTTACCTACAGACCCAATAAGTCATATAGATGGTAAAGGAGAAATTGCATTATGTATTTTATCAGCAATTAATGTAGGACTTTTAAAAGATTTAGATGAATTAGAATCCTTATGCGATTTAGCAGTAAGGTCATTAGATGAAGTTATAGACCATCAAGGATATCCAGTTAGAGCGGCAGAAATTTCTACAAGAAATAGAAGAAGTTTAGGAATTGGATATATTGGTCTTGCTCATTACTTAGCAACATTAGGACTTGGTTATGAAACTAAAACTGCTTGGAAAGAAGTAGACAAGTTATCAGAAGCATTCCAATATTATCTATTAAAAGCAAGTAATGAATTAGCAAAAGAAAAGGGCAAATGTGAATCCTTTTCTAAAACAAAGTATTCAGATGGTATCTTACCAATAGACACCTATAAAAAAGAAGTTGATGAGATTGTATCTAGGAAACTATCTTATAAATGGGAAGACTTGAGGAAAGATATTAAGGAATTTGGGTTAAGACATAGCACACTCACAGCTCAAATGCCTTCTGAAAGCTCTAGCGTGGTTTGTAATGCCACAAACGGCATTGAACCACCTAGGGACTATATTTCAGTTAAGAAAAGTAAAAAAGGTACTCTAAAACAAGTTGTACCTGATTATAAAAAATTGAAAAATAATTATACATTGTTATGGGATATGAAATCTAACGAAGGATATATAAACATAGTAGCAGTAATGCAGAAATATTTTGACCAATCAATTAGTGGAAACTGGTCGTATAATCCTGAAAATTATGAAGAAGGAGAAATACCTTTATCAATAATGGCGGAAGATTTATTAACAACTTATAAATTAGGATGGAAGACTTCCTATTATCAGAATACATATGATAGTAAAAGAGATATAGAGGAACCTGTACACCCTATTGGTTGGAAAGATGATGTGCCAGAAACAAAAACTATAATGGAGAAAAAAGACGAAGAAGAATGTGAAACCTGCGTAATTTAAAGGAACTTTATGGCATTTTTATGTGCAAATGTACCACATACGGAAGTACTAGTTAAAAAACAATACCTTTATGATTTAGAAAAAGGTTTTGGAGAGTTTGAACCAGGTATTTGGTGTACTGTTAAAAGTATTCAAGGCAGAGCATTATACTTTGAAACTTATTTGTATGAAACAGGAGCACTATATGATAAGTTACCTATAAATGCTTTTGTATGGAAAAAAACAAAAGAAGATATAGCATTACCAGAATTACAGTTATGGGATTGTTTTGATTATGATATTACTATTATACAGAAACAATTGGTAAGTGGTAATAGATGTACGTTTTTATCACCAAGTAAGAAATTATATGAAGGAAACTATATGTTTAGTATAGATAGTTGTTGTGCAACGAATAAAGAAAATAATGTAGGGTATAGTGAAACTCCTTCTCAACATAAATCATTTAATATACTAAAGTTAGATAATGGGCATTTTGCTGCTCAACCTAATAATAGAGTTTTGTTTTATGATAAATCATTAACACCTAGTAAACCAAAAAGACCAGATTATAAAGTATCTACTAGAGAGTATAGTGTAGATAATATGAATAAATGGACAGCAGGTGATAGTGATGACCACCATTATGAATTAACAGAATCAGAAAGAATGCAAAACCAATTAGAACCGATAAATGACTAAAAGTGTATTTAATATAGATAAGAAGTTAGATTATACCAAACAACCTATGTTTTTTGGTAAAGATTTACAGGTGCAAAGATATGATGAAATGAAATATCCTATCTTTAATAAACTGTTTCAACAACAATTAGGTTATTTTTGGAGACCAGAAGAAGTATCTTTACAAAAAGATATATCAGATTTTAAAGAATTAAATGAACCAAGTAAATTTATATTTACATCTAATTTAAAATATCAAACAATGATGGATAGTGTGCAAGGACGTGGTCCTTGTTTGGCATTTTTACCATTTGTATCTATACCTGAATTAGAGAGTTGTATTATTGCTTGGGACTTCTTTGAAAACATACACTCACACTCATATACATACATTATAAAGAACTTATATTCAAATCCTAGTGAAGTTTTTGATACTATAATTACAGATGAGAAAATTGAGAAAAGGGCAATGAGTATAACAAGTAGATATGATGATATGATTAATTTAGGTTATAAATGGCAATTACAACCAGATAGTGTTGATATGTATGAGTTGAAAAAGAAATTATATTTAACATTGATGACTGTTAATATATTAGAAGGATTAAGATTTTATGTTTCTTTTGCTTGTTCGTTTGCATTTGGAGAATTAAAGTTGTTAGAAGGTTCTGCTAAAATACTTTCTTTAATTGCAAGGGATGAAACTTTGCATTTATCAATAACACAAAGAATACTTAATAACTATCGTGATAATGAAAATGATAAAATTATGAATAAGGTAATGAGAGATACAGAAAAAGAAGTTTATACAATGTATGAAAATGCAGTTGGACAAGAGAAGCGTTGGGCAACTTATTTGTTCTCAAAAGGTTCTATGATAGGATTATCAGAAAAACTATTACATCAATTTGTAGAGTATATGGCAAATAGACGTATGAGAGCAATAGGATTAGAACCAAGATACGACCAGAAAACAAATCCATTACCTTGGGTTGACCATTGGTTAAATAGTAGGTCATTACAAAATGCACCACAGGAGACCGAAATTGAAAGTTATGTTATAGGTGGAATTAAACAAGACGTACAGAAGGATCAATTCAAGAAATTTAAATTGTAAAAGTTTATTATGGAGTTAAATGAGTTAACAAAGAAATTTAAGACCACTTGTGGCAACTGTAAGACTGAATTTACAATTAATTATAATGATGAAGAAACAGATATGAAACCTATGTCGTGTCCATTTTGTAGTTATGAATTGGATGATGAAGAAGATGAGATTGGAGAAGAAGATGAAACACGTTGGGATTGATTATAGTTTAACAAGTCCTGCTATATGTGTAACAGAAGACTTTACGTTTGAACATAGCCGTTTCTATTTTCTTACTAATAAGAAAAAACATTTAGGTATATTTGGAAATATAACTGGTTCTGAACATCAACCGTGGACAGACCCTATACAAAGATTTACTCAAATTTCTGATTGGGTTTTAAAAGTTTTACGTTTATATCAACCTGGTGGGATTACAATAGCAATAGAAAACTATTCTTATGGTTCTAAAGGTCAAGCACTATTTCAAATAGCGGAAAATTGTGGTATACTTAAATATAGATTATTAGAACAAAAATGGAAATATAATGTTATTGTACCAAGTGTTGTTAAGAAATTTGCTACAGGTAAAGGTAATGCAGATAAAGAAATGATGTACGAACAATTTTGTAAAGATACAAAAACAGATTTAAAGAAGTTATTAGACACAGCAAAGGCAGGTAATCCAGTATCAGATATAGTTGATAGTTGGTATATAGCAAAGGCAAATTATGGGCGACTTTAAAATATTAATATTAGCATATCTAATTGGTCATAGTCCAATAGAAACACAACAAACTTTCCAAATGGAAGGTTGGTATAAAAATATGGAAGAATGTAAAAAAGAATTACTTTTACAAAAACCAGATGGAAGATATGAAGTGATGAACGAGTTTGTTATAGACGGAGAATTTAAATGGGATTGGTTAGTTGCAGGTTGTAAAAGTGATACAACTGGAGAAGAATTCCAACTTTGGCCGACTTATCCTAAAGGTAAACCAAAAGAGTTAGAAGGCATTGAATTTGATGTTTTTGAATTACAAGTATGAAATTATTAAAAGCAAAAAAAAGAGTTACTTGTAAAGATGAACCTTTAGTAGGTGTAACTCCAAGAGTAGTAGAAGTACCATTAAAAGATTTAATGTTAACTGCTGATAATGATTGGATGATGAAAAGATATCCTAAATTTAAGAAAAGTATAGATAGGATAGGTATGATGTATCCAATCATATATACTAATATGAAGTATTATTGGTTAGTAGAAAAAAGATGGCCGAAGGACGCATATTCAGGAATTCCTATACCTGGTATTGCAGTACATACAGGCAACAAGAGAGTGTATTGGGCAAAAGAAAATGGATACACACATATTGAAGGATATTATGTTAAAACTAAAGATGAACAAGCAGCAATAGTTAGACGAACATTTATGGCACCGAGTAGTTATGGACAATAAAGCATTAGGAATAAAAACTAGATTAAAAGATTTGCCAAAGGAAACAATGGATGAATTTGCTAGGAATAATATGATGGTGTATAATTGGGCAATGCCAGTTGACGAGTGTAACTTGTTTATTAAACAGTTTGAACAGATATCTCATAAGGATAAATCCCAAGTAGAAGCATTTAAAACTGGTAATAAAGAATTTACTGAAATTGATTTAGATACATCTTCTAATCCAAATTTTTGGATAGAAACTAAAACCAAATTTATACAAATGATGGAATTATATACAGATAGATTTAAGAAAAATTTGAATATACGTGATAAAGGAGATTTTCCACCAGTAATTGATAGAGAAAATATAAGAATAAAAAAGTATTTACCTAATGATAAAGATGAATTTAAAATCCACGTTGATGTACTCCGTTCTAAAGGTCCTTCATCAAAAAGATTTTTAGTTTTTATTTTATATCTTAATGATGTTGAAGAAGGCGGTGAAACACATTTAATAAAACAAGAAATAAAGATTGCACCAAGAGCAGGAAGATTGTTAATGTTTCCACCTTTTTGGACTCATCCACACGCTGGATTAAAACCAATTAGTGGACCAAAATATGTTATGATGTCTTATTTACATCTAGGAGATACAAATGTATAAACCATTACCAGACGGATTAATAATTAAAAAATCTTCTATAGAAGGTCAAGGATTATTTACAACAAAGTTTATTGAGAAAGATGTAAAGTTAGGTTTATGTCATATTGTTGTTAATGATGAACTTATAAGAACACCTTTAGGTGGTCATATTAATCATAGTGATAAACCAAACTGTATAAAGGTGAGAGGTGAATTAGGACTTAAAGATGTTGAAAATTATAATAAGTATTTTTTATATACTGAACGACCTATAAAAGCGTGGGAAGAATTAACAGTTAAATATACGTTTTATAATGTGAAAAATGAATAAAGATTAATGAAAAAGATAGTAGCTTTTGGATCAGGTAATGCATTGGCAGCAATATGTGGAGTTATTAATTCTAATCCACAATCTGATATGTCAGTACATAGAGTTTCTGAAGTAAAAGATAAACCAATATCTTTAGAAGATTTATATTGGATAAAAAATGCTGACGCTTATCTAGTTGATGGTACTTGGGGTAGTACAAATCCAGCAAGACAATGGAAACCAGATAAAATTTATGCTGAAGATAGTAAACTAGCCCACGGAAGACCAAGCACAGGAGTTAGAAGTGCAAGAATGGAATTTATAAATGTCTTTGTTCAAGAACTAGCAAAGATGTATAATAAAAAAGTTATTGTAACTGAAAGTGCTACATTATCAAGAATAAAATGTAATTACATAGATTCTTGGTATAAAAATACAGGTCCAAGATATTATCGTATGGGGTTAGGTCATTGGACATATGGAAGAACTAAATGGTGTAAAGTTGATAATTCAAAACCATCAAGATTACATACTATGATTGAAAGAACTGAAAAGAAAAATAATATAAAGTTGCAGAATATAGAACCACATCAATGGAAAAATAATAAAGATGGTGCAGTTTTAATTATGCCTGGTTTAGAATATGACCCTACATCTTCTGTTTCTGTACCAGAATTTATTAAAACTAGTGTTGAAAGAGTTAGACTAGCAACAAATAGAAAAATTATAGTTAAACCACACCCATTAAGTAAAATTGTAGTTAAAGATTTGGTGAAAGATGTTGAAGTTTTACCAAGAGAGACCAAATTACGAACTATTGTAGATAGAGTTTATTGTGGTGTGTTAGGAGAAAGTACAAGTATTTTTGAACTTATTAATTTAGGAATACCTTGTATTACTTCAAAATGGAATTTTGGAATTGAATTAAACAATACTAGTATTGATAGGATAGAGAAGATATATTATGCTACTCCACTAGAAGTTTTAAATTGGTATAAAATGGTATCTCATACAGAATTTTCTATGACAGAATTTAATTCACACTTGATTATACCTTATATAAAGGAGTTATTACAAAGATAATTATGTGTGCGATACACGGAATATTATGGTCATCAACTAGTTTGATAAAAGAAATGTTGTGCGAAGCACATCATAGAGGACCTGATGGTAATGGACATTGGCAAGATGAAGATATTACTTTAGGTCATAATTTATTATCAATCATAGACACTACAGAAAACTCAAAACAACCTTGGATTCATAACGATAGGGTGTTAGTATATAATGGTGAGATATACAATTACAAAGAACTAGGTAAAGAATTTAAACTTAAAACTAATACAGATACGGAAGTTTTAATGTTAGGTTTAGAAAGATATGGCATATCATTTATAGAAAAATTAGATGGAATGTTTGCATTTGCTTGCTATAATAAGAAGACAAAAGAATTAATTATTGCCAGAGATAGTAATGGAACTAAACCTCTTTATTATGGTTATATAAATGGTAAGTTTGCTTTTTCATCCGAGATTAAAAGTTTATTAACATTAGGATTTGAAAGAAAAGTAGATAAAGAGGCATTCAAACAGTATTATAAACAAGGATATAATTCTGGTTATTTGACATTGTTTAAAGGTATTAAAAAATTAGTACCAGGTGAAGTTGTTAAGATGAACGTAGTAACTAGTGCTAAAATTTCTACTAATATTAATAATAGACAAATAGGGTTAAGAAATGTTAAAAATGTAGGTAAAATTAAAGAAGAAGTTAGAAATAGATTACACCAGGCAGTAAAAGAAACCTTAATGGGTCGTAGAGAAATTGGATTGTTTTTAAGTGGTGGTATTGATAGTACGGCTATTTGTTATGAAATGTCAAAATTGTGGCAAACAAAACCAAAAACATTTAGTTCAAAATTTGAAACTTATGATTGGAAATCAAGGTCTAACGAAGATTGTATATTGGCAAAAGAAATGTCAGCAACATATGGTGGTGAACATAGAGAACTATATATTAATCAACAATATTTTACAGATAATTGGGAAAATACAGCGTTAGCATTAGAAGAACCTAGACAAAGTAAAAGTTTACCTGTATATTTTGGAGTTAATGAATATATAAAGAAACAAGGTATAACGGTAACTTTAAGTGGTGATGGTGGAGATGAATTGTTATGTGGTTATAAACATCATAGACAACCAGATTGGGCAACGAAGTTAAAAGCATTATGTGCTAATCATAGAGAATTAAAAAATAAAGAACTATGGGCAACACACGAAGAACAATTAGAGTATCTTGATAGTTGGTTTCCAAAAGGTGGTTTGCAAGGTGATGAAAGAAATGATTTTATGTTCATTGAGTGTTTAAATACATTATCAGAAGATTTTTTAATGAGAAATGATAAGTTAGGTATGAGATTTAGTTTAGAAGGAAGATTTCCTTTTATGAATAAAACTTTTAGAGATTATATACGAAGTATCCCTAGTGAACATAAAATCAACAAGAATTTTATGGAAGATAATTGGGCATATTATAATAAACCACTATTAAAGACAGCATATTATAAAAGATTACCATTAAAAATATTAGAGAGAGAGAAAACTGGTTGGAGATTTCCTACAGATGAATTTATTGTAGGTAGACTTAGCAAACGAGCTGATGATAATAACATATTAAAAGATTATATTAGAACTGTACTATCAAATAAAGAAATGCAAGAAATATTTGAATATAACCAGTCCGAAATAGATGATAAATATATGTGTAATAAAAGAGAAAGTTGGTCAAAAGGTTTAAATAAAGCTGGAGAAAAGAAAATATTACCTAATATTGGTCAACGCTCACAAAAAGAACTATTTACTATAATGGCATTTGCGATTTGGTACAAGGTTTTTAAGATGAATATATAAGGAAAATTATGAAATATCCATTAGCTTGTGATACTTGGGATCATAAAGAATTATACGCAATACAGGAAGTCATAAAAAGTGGGCGATATACAATGGGTCCACACGTCAAGAAGTTTGAGCAAGAGTTTGCCAAATATTTTAGATGTACAGACGCAGTTATGGTTAATAGTGGTTCAACTGCCAATCTATTAATGATTGCATTATTAAAATTAAAATATAAAAGAGGTGGTAATATAATTGTGCCTGCTGTATCTTGGTCAACAACTTTCTTTCCATTACAACAATACGGTTTTAAATTAAATTTTGTAGATGTAGATAGAGAAACTTTAAATATAGACCCTAATAAAGTTAGAGAAGCAATTAATGAGGATACTTGTGCTATATTTGCAGTTAATCTTTTAGGTAACTCTTGTGACCACTATTCATTATATCATATTGCAAGAGAACGTAACCTTATATTATTAGAGGACAATTGTGAGAGTTTAGGTGCGAAGACATATAATTATGAGTTTTGTGGAACGTTTGGTCAAATGGGTAGTTTTTCATTTTTCTTTTCACACCATTTACAAACAATGGAAGGTGGAATGATTGCTTGTAGAGATAAAGATGACGCAGATTATTTAAGGTCATTAAGAGCACACGGTTGGTGCCGAGATTTACCAGATGACAATAAGATTTATAAAAAGACAGGTGATAAGTTTAAAGATAGTTTTACGTTTGTAACTCCAGGATATAGTGTTAGACCATTAGAAATGAGTGGTGCAATTGGTAGTGTACAACTTAAAAAAGAATCTGAAATGAGAACACAAAGAATTCGTAATGCAAAATATTTTCAACATAAATTTAAAGATAATCCAAATATTTTATTACAGAAAGAAATAGGAGAATCAAGTTGGTTTGGTTTCTCAATGGTATTACAAAAAGAATTATATGGTTGGCGTGATGTAATTGTTAATAGACTTACTGAAGCAGAAGTAGAGTGTAGACCTATTGTTGCAGGTAATTTTATGAACAATCCTGTAATAGATTATCTTGATTATTATAATAATAGTTGTCCAAATGCAGATTACATACACGAAAATGGTTTGTTTATAGGAAATGATATAAGAGATTTAAAAGAAAATATTGATATGGTTTATGATTTGATTAATAAACCAGTAACTAGATTAGAACAAATGGAAACATTAACACACGATCCTATTGTGGATTAATTAAGGAGTAAAATGAAAAGAGCATTAATAACAGGAATAACTGGACAAGACGGCGCCTATCTTGCTAAATTGTTATTAGAAAAAGGTTATAAAGTATTTGGTGGACAAAGACGAAGTACATCACCAAAACATTGGCGACTAGATGAAATGGGTATTACAGACCAAATAGAGTTTGTTGAACTTGACGTAATAGACCAGGCAAATATAAGAAGAGCAATAGAAGAAACTCAACCAGATGAAGTTTATAATTTAGCTGCTCAATCATTTGTATGGTTATCATTTAAACAACCAGAACTTGCTACTTTAATAGACGCAATGGGTCCTTTGAGAATACTAGAAAGTATAAGACAAGTTAATCCTAAAATAAAATTTTATCAAGCAAGTACAAGTGAAATGTATGGAAAAGTATTTGAAACCCCACAAAAAGAAACAACGAAATTTTGGCCGAGGTCACCATATGGTGTTGCAAAACTATATGCTCATCACATAACAATTAATTATAGAGAGGCGTATGATATGTTTGCTTGTTGTGGTTTATTATTTAATCACGAAAGTCCACATAGAGGTGAGGACTTTGTAACTAGAAAAATATCAAAAGGTTTAGCACATTGGTTGCAAGAAGGAAGACCAATTGTTTTAGGAAATTTAAATGCAAAAAGAGATTGGGGACACGCTGAGGATTTTGTTAGAGGTATGTGGCAAATGCTACAACACGATAAACCAGATGACTATATATTAGCAACTGGTGAAATTCATACAGTAAAGGAATTTGCAGATATGGCATTAGATTATAAAGATATAAAACATTATTGGAAAGATGGTAAATGTTTTACAGACGGCAATCAATTAATTATTACTACTGATAAGAAACATTTAAGACCTGCTGAGGTAGATGTATTACAAGGGGATGCTAGTAAGGCAAGAGAAGTATTAGGTTGGGAACATAAACATAATGTAGAGAGTTTAATGAAAGAAATGGTTGACGCAGATGTTGGTAGATTTTGTAGTGACCATCAATCAGGAGTACCAAGACTTTGGGATGCTCCAGAGAATTGTATATAATGAGCATTCCTTTAGGCAATAACAGTTCCTTATTTGTTACAACATTTAATAAAAGATTATATGATGATTATGCTCATCAATTAATTGACTCATACAAGGCAACAAATCAAAAACCACATATGCTTGTTTTTGTTGAAGATAGTCCAAGTTTATATCCTAAAGTAGACAAAGTAAAGTATGAAAATATATTTGATTTTGAACCAGATTTAAAAGATTTTATTAAAAGAAATAAACATAGAGTAGCAAATAATTTTTATGAACAAGCGATAAGATTTAGTTATAAAGTATTTGCTCAATCGGCAGCAAGAGCTTGGTCAGATAAAATATTTTATGTAGATAGTGATTGTAAGTTTATGGACACAATACCACGTCTTTGGTGGCAGCAATGTTTACCAATGTTAACATTTTTATCATTTTATAATAGACCAAATCAATATACAGAAACAGGTTTTGTTGCATTTAATAATTCAAGTCTTGTAGCCAATGATTTTTTTCAAGCATATAAAAATTGGTATGTAACAGATAAAGTATATTCAATAAAGAAATTAGGAAAGAATTTTTGGACAGATTGCCATACATTGGACGGTACTAGGCAAATGTTTAAAAACGATCCCAGGTATAGTGAAAAACCACTAGGGGATGGTGGAAATGGACATATAATGGCAAGAGATACGTTTATTAATCCATATATAGACCATAGAAAAGGTAAAAGAAAATACCAACCAAATAGTCCAGAATGGAGAAGAAACAGATGACAAACGGCGTAGATGAACAAGACAATGCTCATAACTTGACATATGAAAACGAAACTCAACTTAATAGAACTGTTACGATTCCTTTAAGAGAATATGATGAACTTAAAGAGCAAACACATTATATTACGGATGAGAATGCGATAGCGATTATTGATAAGTTAGGTGAGTTAGTAAGAGCGTTGCGTAAAAATATAAGAATACCTATAAAAACGAAATAGTAATGATTAATATTTTTATTGGGTATGATAGTAAAGAGAAGGTTGCTTTTAATGTACTTGCATATAGTATATTAAAACATAGTACCAGACCTGTATCTATTACACCAATATATTTAAAAAATATAAAAGATAATTTTACTAGAGAACGTAGTAATATAGAATCAACTGAATTTAGTTTTAGTAGATTTATAGTACCTCACCTTATGAATTATAAGGGGTGGGCATTGTTTATGGATTGTGACCAGTTAATGTTAACAGATATTGCTGAGTTATGGAGATTAAGGGATGAACGTTATGCTGTACAAGTGTGTAAGCACGATTATGTACCAAGAAAGACAAAGAAGTTTTTAGGTCAACCACAAACAAAATATGAAAAGAAAAACTGGTCAAGTTTTATGTTGATGAATTGTGATAAGTGTACAGCGTTAACACCAGATTATGTGAATAGTGCAACAGGATTACAACTACACCAATTTAAATGGTTAGAAAATGATAGTTTGATAGGAGAATTACCTTTAGAGTGGAATTGGTTAAGTGGAGAATATCAAAAGAAAGATGATGTTAAGAACGTCCATTTTACAGAAGGAGGACCTTGGTTTGTAGATTATTTAAATTGTGATTATGCAGAAGAATGGTTAAAATTAAAGGAAGAAACAACTGAAACAAATATGGTTAAATGATACAAGGATTATTAACTAGACCAGCAACAGATGATATTGTAAGACATTTTGTTTCAAGTGCAGGAGGAACATTACATAATGTTAAAGATGTTGATATAGATAAACCTATTACTTGTTTTGGAATATTAAGAGGCACAGGCGAACTTTTAAAACAAAGTAAAGAGTTTTATTATTTTGACCACGCTTACTTATATGGTAATAGACACTCTCCATCAAAGGTAACTGGTGAGAGAATATATAGATTAACAAAAAATCATTATCATATACAAACTATACAAGAACTAACAGATGAAGATAATGAAAGAATTAAAAAGTATAAACAGTATATAAAATTACAACCTTGGAAAAGTGATGGCAATTATATCTTAATTATAGCACCTTCTCATTTTCAAATAGCATATCATAATATAGGTAGTTGGGTTGATGATACTATAAAGACTTTAAAACAATATACAGATAGACCTATTAAAGTAAGAGATAAAAAAAGTAGTAAACCTTTAAGAGAAGAAGTACAAAGTGCATATGCTATAGTATCTCATAATTCAGCAGTTGTAGTTGACGCTGTTTTAAATGGGGTACCTGTATTTTGTGATAAAATGAATATGGGAGTACCAATGGGGTTAACCGATTTTAGTAAAATAGAACAACCTATAAAACCTGCTAGATTAAAATGGATACATAGTTTATTAGCAAATCAATTTACTATGACAGAAATAAAAAATGGAACAGCTTGGAGAAAAGTACAATGAGATTAGATAACGAAGTAAAATTAGATTATAAAGACGTATTGTTGAAACCTAAACGGTCAACATTATCATCAAGACGTGATGTAGAAATGACTAGGTCATTTACATTTAGAAATTCTGGTGAAACATATGAGTGTTGTCCAATAATAGCAAGTAATATGGATGGAGTGGGAACATTTAGTATGGCGAAAGTTATACAAGAGTATAAGATGTTAACCACGATTACAAAGACAACAACGATAGAACAATGGAGAAAAGCAGTAGGTGAAGGTATTAAATTAAAGTATCTATCAGTATGTACAGGTACAGGTAAATTATGGGATGATAATGCTGAAGATTATACTACAATGCAAGAAGTATTAAAGAGTTTTCCAGATGTTAAGTTTATTACAGTAGATGTTGCAAATGGTTACCATACAAATTTTTCAGATTTTGTTGGTGCAGTTAGAGAAGAGTATCCAGACAAAACTATAATTGCAGGTAATGTAGTAACTGCTGAAATGACCGAAGAACTAATTATACAAGGTGCAGACGTAGTTAAAGTAGGTATTGGACCAGGTAGTGTATGTACAACAAGAACAATGGCAGGTGTAGGGGTACCTCAATTTAGTGCAGTAGTAGAGTGTGCTGACGCTGCTAATGGTGTTGGTGGTCATATAGTTGCAGATGGTGGTTGTAATATGCCAGGAGATATTGCGAAAGCATTTGGTGGTGGTGCTCATTTTGTGATGTTAGGTGGAATGCTAGCAGGACATAATGAAAGTGAAGTAGAATTAAAAGATGGACAAAGAGAGTTTTATGGGATGTCTTCTGATAGAGCAAGAGAAGTACACGGAAAACGAAAAGATGGTTATAGAGGTAATGAAGGACGAGCAGTTATATTACCAGATAGAGGACCTGTTAAAGAAACGATAGAAGATATATTAGGAGGTGTCCGTTCAAGTTGTACATATATTGGTGCAAGACGATTAAAAGATATTCCTAAATGTGCAAGTTTTGTTAGATGTAACCAACCATTGAATACAGTATTTGAAACTTATGATAATAACGCATAATATACCTTGGGATAAATGTTTAAGTAAACAGTTATTTCCTGCCATAGAAAAAGGTTGGACTGATACAGATAAACCTGTTCACTTTTTTTGGGGTTTAGCTGGACAGAATAGAAAAGAAATACGTAAATGTATGGAGAGTGGTGAGGAATGGTGGTACGTAGATGTTGGTTATTTAACACAACAAATTACAAGATATCCAGAACCTAAAATACACGATTACGATAAGACATATTTTAGAATATGTAAAGGTAATATACACACGATTAGGTGCAAAGTTGGACCTGGTTCAAGATTACAGAAACTAGAGCATCAAGGGATTGACGTACAGTTTAAAGGGTGGAATACTGGAGAAACAACTCATATACTAGTAGCACCTTCTTCTGAAACGGTAACTTACCAAATCAATGGTATGAGCCAATCACAATGGGTTGAACAAGCAACAAAACAGATAGCAGAACATACAGATAAACCAGTTAGATTTAGAAATAAACCTAGACCTGGTAATGAGTTTTGGAATACAGATATTAAAGAAGACTTAAAAAATGCTCATTGTTTGGTAACCAATATGAGTTTATCTGCTATTGATTCAATATTAAATCAAGTACCTGTAATATGCCATCAACGAAATATAGCGTCATTTGTTTCATCAAAAGATATAAAGTTTATAAACAAACCAATGAGACCAGGACGAAAGACTATAACAGAATGGTTAAAGATGATTGCAGAAAATCAATTTACAATATCTGAAATTACAGATGGAACTGCTTATAGAACATTACGAGAACAAAACGTATGATGAATTTTTGCTGTGTATATTATGGAACAAAGTATTCATTAGATTATGTACAAGTGCTATACAATATGGTAGAAAGACATTTAACCATACCCCATAGGTTTATATGTTTTTCAGACCACGTAAAACCTCAAAAGATATTAAAAGGCGACATACAGTTTAGAAAGTTTAGATTTCACGATTATGATGGTTGGTGGAATAAAATGCAACTGTTTAGTGAAGAAGCAAACTTGGTTGGACCTTGTTTATATATGGATTTAGATGTAGTGATTTTAGATAACATTAATGAGTTAGCGACATTTGGTGATGATATGACATTTGGTGTAATAAACGATTTCAATATAAAAACGGAAGAGTATAATTCAAGTATAATGAAATTCAATAATGAAGTTGCAACTAAATTAGTATGGAATAAGTTTTTAGAAGATAAAACTGATTTAATGAAATTGCAAGGCGACCAAAACGCAATGTCCAGATTAGTTAAAGGTAGTCAATACCTAAAAGTTATGCCAGACGAATGGACATATTCTTATAAATGGCATAGTAGACAAAACCCTAGATTTCATAAAAGTGAGTGGAAGTTTGAAAAGAAAGAAAAAGCTAAAGTTGCAGTATTTCACGGTAGACCTTTACCACACGATTCAGACGAAAAATGGGTCAAGGAATTGTGGAATTAGAACAAAACAAGAACAAATATCTCTAAAAACCCAGTAAAATCAACGTAAATTAGTACTTGACAATCCCGATTATCGGTGATATAGTATACACATACTATGAAAACAAACACTATGAATAAATCAAAACAAGTAAAATTAAATGACGTTGACTATACTTTTAATGTAGTTTATTTAAGAGAATATATTGATCCAGATGACCAAGAATTCTTTTATGCATATGAAACTATCTATAGAAACGTTCCATATAAATTCAAAGACAAATTCAATACAAAATCTATGAAGATGAAAATTCTTAAATTTTGTGATTGGAATTATAAAGAACCTGCTGTTAACTTTCAAAACGTAACTAAAGTTGAATTGATAGACCAAGATGAATATTATAAAACATACGAACAAGTATTCGGTGATACTGCTAAAGATGATATGAATATGTTTAATGATTACGGTCAATCTTATGACAGACAATCTTTCAGAAAAGATTTTAATAAAGAATTAACATATAAATTAAACCCTAATAAAAGAAAAGTAGAACAAATGAAAGGACTAAACTAATGAGTGCAACTAAAAATCTCGCTTGGGACCAAGCAACTGAATTTTTAAGTAAGATTGAAAGCAAGTTATTAGAAGGTGAAATGACTAAAGACGTTGCTTTAAAAAAACTTACTGAAACAAATTATAACATTGCAATGGAAGGAATTGATTCTTCAGATGACGCAGAAGAGTGGATTGACCTTGTTATTGCTGAAAGACAAAACGAAGTACAAAAAATGAGAGAGGACGGTACAATATGAGTAATATAACAGACCAATATATCGGAAAAGACGATATCGGTAAAAACCTATACAGAAAGAAAACTTATTATACTTTATGCATAGAACAAGATTGTCTTGCTAAAAATCAAGAAGAAGCAGACACTAAATTAAGTGATTGCGGAATTGATTATAGTAAAATTACTAAAGATATAGCAGAAGAAAAAAACGGTGTTGAAACCTATATGACAGACGCCAACTATACAGATTCAGATAAAACTGAATATGTTGCAAAAGTTGTTTATGATGACTATGACGGTTTAGAAAATGCTATAGAAAACGGTGATGTTGAGTTAGACACATACGCTTTAGAAAATGATATAGTCACAGCAGACGGTAAAGTTGTTGATAAAGAAGAATCACCACTTGATGATTTACACGAAGCATTAAACCCTAATAACAGTTATAAACTAGTAGAGAGTAAATAATGGATTTAGCACACGGATTTGGACTTATGTTTATCGGAATTATTTTAACAGTAATTGGATTTGCTGTTGCTTTATATTACGGAAGTAAATCTAATAAACCAAAAGAAGAATTAACAAGTGTTCAAAAATCATTAAGAGATTTAAATAACGGAGATACGGACTAATGAAATATAAAGAAGATAAAATATTAAATGAAGTATTAGAATATATTAAGACAACTTATTCTAAACATTATTCAACTACTAAAGAAGGTTTCCAAGTACAAGACATATTAAGACATTTAGATATAGACAAAGATTTCAGTTTATCAAATGCAATAAAATACCTTATGAGATACGGTAAAAAAAACGGTAGAAACAAATTAGATTTATATAAAGCAATACACTATATTGTTTTATTAATCAATAGTGAAGAAAACGGATCCACTTTAATGGAACCTAATATGGAAGAAATACAACAAACAATAAAAGAATTATCAGTTACAAAATGAAAAAGAAAACAAAAAAACTTATATTAGAATTATTAGATTTTTGGCCAATGACAATAGTTGTGCCAACAATGATTATTTTAATTTTAACAGCAAATATATGGTAAGTAATAAAATTATATACGATAAACTGATATTCTATTATGATGTAGATGATATGAATATAACCATTTACGGTAAAGATTGGAAACCAGTTGAGTATTTAAGTGATACAGAAAGAAGAGAGAAAGTAAGACAGCATATATTAAAATATGATTTGACAAAAAGAATAGGAGGTAAAAAATATATGACATTATTAAATGAAAACGAACTATACATTAATGGTATGACAAATAAAGTTGATACTATTAATTCAATAATTGATAATATTGATGATAATGATTTAGATACCGCTAAAGATAGCTTAAATCAACTAAAAGAAGTTGAAGAAAAAGAACTTTATGGAACTAAAGAAGAGTCTGATATAGACACTATGTTAGAACTAGAAAATGAAATGAGTAAAGGAAAATAATATGGACGGAAACGGAATGATATTGTTAATCCTGTTTATTTTTTCAATGGCAGGTTTAGTTTATATGATAATTTTATCAAATGAAATGAGTACGTTAATTGATAGATTATTGGGTAGAACTAAAAGACTAATGAATAAAATAGATAAGATAAATGATGAAAAAAATGAATAATCCCGCTATAGCAGACTATCAAAGTAGTTGGAAAAGCTCACCAGCGCCCTTGCTAGGGGTTCGGAAATGCAGGAAAACGAGTAAAATAGAGCATAATTTAAGGATTGACATTAGCAACGATTTATGTTAATATTAAGACAATTGAGAAAGGAACATACATTATGAGTAGTGTAATATATAATAAAGAGAACATCTACAAAGAGTTTAATGTTGCAAAACAAAAAGACATTGAACTATCAGACAAGAAAACAGACGAAGAAAAAGAGAACGATATCCATACAAATAGATTGCAGTTTTGTAAAGACCATAAAGAACTGAACGAGAAAGACCCAGGACTATATGATGTAAATATTAAGTGGGACAGTTTAATAACTGCTTATTCTTCTGAAAATCCAAGAGACCATTTCTATAAAAGAGTATTCGGCAGAACTTATGCTGAACAAATGGCTTTTGAAACTTCTGAATCCGAAGGAGAAGATGACGGAGGAGAAGATTCATATTATAGAAGTAGAAGAAAGAATAGAAACTATAAAAGATAATATGCCAAAACCAACAATTAAAGAAATTTTTGACCCACAACAAACTGTTTGTGATGATTTTCACGAATGGGTGAGATTAGAAACTGAAAAAGTTAATGATCCTATTATGGTACATATGACAATTTTGGGTCAAACATTAAAAATTATGAAGTCAGTAATGCCTAGTGCAGATTATGACGGAATAATGGACACGGTTTATCAATCAAAAGATAAGATAGAACCGTTTAAAAAAGCGAGTATACATTAATAAGGAGAATATTATGAAAACTTTGATGTCAATACTAGTATTAATTATGCTGTCAACTTCTGCTAACGCAGGTACAATGGTTGAAGATAAAATTAATGCAGTAAATACGTGGTTTGCTAATGAGAAGCAATCTACGGTAGATTTCCAAAAAGTTAAATGGCAAGAAGGTAAAGACCAAATTGCTAGTACTATTGCGAAATTTAAAAAAATGTTTAACTGGAGTAATTAATGAGTACAGGAGATTTTGTTTGTACAAGTGCCAATGATGGTACACATTATTTCAGACCTATTACTGCTAGAGCTCAAACGTTCTGGCAGCAAAAAGGTTTTAATAATTATGTAATTGATAATAACGAAGATTATTACATTGTAAAGAGTGTTAATAGTCAGAAAATATGTGATGAGATACGCAAGAATAATATGGATTTTACTAGTTAGTATATTACTAACAAATTGTGCTAACAGGTCACATACAGGTGCCGTGTTAGGTGCAACAACAGGAACAACAATATGCTTACAGTATATAGGAGATAATCCTTATTTGATAGCAACGTGTGCTGTTGGTTCTGCTTTTGCTGGTGCAGAAATTTTATATAAAAGTGATAAAGATGTACATAATGCTGTTTTTGTAGACCATTTAAATACAAGTGGACACGGTTCATCTTATACAAATTGGTATAATTCACAATCAGGCAATGGAGGAATTATACACATAACAAGGTCATATATGATTGGACCAATAATATGTAAAAATTATGACCATACAGTAGATATAACATCAGGTTGGCCAATGATTGGAATTGGTAGAGTTAATAGAGAAGTTATTTTTGGAACTGCTTGTCAGTTGCCAGATGGCAGATGGATAGAAAAACCAGAAGGATTGGTACAAAATTAATGTGGAATATAGATAAAATTTTAGCAACAACAATATTAATAATATTATTAATGTGTGCTTATGCAGTAAGTGGTGCTCAAGCGTGTGTTGATTGTGATTTAAATAAAAAAGAATTTGAAAAAACTGCTGAAGTAATGGAAATAGAGTGGCATAATCCAGATGGAACTATACAACGTAGTACAAAAGTTGTAGATGGTTCTCAAAAGATATTATATGATAATGTTAAACCAGTAACTAAAAATGATACTGAACAATTTTGTTATATAAAAGTTATTATTAAACAAGAGTCAAATGGAAATATATCCAAAGAAGAGAAATTATATTGTTCCGATGGAAGTAGTGGTATAGATACACCTTCTTATTGGGAACTTTTTGCCCAGTTTTACTACCGTAATACTGCTACACCAGAGTATTGCAGATATTATAGTCGTAAGAATCACGCTTTTAAATCGTACGGAAAAGTGTGTTTAGATGAGTACGGAGAATGGAAGGTAAAATAATGATTAAAAATATAATCATAATTGCTCTCCTATTAGTTATTGTATATGGAGTAAGTGCTACAGAATTTTTGGGTTATGCTCAATCTAGCATTGACTTATTGCAAGAACTGTTATATAATGTACAAAGGAGTGTGAAAAACTAATGAACAAATACATTAAGATTTTATCAGTTACAGTACTAGGTCTATTATTGACTAATTGTGCTGCTAATTATAAAATCAAAAGTGAAAAAGGTAAAGTAGTTAATACTGTTCCAAAATGGTATATGGCTGATTTTTCTGAAAAGGAAGCTTGTGATATAGCAAGATTCGGTAAAGAGAAGGAAAAGCAATGTATATTTGGAGTTGGTACTAGCGTTTCACCAGACTTAAATCTCGCAATTGAGAAAGCTAAAATGATAGCGAAAGCTGAAATAGCAGACATTATCAAAGGGGAGATGAATAAAGAGTCAAAACAATTTATTACTGAAATTGGTAAATCAAACAGTAAGACAGTTGTTAGTGAAGTAGAATCTGTATTGGTCAATATTATTAAAGATACACCAGTTAGAGGATATGAAATCTTTGCTCAAGACGTAACCTTAACAAAGAACGGTTACTATAGAGCTTGGATAGGTTTGAGATTGCCATTAGGTGAATATAATAAAATGTTCAACTATACAATTGAACAAGCTACAGACGCTTATAACTTAAAGTATCACGCTAACAAGTCATTTGAAAATCTTATGAAAAAAGAGGATGACAATGATAAAGAAGTTAGCAATTAAAGATATCACAGTATATTCAAAACAAAATTGTGTATACTGTGTGAAGGCAAAGTCCCTTCTAAAGGGACTTGGTCTAATCTTTACAGAAAAGAAATTAGAAGAATTTAAGTCAGTTGACGAAATGATTAAGGACATTGGTAAGAAGGTAAGAGCAATGCCTCAAATCAAGATTGATGGAGAACTAGTCGGTGGATATAATCAACTTATAGAATATTTTAATAATAAAGGTGTAGTGAATTTTAAAGGTGAGATTATCCGTGACTAAAGATAAAGATAAAAAAGGCAAATTAATTTTATTTCCTGAAAACAGAATTAAAAAAAGAATTACAAAACCACAAGAATCCCCATTTACAAAACGATTAAAAGAGCAACAAACTAGAGATTTTATTGAACATAGTGTAGATGAAATTGGATTTGATTTATTAAGAAAATTTAATGATATGGGATTAAAGACTTCAAAACAAACATTTACTAAAGACCTTGCGTTAGTTATTGATTGTATAAGAGGTTTAATTTATAGAGATTTTGATATGGCACACGCTGCTCAATTAATGTCAAATAAAATGGTAATGATAAAATTTAATAAAATGGGTAGAGCATCCGCTGCCAGGATAGATTATTCAGATTTTATGAAAGCAAAACCAAATAAACAAAGAAATATTTTTAATAAAGAATTTAAAGAAGAGTTAAATGATTTACAAGATGGATCAGATATGTTTGAGTCTGATATGGATTTGAACGGTGATGATGATAAGAAATAGTTTAATGATATTAATAATGCTTACTTTTATGGGTTGTGCTAAAGGGTTAAAAGATACACCTAAACTAGACGCAATGGGTAAATTTTTTGATTGTTTAGGTGATAGTAGTAAGTGTGAGAAATTAAAGAATTCCGTTGAGGAATAGTCCTATGCAGACTTTAAAAAGCAAAACAAAGGAGGAAGAAACATTATGTTTTTTTCAAAAAGTAAAGTTGCAACAGCAACTAAAGGCAGAAAAAGACTGTCTAAAACTCAAAAAGTTGTAAACTTATTTGAGAAAGGTGAGCCAGTTTCTTGGAAAGTTTTAAGAAACAGATTTGACCTACAATCACCAAGAGCGATGGTTGATAAACTACGTTCAAAAGGTCATATGATTTATATTAATAAATCATCTTCAGGTACATCTTATAGATTGGGTACTCCTACAAAAGCTATTATAGCTGCTGGGATAACTAAACTGTACGGTACTGAATACGCATATAATTAATTGCGTAATTGAATCGTAACCAATACGATTGACACAGGCGACCATATATGTATAAAATTCGCCTGTGTCTTAATAAAAGGAATTATGAAATTTGAAATTAATAAAATAACACCTCTACACGATTTATCTTGGTATATAAAATGGATTAGCTCCTTTATAATACTATCGGCAATGGCATTAACATCAATGGATGTTTATCCTTTAAATATGTACATACATTTAGTTGGTGTATCAGGTTGGTTTGTTGTTGGTATGTTGTGGCACGATAGAGCATTGATATTTTTAAATGCAGTTGCAATAGCAGTTTTTTTAATGGGTATATTAAACTATCATTTAGCAGAAGAGTGTGAGAACTGTATGATACCATTAAAATTAACTCTATGAAAACAACTGATTTAACTCCAGTAGAAATTCACAATAACATTTATTACAAAAGGGATGATTATTATGCTCCCTATGGTAGAGATAATGTTAATGGAGGAAAAACAAGACAGGCAATTTGTTTGTTTAGAGAATTAAAAGATGAAATTAAAAACAAATATAATGGTGGAGTAGTTACAGGTTCATCTGTTAATAGTCCACAAGCACCTATCATAGCGGCAGTTGCTAAAGACTTTGGTTTTAAATGCGTCATAGGTGTAGGTGGTACAACACCTAAAACAATAGACACCCACCATATGATAAGATTATCAAGACATTATGGTGCTGATATTGAAAACGTTGCAGGTCACGGATATACAGTTGCAATAGATAGTGGATTAAAAAAGAAAGTAATATCTAAAAAAGGTTATATGTTAATCAAGTTTGGTAATAGTGCTGCTACGAATCCTGAATCAATATTTGATAGTGTTGCTAATCAAGTTAAAAACATACCTGACAAGTTAGATAATATAGTAATTTCAGTTGGTAGTGGTATACAGTTTGCAGGTATAGTAAAAGGTATAGAGAAGTTTAAGAAAAAGGTAAAAAGAATTATAGGGGTCACCTTTGTTGACCGTAGTAAAAAGATTAATGAGTATTTAAATCAATTTAGTAATCTTGAATCAGGTTTTAAGAAGTTTCAAGATTATGAAATGTACAAAACACCATATCCATATTCAAAACCCATATGGGAAGATGTTGGTAATGGCTTTATTGACGATATATATGAAGGTAAAGCACATAAATGGATGAGAGAGAATATAGATACTACAAAAGAAAAGACGCTATTTTGGAGTATAGGGAGAAGATTGACAGCGGAACAAGTAGATAAGTTATATAAATAGATATATGATTAATATTAGAAATTGGAGTATAAAATGGCAGAAGAAGCAAAACAACATCCATCATTAATAAGTAAGTCTTCAATGCAAGCAATGGCAGCTACGGCTGGTTCAGATGACTTGCTATTTTCAGAAGTCTTAACTAGAGTAAATAACGCAAAAGATAAAGCTAAAAAGTTGGCGGTCTTAAAACAATATGACCATCCATCTTTAAGGATGCTTTTAAAAGGATCATTTGATCCTAGTATTGAGTGGGAGTTACCAGACGGTACACCTCCTTATATGGAAAATCCAGCACCGAAAGGTACTGAACATACTACACTTAAAACTGAAGCAAAACGTTTGTGGCATTTTATTAGAGGTGCAGACAATAAAACTACAAGAACTCAAAAAGAAACTTTGTTTATCCAAATGTTAGAAGGATTACATATGGACGAAGCGAGATTATTGCTTAGTGTAAAGAATAAAGAATTACATAGAGCATATAAAGGGTTAAGCGACTCTGTAGTAAAAGAAGCGTTTAGATGGAACGAATTGTACCAAAAAGAAGAACAAAAATAGAACAATAGTCAAAAAGACTTGGTTTTACTTGATTTTAAGTGCTTGACTTTCCATATGTTTTTGTGTATAATAGATACATATAAACAATAAATATAGAAAGAGAGAATATATTATGAAAAAAGTGATGTTTATTATACTATTGAATTTAGTAATATGGTTTGGACTTACTAGTTTATCCAATATTGCTAATGCAAATGATTATAATAAAGCAGTTATAGCACACGTTATCAAGGAAAACCTTGACGGCAACGGTGTAGATACTACTGCTTTAATGGAGGCAGAACTACATAGGATAGTATACGCTATGATAAATGAGTTTAGTGGCGTTATACAAGAACACCTACCAAATATACTAGATAGTCTTGCTAGTGAAATCAGACAAAAAAATGATGAGGAGTTTAAATGTGCTCTTCTAAAGAATAGTGACTATGAGTGTAATTGAAAATATAGTTAACGTTTTACATTGGATATATCAATATATTCCTAGAGAATTAGTAATAGTAATTCTTGGGAGTATGATTTTATTTGTTATTTTAGAATTAGGGGATAGAAAAAGAAAAAGAGAATGGCTAAAAGAACAAAAACAGTTACAAAAAGGCAGAAAATCAAAAGAAAGTTAAAGAAGGAACTTTCTGCTGTGAAGATGTTAAAATATAAAACTACATATAAGGATATCAAAAAGTATTTTAAACTTATTAATGAACACGTGTTTGATAATAAGTTATCTCCCTTTAATGATATTGAGTTGGTACATAGACCAAGAAATTACATAGGACAAGTTGTAATAAATGATAAGATAGGTAAAGGAACTAGAAACTTTGTATTAGAAATGTTAAAGTTTTATAGTAATAAAAAAGAATTTGTTGATACGTTGGCACACGAAATGATCCATCTGTATCAAATGGTAAATTTAGGTGATACAGGAAATCACAACGATACATTTTTTAGTTTTAGACCAAAACTAAAAGCAGTCGGATTAGATATATAAATAAAAAAAGGATATATTATGGCAGAAGTGAGAAAGACAAAGGAACTAGACTATTATTTAAAGAGAATAATATTAAAAGTTCCAGATAAAATACAACAGTTTATAGATGATGAAAACGGTGAATTCTCTATGACTTATTATACTGGAGATTGGTCAAAAGACATATATGATAACTTTACTGAACTACAAGCAGAAAAGATATTTAAACGTATGGCACAATTTCAGAACAAGATAAGTTTTGTCCAAAAGAAAAATGCACCATCAATTGGTGGTTATGAATACCAGATAGCGAGGTTTTAATGAAACTGAACTTAAAAAAATATTCAGGTGCTTTCAGAAAAACATATTGGTGGATTAAAGCAATTTTAGTAGTTGTTTTTGTATCTTCATTAGCATATGGTTGGGGAACATTTACACCAAATCCAATTGCAGTTAAGAAAGCAACGGAAGAAACTAGAATACAACACGCCATTTGGGCAGAAAATTTAGGACTACACGAACCTAGTTTTGAATATACAAATAAAAAAGAATTTATAATAGAAGTAAACAAGTGTGTTGATTATTTAAATTGGAAAACTCCACCAGATAAAAGAGTACCAATTCAAATGGTGACAGCACAAGCCGCTTTAGAGAGTGGTTGGGGTACAAGTAGATTTGGTATAGAAGCAAATAACTTATTTGGAATTAAGACTTGGAATAAAGATAAAGGTTTATTACCTATTGGTATGAGTGAAGACACACCTTGGCGAGTAAGAGTTTTTAAAACGAAGTGTAATAGTGTTCAAGAATATATAAGAATATTAAATGAACACCCAGCATACAAAGAGTTTAGAGCATTAAGAGCAAAACTATTAGAAAAAGGTGAACTGTTAGATTCAGTACAGTTGATTGCTACGTTAGATAAGTTTTCAACTACTGAAAATTATGATAAAAGAGTTATCAATATGATGACAAAAATTGCTCAAGTGTTAAAGGAGTAGTTTAAATGAGAAGTTTACTTTTTATATTCATAGTACTTTTTAGTGCTATATCTATATCAGGTATTGCTGCCGCTTATAGTATTATAGGACTGGCAACTCTATTTGCAGGTGCGAAGATAGCAATTATTGCTATGGGTACTTCATTAGAAGTTGGTAAGTTAGTTGCCGCCAGTTGGTTATATCATAATTGGAGAAATGTAAATCTCCCACATACAATAAGAGCATATTTAACAACGTCTGTTATTGTATTAGTATTTGTAACTAGTATGGGTATTTTTGGGTTCTTATCCAAGGCACACCTAGACCAAGTAAGACCTAGTAGTGATAATACAGTACACATAGCATTAATAGATAGGCAGATTTTACAAGAAAACGTTGTTATAGATAGAGCAGAAAAAACTTTAAACCTATTAGACAAAGCATTAGAGGTTTACCTAGATAAAGAATATGTTAGTAGAGGTCTTAAAGAAAGAAAAAAGCAGAAAGAAGAAAGAGATTTTTTAAATAATGAAATAAGAGTTGCAATGGATAAGATTGCACAATTGACATTAAAGAAAGGTAATATAGAACTAGACCAACTAAAGATAGAAGCAGATGTTGGTCCACTTAAATATGTTGCAGAACTGATATATGGTGATGACGCAAAAGACCATTTTGACGAGGCAGTTAGATGGATTATTATTGTATTAATATTTGTATTTGACCCATTAGCAGTATTGTTATTGATTGCTGCTAACATATCAATAAGGGAAAGAAAATTAGCAAATGAAGCGAAGAATAAGAAGAAAGAAAAAGAGATTAATTGGCAAAGGGAGGCGACTAGAGCGAAAACTATATCGCAAGGTCTCCGAGATAAGCAAAGATTTTATAAAACATTTTTTAGTAAATTAGGTAAGAGAGATTTAAAGAATAGAGATTATGAAGATTTTTTTAAGAGTATGGGTACAGAAGAGTTAATGAAATTAGGTTTAGATCCAGATGAGATAAGAATCAAACTAGACCAGATAATGGAATGGAATGAACCAAAGGAAAAACCTTATTTAGAATCGGGAGTTAAGAAATGAAAAAGATAGCAATACTATTATCACTATTACTTTTAAATGCGTGTGGAGCAACAGCACCAGCGTTTTTAGCAACAAGTGCTGGTACATATTCTGAATATAAAGTTATGTCTGTAATAAAGACAGGTGCAGATTTTACATTAAGTTTAGCTGATTTACCAACAACTAACGATTTTGTGTTATCACGTATAACTGGTTATGAGTGTAAAGTTAGTAGAGCATTAAAAGAAGGTATAGAGTATATTTGTAAAGATGTAAAAATACATCCACCAACTAATACAAGCATTGACAATAATGAAAAAAAGTGATATTATGGTACTTATGAATACACATTTATACGCTTGCCCTAGATGTGCTGATAGGATGATTAAACAAGCAGAAAAAGCATTAGACAGGTCAGTAACAGACTGGTCAAAGAACTTTTGGCACGGAGTGTGGAAGAAGTTAAGAAGTAAATATAAAACAGAAAAGGTGACATATCATTAATGAAACAAAAAATAGTAGACGCAATTAGACAACACGCTGAAGGTAATATTGCAAAAGCAAAGACAAACGTGGATATATTTTTAAATAATCCAGTTGGTGTTGCAACGCATATGGATTCAGTTGATACAGTTGTTAAAGAATTAAAAGTCATAGCAGATAATAAAGAGATTATTGAAACTCTAAATGACATCTAAAAAAAATATGTCTAGTAATAGAACTCCTAGACGTATACATAGAAATAAAGGAGGTCGTCAAAAAGGTACGATTGCTCCTATGATAAAGAAGTATTATAATTTTGGGGCAGCAGATGATGAATTCGGAATAAGTAGTGAGTCAGACTATAACAAACTAAAAAAGAAATATGAAATTAAAAATTAAGAAAACTGAATATCAAGATATCGCTGATTGTATCAGAAGTGACCAAGTACCTGCCTCGGCAGTATTTGAGTACTTTTCTGACAAACCTTTTTATAAATGGTACAAGAAGAGATATCTCAATGCCTAGATATACGTTTGAAAATACGAAGACAGGTAAACAATGGGTAGACTTTATGATGATTGCAGAAATGGAAGAACTGTTAGAGAAGAACCCACACGTTAGACAAGTCTTATTTCCCCTAAATATAGTATCTGGTGTTCAAGGGATAACTCATAAGACCGACCAAGGATTCAAAGATGTTTATAGCAAGATTGCAGAAGCACACCCAAATAGTAATTTTGCAAAACACCATAGACGTAGAGGCATAAAAGAAATTAAAACAGAACAAATAAGAGCTAAACATAGACTAATAAACAAAAAAGAACACGGAGTACCAGATTAATGGCAGACAAAGATATACCTGATTTTATGCGTGGATTTGATTTAGATAACGATTGGGGTTTTACTCCAGTATCATCTAAACCATCAGACACACCAAGCATTGATCCTAAAGTAGTAGAAGGTACAAACATAGAACTATCTAAAGTTAAGTCAGATGTTTCTACTATTAAAAGTATGATGAACGAAATTATGCAAATAGTGAACGATAAAGAAACGATAACAAAAGAGATTAGTGATGAAGAAACTAAAGCAAGGTTTAAAGACATTGAAAAGATTGTGTTACCGTTTTTATATAATTTACAAAAGAGTGATGAACCTTATATACATTGGCCGAATAGGGGTCCAATTATAAAAGGTCAAATAGAGAAACTATTAAAGTTAACAAGAGGATAATAGATGAGATTAACAGAAAACTTTTCATTATCGGAGATGGTTAAAAGCCAAACCGCTGAAAGACACGGCATTAGTAATAATCCTAGTGAAGACCACCAAGATAATTTAAAAGAATTGTGTGAGAATATACTACAACCTATTAGAACACATTATGGTAAAGTAGTATCAGTATCAAGTGGGTACCGTTCACCAGAGTTATGTGTTAAGATAGGTTCAAGTTTAAAATCACAGCACGCCAAAGGGCAAGCCGCTGATTTTGAAATATTTGGGTTACCAAATGCTGAACTAGCAAAATACATCATTGACAATTTAGATTTTGACCAGTTGATATTAGAGTACCACAATGTGGATGAACCGAATAGCGGTTGGATCCATTGCTCATATAAGAATGCTGAAGACAATAGAAAGCAGATATTAAGAGCATATAGAAATAGTGATGGTAAGACGATATATGAGCCATACGACCCTAGTTGAGAGGTTAAAATTATTGATAATGATAGGGTCAATGAACGTAATAAAATCATTGATATGTACGCTCAAAAGGGTACGTAATAAGCATTGACAAATTGGCAATATAATGTTATTATATGATTATGAGTATAAAAAAACAGATTGAAGTATTAAAAGATACAATCAAGTGGTTCAGAACTCAAATTGAACCACACGATTGTGGATGGATGTACACAACAATAGATGGAATCAAACACCGAATTAGTGTATTAAGAAAGAAATTGAGGAACAAATAATGGCAGATAAATTTACTTGGATTAATATTGATAAGACAAAACTTCCAAAAACAAAAGGTAGACGTATAAACGGTTTCCGTTTCTATGATATTGATGGTAAGAACTATCCATCTATCACTACAGTTTTAGGTGTACAGAAAAAAGAAGGATTAGATAAGTGGAGAAAAGCAGTTGGTGAAGAAGCAGCCAATTGGGAAATGGGTAGAGCGGCACGTAGAGGCAAAGCAACTCATACACTTGTTGAACAATATTTAAGAGGTGAAACTCCAAGTATTCGTGATGTGTTGCCATTAGGTATGTTTAGATTGATGTTGCCATATTTAGCACAAATTAATAACATACATTTACTAGAAGAAATTATGTACAGTCATAAATTGACCATTGCAGGTCAAGTTGATTGTGTTGCTGAGTACAATGGTAAGTTATCAGTAATAGATTTCAAGACAGCAAATAAGGAACGTAAAGAAGATTGGATAGAAAACTATTTTGTCCAAACAACTGCCTATGCAATTATGTATGAAGAGCTATTTGGCAAACGCATAGAACAATTAGTTATACTAATGGCAGGTGAAGACGGCACAATGCGTTCTTTTGTCAAAGATAAAAAAATATTTGAGCCAAAACTAGAAAAATCTATACAGTATTTTTATAAATACTATGAAGAACTAAACAAAGATAAAATCAAGCAAAATCATTAACAAAGTGGCTAGAGATTATCCACGAGAGGTCACTTATGTTAAAAAGGTTAAAATCAATAATATTTGGAGCAGTACTCATAACTATGAGCACACTTGCTATGGCGGAGCAGGAAACATCACCATTGCCTGAAATGCCACAAGATAATTTGCAAGGACAATTATATTGGTTACAAATGCCTGTTATATGTGGAACTAGTGAAAGTGTACTTGCATATATAGAAAAGAACGAAATGACTTTGGTTAATGTTTCTGTTGGTAGAGATAGTGCTAGACCAGATGGTGAACCAGTTTTTATAGTAAGTTATTATGTTGACCCTACATATACAATATCACTTGTAGTTATGTCAACAATGAATGGAATGGAATCTTGTATGTTATACAAGTCATTTGATTTAAAGTTTATGCCAAACAAACAAGGAATAAGTTTATAATGAATTTGACGTTGAAGGTTAGATAATAGTTGGAGAACACTTGGGTTCAATTCCCAACATCTCCACCATAAACACATTGATTTCAAGTGTGCTTATGGGGGATGATATGGAATCGATTCACAATCAAAACTAACTGGAGTTAGATAGTAGGTTGCTACTTTAAAGGACAAACACATAAAAGCTAACGAAAGTTATGCTCTTGCTGCCTAGTTAATAGGCAAACGGCGTTGTGTAGTACGTGGCAACAGAAACTACACACTTTACATTTGCTAATAAATATGTTATAGTAATAAAATGAACTCAAAAGAATTTTCTTTAATCATAGAGGACATAGTAAAGAAGCATAAAGATATGTTATATGTGGATGCTATTGTTAAATATTGTGAAGAAAATACTATTGAAGTTGAAACTACAGCACGTCTAATTACAAAACAACTCAAAGAAAAAATACAACATCAATCACAACAGTTAAACTTATTAAAAGGTGGTAAACCTGGAGTATTACCGTAATGATAAAAGAATATTTAAAAGTAATTGGATTAGCATTAGTTTGGTTCTTTATGAACTGGAAATCTTTAGTGTTCTATGCATTGTGGGCAACAGTTACATTAGTTGCTTTGTTTGAAGGTGGGATGTTAAGTGCATTATTTGTCTTTATGGCATTATGGGGTGTATATAAACTAGGGAAGTTATTTTAATGGATATAGAACTTATAGATAAGTTAGGTAGTGACCTATCAGTAGTCAATGCTGCTAGAGTATCCTTTGCAAAAAGAAAAGATGTACTTGATGAAAAAGATGACAAGTTAATTAAGTATTTGGCATTGCACGGACATTGGTCACCATTTGCACACGCCTTTCTATCATTTAGAATTAAAGCACCTATCTTTGTTGCAAGACAATTAGTTAAACATCAAGTAGGTTTAAGTTGGAACGAAGTGAGTAGACGATATGTTTCAGATAAACCAGAGTTTTATATACCTTTTATGTGGAGAAAGAAACCAGAGAAGAGTATTAAACAAGGTTCAAGTGATGAAGAAGTAGAATATGATATTACACATTTAATAAATGTGGCTACAGAAACATACAATGATATGTTAGAGGAAGGTATTGCACCAGAAATGGCACGTATGGTACTACCTCAATGTATGATGACCGAGTGGATATGGTCAGGTAGTGTATTTGCATTTAGTAGAGTATGTAATTTAAGGAGTAAGAGTAATGCTCAAGCAGAAACGAGAATGGTCACTCACCAGTTATCAAGACATATGAAAGACCATTTCCCAATTTGTTATAAGTATTTGATAGATTAGTATGGCATATGGAGGATTTGACGTATATAAGATATATCTAGGTGTTAAGTTGCATTTTACAACAGACACCTATGACTATCATAAATATACAGGTAAGGTAAATGCAACATTGGATTCATTTACTAAAAGAAAAGATAGATACTTCTTCTATAAGTTATCTACAAGATATAGTCCAAGTGAAGTGCTTGATTTCTTTGTAAGTAATTTTATTGACGATAGTAAGAAATGGATAGGGAATTTATTAAATGACAATGGACACAAAACCTACCTTCAGTACAGAAAATATTTTGAGTCTTTTGACTACAGTTTACGAAGCAGTATTAATAGTATTGTTTATGACTTTAGCAGGAGGGGCATTTCTTTTGATGATGGCTTTAGGGTGGTTAATGGGCAACATCCACGAATGCTACGATTACTTATTCAACGGAAAGTTTCATACCCAACCGCCATCATACTTGATTCAGTCCTTGGTTTTATTAAAGACTGGGATAAACAAGTTACGGAAAAAGTTGTGTGGACTGATATGTCCAGAAAATTGCGGAAAATGAAACCATTTATATCATTTAACAAGACGAAAGCTAAATTAGTAATGAAAGAGATTATAACTAGTGAACTCAAATCTTAATAAGAAAATAAATGGTACGTGGACTGTACAAGAGATACTAGAGGCAATGGAGATTATATGCAACCAATAGTCATAGATAATTTTTTAGATAAAAAAGATTTTGATGAATTACATATAAAGATAATGGGTAGATACTTTCCTTGGTTTCATTATAATGAAATAATACTAGAAGAAGAATATATGAAAGATATGACATTTTATGTAACGCATATGTTATATGACAATGACAGACCAACATTTACTACATCTTTTGAATTAATGGATCCAGTCTTGGATAAATTAATGAAATTAGAAGATCCAAATATTCGTATGACTTCTTTAGTAAGAGTAAAAGCAAATTCATATCCTAATCAAGGTATATTTAGGGAACACACTATGCATACAGATTGGCCGTTGCTAGGGAGTAAGGGTAATTTAAACCGTAGGGCGTGTGTATTTAGTATAAATACTTGCAATGGATATACAAAGTTTGAAGATGGTACTAAAGTTGATAGTGTTGCAAATAGAGCAGTATTATTTGATTCAACCATTCCACATTGCAGTACAAATACAACAAACGATACAAGAAGAGTTAATATAAACTTTAATTATTTTTAAATGAAAACAATAGTAATAGATAATTTTTTATATAAAGAAGATTTTGATGTATTAGAAGAAAAGGTAATGGGTAAATACTTTCCTTGGTTTTATTATGACACAATAGTAAGAACATCTGATAGAGGAAAAATTGGTTATCAATTCTTTAATATGCATATGTTATATGACAATGACAGACCAACATTTACTACATCTTGGGAAATAATGGATCCAGTTTTACGTAAATTACAAGAATTTAAAGATCCAAATATTAAGATGGAAACTTTATTAAGAGTAAAAGTAAATTCATTTCCTAATCAAGGTAAGCTTATTGAACACGGTATGCACCGAGATTATCCTTTTCCTTGTGTGGGGTGTCTGTTTGCTTTGAACACTTGCAATGGATATACAAGGATAGGAGATAAGAAAATTGATAGTGTTGCAAATAGAGCAATACTATTTGATCCAAGTATTGACCATACTAGTACAAGCACAACAAACGATACAAGAAGAGTTAATATAAACTTTAATTACTTAAATGTGCAAGGTAATATATTTAAATGATTGATTATATTTTAAATGGTGGAATATCAATTCATTATAATTTCTTCACAAAAGAAAAGTATACTAATATTAAATCAGATTTAGATAGGTTGAACTATGAAGCACAACATCAACCAGGAAGTGGGTATTATGGTAATAGATTGCAGGCGTATCCTTGTTATGAAAATCAATATGATAAAGAGAACGATTACATCACAAATAAAATAGAAGGTATACTACAAACTAAAATTACTGATTTCAGGACAGTTGCTAGAAAGATTATATTGAGTGAAATAAAACAATCTCCACAAAACTTTGGTAAATATGGTCTTGTACATAGGGACTATCCAGCAGGTGAAAAAGAAGAACCTTTAATAGCAGGTATGATGTACTTTGACCAGGCATATGATGGTGGTACGGCATTTTTTAATAATCAAATGGAGAGAGTGCCAGACATTTATATAAGTGCTGTTCCAAATAGACTAGTTTTATATCACGGTGGTAGATACCACTCTCCTTGTTTAGATTATACCTTTAAAGAAAGATTAACATTATCTTTCTTTTTTAAAATAGAAAAGACTACAAATGATAATATCTGAAGACGTTGAAGACTTGGCAAAAGAAATTAAAGAAGAAAAAAGGTCTAGTAGAGTATTCTGTATCGGTAACGGTGAGAGTAGAATAGGTATAGATTTATTAAAGTATAAAGAATTTGGTAAGATATATGGTTGCAATGCCATTTATAGAGACCACCCTAATTTATGTGATGTGTTAACTGGTGTAGACCACGGAATGATACACGAAATATATCACGCAGGTATGGCACAAAAGATACCTTGTTATTTTAGAAATTGGACTAAAGTGCCTGCTCATACATATGACGCAATAATACAAGATGGTTTACCTAAAGAAGAATTAGATAAAGCAATAGAACAAGGTGCTGTTATAACCAATGGACGTGGTGATAGTAAAGAATATGTTTTACACGGTTCTAATTTAAAAGGTGTAGTAAGTGTATTGACAGATGGTGCAGTACTTAAAAGGAAAGTTGACCAAGCTCAAATTAAAGTTAGTTGGATAAAAGAACCAGACTATTCACACTCATTAGATGATATATGCGAACCTAGAGACCACGGTTGGGCGTGTGGGGCAAGTGCTGGTTTAGTTGCAGTTAAGAAAGAGAATCCTTGTGAAGTGTACCTAATAGGACACGATTTACATAGTCATAATGAGAAGATTAATAATATCTACAAGAGTAGTAAGCATTATACAGCAAAAGATAACAGTCCAACACCAGGGTTGAATTGGATCAATCAATGGAGAACTATGTTCCAATGGTATCCAGACATACATTTTTATAAGGTCAATAGATATAATGATGGCAGGGATAAGGTCAATGGACCTATTGAAGAGTGGAAAGGCATACCTAACCTGAAGTACATAGATTATACCACACTTGACTCTATGCTCTAATTATGTTATATTAGACATAGTGAGTGTATAAATAATAATGAAGGCGATTATATAGCCTACACAAATACAACGAATATGTTAATACAAAAGGAGAATACATATGGATTTTGAAACATTAAAATCATCATCAAGTAACTTTGATAAGATTACAAAGGCACTTGAAAAGAACCTCGGTCCCGAGGATCAAGCAAACAAAAACAAGTATCAAGACGATAGACTTTGGAAACCAGAGTTAGATAAAACTGGTAACGGTTATGCTGTTATTAGATTTTTACCTGCGTCTAACAACGAAGAAATGCCTTGGCAAAGAGTATGGTCACACGCATTTCAAGACAAAGGTGGTTGGTACATTGAAAATTCATTAACAACTTTAAATACTAAAGATCCAGTTAGTGAAGATAATACTAGATTATGGAATACAGGTGTAGATAGTGATAAGGATATTGCTCGTAAGAGAAAAAGAAAATTATCATACTATTCTAACATCTATATTGTTAGTGATCCAAAACATCCCGAAAATGAAGGCAAAGTTTTCTTATACAAATTTGGTAAAAAGATATTTGATAAGATATCAGAAGCAATGCAACCTCAATTTGCGGATGAAAAGGCAATCAACCCATTTGATTTTTGGAAAGGTGCAAACTTTAAACTAAAAATTAGAAAAGTTGATGGTTATTGGAACTACGACAAATCTGAATTTGAAGGTGTTACGCCAGTAGCAAGTGATGACGCTGCTATAAAAGCGATATGGGCGAAACAGTATCCTTTGAAACCATTTGTGGACCCTAGTAATTTTAAATCTTATGAGGAACTCAAAGAGAAACTGAATAGGATAATTATGGGTACACGAAGCACCGAAACTGTTGAAACAGTTGACCTCCCACAACAGGTCAATGGCAAGGTGAAAAGTACTAACGTTGTGAACTCTAAACCTGCTAGTGAGGAAGACGATACGTTGTCTTATTTTAGTAAATTGGCAGACGAAGAGTAAACCTTTCTCTCTCAAAAAACGTTAAAACTTCAAGGGCACCTAGTAATAGGTGCCCTTTTTCATTATAAATAGTAGTATGGCAAATATATTTGGACCCATAGTAGATAGACAAAAAGGTGTACTAAAGTCAGCACAATGGTATAGAAATGCTGTCCAAAGTATAGCACGTAAGGCGACTCGTACTGCTCTTATGAGAAGTGGAAAACTAAATCAAAGACCTAGTGCAGGACGTTTGAATATGTATTTTTATGACCCTAAAACTAAAGATAAATTACCATATTATGATTTATTCCCATTAGTTTTACCAGTAGATACATTTAAAGGTGGGTTTGTAGGGTTAAATTTTCACTATTTACCATATATAATGAGATTTAGATTATTACAAGACATACAAAAATATGCTAGTAATACACAATTTGATAGTACAACAAGAATAATGGCAACATATTCTACACTTAAAAATATACCTATGATACAACCAACGATTAAGAAATATTTGTGGCGACACGTAAGGTCAAACTTTTTAAGAATAGACGCAGACGAAATGGCTATTGCTGTTTATCTGCCTATTCAGCAATTTCGCAAAGCACCAGCAAGTAGAGTATGGGCAGACAGTAGGAGAGCAATCTGATAGTAAAATGGCAAAGAGAACATTATGGAGAGTTTTGATAGTTAAAATCAGGATGTGGTATGCTGACGTTAGAGGACACCACGGACATAGATGGAACTACGAACCATCCGAACATTATATGGGCAGACACCCAAAGGATAGGAAATAGAAATGGCAATATTTAGAGCAGGGAAACGTATCGGTAATTTTGATATCCGAGTAGGACTTCCAAGAGATAAGTCATTAGATGACGTTGAAGGCGATAAAAGATTAAAAGAAAAATTTATTTCTGGAAATAGAAGCGTAAGTTCCATTAATAGATTTATGTCTGCTATATCAAAGGGTGAAGGTATTGCTAGAGCAAATAGATTTTTAGTTAGATTTTTTCCACCAAAATTTAAAGTAAAAATTGATAAAGATATTGACCATCTTGAAACTGCTGATTATCAAGGAAGTACTGGTAAGTACGGCAGTAATTATCATATGGATGAAATGAATAGAAATGTGGAGTTATTTTGTTCTAAAGCAACGTTGCCATCAAGAGATATTAAATCAGAAAATGTTGTAACTTATGGACCTGGTAGACAAATGCCTCAAGCATATCATTTTAATTCAAAGATTGAGTGTACATTTATGGGGGATAAGTATTTAAGACAAAGGGCGTTTTTTGAGGAGTGGCAAAATTTAATGTTTAATTCTAAAACTCACGATTTAACTTACTATGATAGTTATATAGGTTCTATGGACATTTATCAGTTGGGTATGTATAAAGAAGATAAGGAAACTCCTGAAAATAGGGCAGGAATGTCAGACAATTTAAGAATTACCTATGCAATAAGATTGCACGAAGTATATCCAGAAACAATTGGTGAGGTACAATATCAAGCATTAACAGACGATATGATACCTATGGAAATGCCTATATCATTTGCATTTAGAACTTGGGAAAATTTAACATTAGACCAAATGGGTAAATCAAATATTGGTAAGACCGAAGCAGGTATGCCACACACTACTACTGATAGCACGAAAGGTCTTATGGGTATGATTTCTAAATTACCACCAGAGTTAAGACGTGCAGGTAGAGATATAGCTAATAAAATTAGAAGAGATATACCAATTGGAAGAGCAACAGGAGGAAGAGTATTTCCACCATATGGAAAGAGTTTTCCACCGTTCTTTTAATATAATATAATATAATAAAAAAGGAGTAAATTATGGCATTGCCGATATTAGAAACAGCGACATTTGAGTTGACTTTACCATCTAAAAATGTGAAAGTTAAGTACAGACCTTTTCTTGTAAAAGAAGAGAAAATTTTGTTGCAAGCGATGGAATCAGAAGACAATAAGGCTTTGATTGACGCATTGAAACAAATAGTACATACTTGTACATTTGGTTTTATAGATGTTGATACATTGCCTACCTTTGATTTAGAATATATTTTTTTACAAATAAGGGCAAAATCAGTTGGAGAAAAAGCAACAGTTAAATTGTTGTGTCCAGATGATAGAGAAACTTATGTTGAAAAAGAAATAGATTTATCTAAAGTTGAGGTACACGTTGATGATGGTCATACAAATAAGATTGTGATTGATGAAACGAAAAAGATTGGGATTATTATGAGTTATCCTACAATCAATACAGTTGATCCAAAGTTGAGTGTCAAAGGTATGAAGACAGCACAATTATTTGATATGTTAGCAAATTCAATACATCAAATATACGAAGGCGATAAAATGCATTCACCTGCAGATTATACCAAGGAAGAATTAAACAAGTTTATAGAGAGTTTAGACGCAAAAACATACAAAAAGATTAATACTTTTTTTGATACTATGCCTAAATTAAAGCAAGAGATAGAATTAGAGAACCCGAAGACAAAGGTCAAGAGTTTAGTGACTTTGCAAGGGTTAACGGATTTTTTCGTATTGCCCTCTCTCACGAAAGTTTAGAGAATTACTATCAAGTGAATTTTGCATTAATGCAACATCATAAATATTCATTATCTGAACTAGAACTTATGCTGCCTTGGGAGAGGGAAATATATGTGAATTTGTTATCAAACTATATAAAACAAGAAAATGATAAGATGGCGTTGAGAAACGCAGGTAAATAGTAGAGGAATTATATGGCAGACGATTTAATAAAAGTAAAAAAGACAACTGAAGAGTATGAACTAAAGAAAAGCGACCTTGTTCCTGATGAAGGAGAAGACGCTGCTACTTGGTATAATAAGACAGCAGGTCTATTAGACAAATTTAGGGTTATACCTAGAATGGTAATGTTGGCATATATCTATGCCTTCTATAAATCAGTAACTTGGTTTATGCAATTACCAGACCCAACCAATTCACAGGCAATGTACATATCAACTATAGTTGGTGCTGGTGCTGCCTTCTTTGGATTATATGTTGGCAAACCAGGTGCGAAGTTACCTAAAAAGAAATAGTTATGGCAAAAAATAGATTAGATATATCAGACCAAACGGCAGTAAGTATGCCTATGAAGAACTTAATTGCTATAATCGGTGCCGTTGCCGTTGGCGTGTGGGCATATTTCGGTGTGATTGAGCGATTGAATAAATTGGAAACTAATACAACATTATTAGAAAAAGATTTAACACAAGCAGAAACAGCTCTAGTTGCTGATATAGAGAAGAACAACGAATTTAGGATCAAGTGGCCGAGAGGTGATTTAGGTTCACCGCCTGCTGATTCCGAGCAATTTATGTTGATTGAATTTTTAAGTGGACAAGTAGAACAAATCCAAAAAGATTTACAGAATATGATGAACAATGCAGTTAACATTGAGAGGTTGCAGAAAGATATGGAGAAGGTTCTAGCAGACGTAGAGAAATTAAAGGACAAAATAAGAAGTGTCAAAAACGGAAATACAGGAGGATAAGATATGGACGCAACAACACTAGTGACCATCATCACAATGTTTATTGTGACCAATACTTCAAGCGAATTTGTTAAGTATGATGGACTGATGGATTGTCTTAAAGACAAAAGAAAAATAGAAAAAATGAAAGATGGTCGTAGAGTTATTTGTGGACCATCTATGGCAGAAATAGATAAAGATGGCAACATTGTCAGTATAAAAAACAAAATGCCTGACCAATCTGGTAGTTTAAAACTAGGTGGCACGGCGAAGTCTTTAACAGAAAAGAAAAAAGAAAAAAAGACTAAAGTATTAACGCAATAGGATAGATGATATGAAAAAAATATTAATGAGTTTATTAGTTGCTCTATTTTTAGTAGGTTGTAATACAACAAAGAGTATTAAAATAGAACAAGAAGTCGGTCTCTTAAAAACCGTACAAGAAAGAGGTTATGTTATTTGTGGAGTTAATGCAGGTCTACCAGGATTTTCTGCTCAAGATGACGCAGGAAACTGGAGTGGTTTAGATGTAGATTTCTGTAAGGCAGTTGCCGCTGGTATATTTGGTGACGCAAGTAAAGTAGAATTTGTAGGATTAAATGCTAGTCAAAGATTTCCAACATTGGCGTCTGGCAATATTGATGTACTTGCAAGAAATACAACGTGGACAATTAGTCGTGATGTTAACTTGATGTTTGAATTTGCAGGTGTTAACTATTATGATGGACAAGGATTCTTGATACCTACTGATTTAGATATTAAAACCGCTACAGAATTAGATGGTGCGTATGTATGTATTACAAAAGAAACTACAAGTGAATTAAATTTAAATGATTACTTTGCAGAACAAAATATGGCATATGTGCCAGTATATGTTGAAGGTAATAAAGACGCAAAGGCAAAACTATTTAATGGTGATTGTGATGTATTCACAACAGACGCTTCTGGTTTAGCAAGTGCTAGAGCAGGTGCAGAAGACCCTAGTAAATGGTTAGTATTACCTGAAATTATATCTAAAGAACCATTAGGTCCACTTGTAAGACAAGGCGACCAAGAGTGGGAAGATGTAATAAGATGGACACATTTCATTATGATAAATGCTGAAGAGGCAGGTATTACAATGTACAATGTAGATTTAATGTTAACTTCAAAGAATAAAGAAGTTAAAAGAATATTAGGTGTTGAAGGTTATATCGGTCCTATGTTAGGACTTGGTATGAAATTTGGTTATAATATTATCAAACAAGTAGGAAACTATGGGGAATCATTTGAGAGAAATGTAGGACCTAATACTCCACTTGCATTAGAACGAGGATTAAATAATCTTTGGAAAAACGGTGGCGTAATGTACGTACCACCAATAAGATAGGGAGAACTATGTTTAAAAAATTATACGATATGATAGGATTTAGAAACGGTGATACTAAATGGTTATTAAAGATTTTAGCAGGTTTATTTTTAATTGCAATAGTATTTGGTGTAGTATTGCATAGTACAAGAGCCAATGCAGATTGTACAGGTTGCGGAGATGATGGACACCAAATTTGTCCAGTAGAAGGTGCTGACCACGAACACAATAAACCAGAAGTAGTATTTGCAGTATGTGTATTTGCAGATGGTTCATTAATTGACCATAAAGGTGCAAATAGTATGTCCGATTGCTTAAAGACTAAAAGAGAAGTAGAGAAAAAGTGGAGAAACAAATCTGAAGAAACAGATAGTGTAGAAATAAATGGTATCACTTACAAGATAGACGGAGAAAGTTTAGCATTTATGTGTGATTTAGTTGACGCAAGAGTACATCATTATAATGATGGTTCGTGGGAAATTGTAGAAATTCTAGGCAAACATAAGAAGGACGAATAATGATAAACGCAATAAAAAGATGGTGTATTGAAGTTTCAAAAGAACTATGTAATGAAACTGTTAATACAGCAGGAACTATTTGTGATAAAACAAAGAAAGCAAATGCTGACTTTGTTAAAGCAATAATGGATAGTATCTAATAGGATAATCAATGGCAGAATCGGTAGTAGTTGCTGATAACGTAGAGTTAATAGCAAATAATATACAATCTAAAGTAGGCGCAACTCTTATTGGGTTGAGAGGAACTGCTAAAGCAACTACTGATACACAATCAGAAGGTGCCACAGGCATACTAGACAATATCAAAAAATTACAGACCACAGCAGTAGAGAAACTAACTGAAATTTGGGAAGTGCTTGCTGCTCAATTAAAATTTGATGAAAATGAGGCTAGGAGATTAAGAGAAGAAAGAAAAGACCAATTTAAAAAAGCTAAATTTAAAGGTGGAACTGGTAAATCTATAGATGAAACTGCTGGGGAAGTAGGTGATAACGAAGGTGGAGGTTTATTAGGATGGATTGCTAAAAATCCATTTTTATCTGCTCTCTTTATTACTGGTGTTGGTAGTTGGATGACAACTGCCAAAGCATTTTTAGTTAAATTTGGTGGTACATTATTAAGAGGTGGGTTCTATGCTATAGTTGCCAAGATGATAGGTGACGCAATAGTTAAAAAGATAGGTGCAGAAGAAGGCTCAATGACTGAACAAGCATTTAGTAAATATATACCTATGAGTATATTTGGATTTATGATGACAAGAACTTTACCAGGTGCGTTGATAGCAGTTGCTGCTACAGGTATGTTTAGTGTAATAGAATATTTAACTGGTAAGAAAAATTTTAAAGACGTATCTGGTTTTGATTGGGGTGCTGCCTCTTTGTCAGGTGTTGCTGCCACATTTGGTATAGGTTCAATATTAACAATGGTTGGGGCGAAAGGTGGTGCAATTGCAACATTAGGTGGTATGCTTGCCGCTTGGCCAGTTGTGTTAACAGTTGGAATTGGTGTCGCATTAGGTGTAGGAATAAAATGGTTGGCTGGTAAAATAGGTGAGTATAAAATATCTGTACTTGATGATTTAGATGAATTTGGTAAGTTGACTCAAGATGAATTTGAGAAGAGATTAAAAGAACAAAAATCACATTGGTTTGCTAGGATGTTTCCATCATTAGCAGGTACCGTAGGCATTGATTTAACCGATATGCAAAAAGCGAATATAACAAGTGGTGATATGGTATCTAATATTAAAAAGAAAAAAGAAGTAGACCCTAGAAATGCAATGATTATAGAAGGTATTGCTGATAATCTTCTTAACTTATCAAATAAAGGATTGAAAGATGTTCTATCAGATAAACATAGAGCTTCCGAACATATGGATTTTTTAAATGATATGGAATATTTGATACAATCACAAGCATTTGGTCCTGAAAAAAGTGCTGAATTTTCAAAATTATTGAGTGCTCATAAGAATCAAATCCAAAAAATGAGTATGGAAATACATACAGAAAATCAGCAAAATCAGAAAAAGACAGCATCCTATGTAAATGATATTATACAAGGGAAGACAGAAGGTTCATCGGATGAAATGGAAGTTTTAAGGAAAATGAATTTTATGCCAAGATATGAATCAATTTCAGGTTTGGCAGGTTTGGAAGCAGAAAGAATGAAATTTTTAAGTGATTTAGGATATAAACACGGTATAAAAGAAGGAGAAGCTGCTCCATATAGTCTAAAGGCGACTATGAGTCCCGAGAATTGGGAAAAATTACAAGCGATGGAACAAGAAATGCATACTATGAGGATATTGAAAAAAGAGTTAGACCGTGATGTAGGTATGCGACTTGGTAAGGACTTTGATTATGAGAAACAAATTAAATTGTTAGGACTAGAAGATTTTTTAACTCTTTATTATCAGTCGTTAAATGTACAAATTGAAAAAATAGGTAGAAAGTGGAAGTTGATGGAGAACAACCGAAGTTATCCACAAAATATTGATGCCTCTACTATTGTTAATCAAAGTAATGCAAAGAAAAATAATGTAGTAAATTATACAGGTACTATTTTTGGAACAGGTAGACATCAACCAGATGTTAATAAACCAAATTCTTTGCTACCACCATCTATGCGCCAGGTTGGTGCCTATTAAATGATAACAATACTAGAAAACGCAAAAAATAGATTAACAGAATTAACCAATACAAATAGAAAAGTATTTGTTAGACTATCTGTAAAGGGTGGTGGTTGTGCTGGGTTTGGGTATGATTGGTCGTTTGAAAATGAATCTAAACCAGATGATATTCTTGTTGATGGTATATTATTAGTAGATAAAGTATATGAAATGTATCTATTAGGTATGCAATTAGATTATAAAAACGATTTATTTGGTTCTAATTTTGTATTCAATAACCCTAAAGCCAAATCCTCTTGTGGTTGTGGCACATCATTTAGTATTTAAGACCTAAATTCTTTTCAGTAAGTAACTTAAACTCCATATTATTATTTACACAATATGCTCTGGCTGCTTGCCATTTTGCCTTATTTTTAATGTAGTTAAATGACTCACGCATAAATGCTTTTGTCTTTATTTTAGGTTTTTTAGGTTTAACAGTTTGTCTTGATGGTTTAATTTCAATCATATACTTTTTATTCTTTATTGTTTTAATGATAAAGTCTGGAAAGTATCTATGAAATTTCTTGTCTAATGGATTATAGTATCTGATAGGTAACTCTTCACTTGCCCAAACTAAAACATCAGGATTTTGGTCGCAATAGTGCATAAACCTACGCTCTAATAGTGACCTATACACTATCATATTAGGGTTGCCTACATACTTTCTAGGGTACGTTGGTCTGTAAATTCCTTTGTAACTCTTTCTCATATATTACCTATAAATCATATAAATATTAGAAGTATTTATAACAAGGACCTAAATATACAAATGACAAAAATATCAGAATTCATAAGAAATGGTGTAGCAAACTTTGTTACTAACACCGCTCTTGGCGGAATGCTCAATCTCAACAAGAATAGTGGTAATAATTCTGGAATGCCTAAACAACTACAAATAAATGCCTCACCATTTGAAATACCACCTACACCAATAGAGCGTATAACAGCAGACCCTTTAGGGTTTGAAAACATACAATACCCAGCAGACCTTGGTAGTGCTGAACTAGGTCACTACATACTATTTTTTACATTAACAAATAGAATGGTTAGTGATAAAGAAGCAAGTATGGATTTAGCATATTCAAAATCATTAGGTCTTGTAACAGGTGATACTGGCGAAGGTGATATTAAATATAATGCTCAAGAAAATAAACCAATAGGTTCACCAGCGTTATCCAGCAAATTTGGAACTACAGGTATTGGCACATATACAAGTACAAGGTCAACTAATTTAAGAACACAATATACCCAAGGAAAAGGTACTAACAAAGTTAAGTATGCTGTACAACAAGTTGCTTTAGATAATACAGTATTAACGGAAGTACCAGATGGTCAGATTGTAACTTCGGCGATTGCATTGTATATGCCACCAGATGTTAAGGTATCATACAAGGCAACTTGGGAAACAGATGACGCTGAACTGGCAGGTGATATAGCAGAAGTAATTAAAGGTGTGAAAAAAGCGGGTACTGTTGGAGAAATGTTTGGTGAAGCAATCAAAGGTGGTATCGGTGCTGCTACAGGATTTATTAAGAAACAAGGAGGTGAACTTTTAGCAGGTTTTGGGGGTGGTGACGCATTTAAATTAACATCAAAGGCATTTGGTATGGCAATCAACCCACGAGCAGAAATGTATTATGAAGGACCACAATTTAGACAATTTCAATATAGTTTTAAATTTTGGCCTAGAACCCAGGATGAATCTCATAGAGTACAAAATATAATTAAATTATTTAAATATCATATGCACCCAATAACAGATGAAGATTACTATGGTAGGATGTTTAGAATACCATCTGAATTTGAAATACATTATCTATGTAAAGATGGAGTAAATGAAAAATTAAATAAAATATCAAGATGTGCATTATCAGATTGTGAAGTTAGTTATAATCCAGACGGCAATCCTAAATTCTTTGAAGATAATTCTCCAGTAAGTTATCAAATAAATTTAACATTTAAAGAATTAGAATATATGACTAAAGATAAAATGGAAAAAGGTTACTAATATGTATTTTGCTCAATTTCCAAAATTAGTCTATGATATAAAAGGCAATAATAATTATAAGGTTGTGCCTGATATATTCAGAAGAATAAAAGTAAAAAATAAAATAAAAGATAACGTACCATTGTTAGATAAGTATGAGGTAAAAGATGGCGAAACTCCTGAAAGTTTAGCATATAAAGTATATGGCAATTCAAATTATCATTGGATTATTTTATTGTTAAATGATATTACAAATATCTATTACGATTGGCCACTCTCTAGTATTGCATTTAATGAATTTGTTAATGACAAATATGATGATCCAGGCGCAATACATCATTATGAAAAAGTACAATCAAGTGGTAGACAAATAGGTAATGGACCTGAAGATTATTCCCATATGATAGAGTGCAATTCAACGGACACAGGTGCAGGTCCAGTTACTAATTTTGAATATGAAATGAGAATACAGAATAAGAAAAGATTAATTAAAATATTAGATACGACATATGTTGGAACTTTTGTTGAAGAATTTAGAAGTTTGATAAGATAATGATATGGCAAACGATAATAGAATAATACGTCCAGGTGATTATACTTTAACCAAAGCAGAAATATTATCTTACAGATTGGTTGATGGTGAACAACCATTTAGAATAGATATTAGAGGTATAATTGCTACAATATCATTAACTGAAAACATTGAGAATCCATTTATGGAAGGTGTCATACAACTTTATGACGCAAATGATATACGTACATTATTACCTATCACAGGTTTAGAAAGATTACATTTAAGATTTAATACCCCAGGTGTTAGCGGAGTAAATGCCGTTGCTCCTACAGGTGATCCATTCTACATTTACAAAATAGAAACAGTCAAAGAAGACCAATCAGCAAATAAAGTATTGATGTACGATATACATTTTTGCTCAAAAGAAGCATATTATGATTCAATGAGAAAGGTAACAAAGGTTTATAATGGTAATCCTGAATTGGGAGTTGAGGATATAGTTAAAAGTAAGTTTTTTCTTAATAGTAAAAAGAGGTTGTTTGTTGAACCAACAAAGACGAAGACTAAAATGGTGATACCTAATTGTAGTCCTGTACAGGCAATTAATTTATTAGGAAAGAAAAGTGAATCAAAAAAATATAATAATTCAGGTTATCTATTCTTTGAAACACCAGAAGGATTCCATTATAGAAGTATTGAATCTTTATTGGCAGTAGATGGAGTTACGGCTAGACCAACAAAATGGTGGTACAGTCCATCTATTAAAAACATACGTAATCCAAGAACTGGTGTGATAGAGATTCATAAAGGAATGCACCAAGTTGAAGATTGGCGATTAGATGATTCAGTTAATATATTGGACAATATAAGTTACGGTGCTTATTCAAGTAAGTTAATAGAATTTGATCCCTTTTATAAAACCATTACGACAAATAAATTTAATTATATTAAAGATTGGTATGACCATTTTAATACTGAATCTAAAGATGTACGTAGTCCACATTATAATACACCAATGCCATTACCTAAAGCAACGTTTGATGGTAATAAAAAATACATTGCAGAAGAATATGATTCCGTTGTTCATCTTAAATGTAGTACATCAAATACCTATGGTATATCCATTGATAAGGATAGTCATAAGAATTTAACGCAACAATCCATATCTCAAAGAGGATTATTGCAACAAGGGTTACTGTCATTGATAGTGCCAGGCAATAGTTTAATCCACGCAGGAGATGTGATAGAATTTGAAATGCCATTTTATAGACCAGTAGGGGATTCAAAACCACGAAGGTTAAATCCACAATGGTCTGGACGATATTTGGTTGCTTCTATAAAACACGATATTGATACTTCCGAAAAGAGTGAATATCAAATGACTATCAATGCAGTTAAACAAACACCTAAATTTGATTATCTTGCTGAGGAAGGTAGTTGGGCAGATGGAATAAAAGGTTGGGGTACATATGATATTAATAAATTGGATAAAAATATGGAAGTAAGAGCCGATAAAGCAAAGAATAGAAGACTACTCAATAGGATGAAAACTTTTTAATTATGAGAACAACTGAAAGACCCTCGGAGATTCGCAAAATTTTGGGGTTTGCTAACGCTAGACGTGTAAGACTACCACTACAGCAGGCATACGTAGAGAATATGACAGAACTATGACACAGCATATTAGAACAAATATAGAACAACTCCGAACTTCACCCATTGACAATGTGAGCGGAATAGTGTATAACGCAGACCAACTGAGCAGACCACAGCAAGGTCGCCAGGTATACCTAAGCGTACTTGGCTGTACTCCGAAGCCACACAGCCATCCGACGGTAACCAAGATGTGTTCGGATTGGCTATTAGGTACAATAATACCTTTTACGCAAAGGTGCGTAAAGAGTGCGTAAAGAACTCGGAAGGTACGCAAACTCGCCTGCGTAAAGGAAATAGTTTACGCAGAATGCACACGAACCTGCGTAAAGGTTGCGTAAAGGATAACTAAATAATATTATATTGCGTAAGTGCTACGCATTAAAAGAAAAACAATATGGGAAAAAACTAAATGGCCACGACAAATATTTTAGGATTTCAGAACTTCATTTACTTTCACGGTGTCGTTGAAGATAGAAACGACCCAATGCAGGTTGGCCGAGTGCGAGTGCGTTGTCTTGGCATACATACAGATGATAAAGAAGTTTTGTCTACAGAAGATTTACCTTGGGCGCAAGTCATACTGCCTGTTACATCACCAGGCATAAGCGGTCTTGGACACTCGCCGACCTTTTTGGTTGAAGGCAGTTGGGTCTTTGGATATTTTAGAGATGGCGCAAGTTGTCAAGAGCCGTGTGTAATTGGTTCAATGCCAGGCAATCCCATTGCGAAAGGCGACTCTACAAAAGGTTTTGCCGACCCGAATGACATTTATCCTAAACATATAGGTGAGAGTGATGTCAATAGACTGGCGGTGAACAGTACTAGTACTCCTCACGAAAGTTTAACATTGCGTAAAGAATTGCGGACTAAAGGCGTACCGACGGCAGACTTTAACGCAACGAAGGCAAGCAATTATTCCGATATGCCTGCAAGTGATGGTGACACCTGGGATGAAAATGAAATTACCTATAACGCTGTTTATCCTCATAACAAAGTTTATGAAAGTGAACAAGGGCATATTTTTGAAATAGACGATTCAGTTGGCACCGAAAGAATTTATCAGGCGCATAGAAAAGGCACCTCTTATGAAATTGATCCTGAAGGCAACATTACTTACCTTAACAAAAAAGATATTTACAGTATTACAACAGGTGACAGTCGTTACAGTATCGGCGGGAAAAGTGACATTACTATAGATGGTCGCCACAAGATTTTTATTAACAAAAGCCAACAAGCCAATAACAATTACGATATACAAATAGGTCCCAATGCCAATGTGAATATACAAGTGGACAAAGGCAATATCAATTTGGTCACCGTAGAAGGCAACATCAATGTCAATAGTGGAGGTGATTATAATTTGAAAGTAAAAGGCAACTACTCTTCTGTCATAGAAGGCTATAAATCAGAAATCATTGAAGGCACGAAGACATCAAGTACCACAGGCGCTGTCGTACACAAAGGGTCTACAATTGACTTAAACCCAGGCAGTATGCCAGGTCAATAACATATATATTCAACTCAAAAATAAACCAAAACGGAATCTGAAAAACGAGGCCAGAGAAAACGCATTTGTTTAAAAAATTAAAAAATTTAAACTATAAATGCAATAACAGACACAAACAATATACACACTTCCTTTTCCAGAAAAAAACCGGCCAGCATAAATATCTCTATAATGTCCATCACAAAAGAATCATACGCCGACTTAAAAGAGTACTGGGACTTTCAACGTAAGATAGAATACAATAAAGAGAAACTTCGGTTGATGTCCAAAGAAATGCACGGTAAAGTGTATAACCAAATGGGGTTGATGTCCGAGCAAGAACTCTTTGATAGTATCTGGACTAAACTTCCACAAGAGGCCTATGAAACACCAAGTGTTAATTGGATACCAGAAAATGAGGATTACAGATTTGAATGGGAAGGCGAACCCAAAGACCAAGTTAAAGCAATCCCATATACAAAGCCAGGACGTAAAGTTGTCCTACGTGCAAGAAATAAATTAGATGAGGTTTTTCCTTGGGATGATTAGCGTTTATATACTATTCATTGTATTTGTTATAATGGCTGTAATTCTTGGAAACTTATAAATTATATATAGACGTGTAGTGTCTGCAAGAATGCTCCAAGTACCTAAGCACCAAAAACGTCAAATTTCAATATCTCTTTCCTTTTACATAGTTTTTATTCCACAAATAGATATAATGTCCTTGTCTTTTATACGTAATAGTTAAAGGTTTCCATCTGTCGTGTAAACGTAATGTTTTTATATAGGCAATACAATATTCTGGTTCCCAATCTACAATTCTTACACGAAATGGTTGTTTACTATATAAGGCTTTTTGGCAGTAAACGATAAAGTCTACGTCAGCAAAGGTGTGACTATGATGGCTTGATTCTATGATGATTTTGTTTTTAGACGGTACAACCATTCTAAAGTTATATTTATAAGAGTTTATCAGGTTTGGCTGGTAATGTCAAGTCTGAAATTTTTGCGAATCTGAATCAATCGTAGTACCTCTAAGCGTGGGCGCAGGTCTTATAAATAGTATTATAGGAGATTATGTATGAATAAAAGTAATGTTAATATTATGGAGACCTTTGCACAAAAAATAGCGCAAGAACAAGACGCAGGTATCTATCCTGCTACGTATGACTTTAACGCAAGTCCTAAAGATTCCAAATTTTTAGATGATATCGCAAACAACACACCCAACTCGGGTATGTTTGATTCAGTCAAGAAAAAATCAAAGAAGAAAAAACATCAAGTCATTAACTTAAATAACTATGAACGTTATTGGGATAACTCAACACCCACAGGACACCAAATAAGAATAATATGTCAAGATGATTCTACTTTAACACTCAATCTGAATTGGCCGAAAGGATATAACCCACGAATACACGATATAGACGAAAGGACAATATATGGCGGAATTAAAAGCAAATCACAAAGACTTAAAAAGAAAAGTAAATCTACAGGAGGCAGTAAGAAAGAACGATAGGTCATTTACTTCTTGGCGAGAATTGAAAGACTTAAAGAAAATGAAACTCGCATTGAAAGACAAACTACAGTATGAAAAACGCAACACAACAATTTCTAAAGTATAGACCAAACGCACAATACATAGAAAAGGTTGAACATAGACCGAATAGTAATTATCAAAGACGTGAGTGTATTACTATGTCTGTCGTAGAAGCAAAAAACTTTGGTACGAAGTTTATTACAGGTTGGTTGGTTGATAATTATAATGAAAGTATCAATGCAACACCAATCATCCATCATTGTTGGAACATAGATAAAGGAGTGCATTATGATACGATACCAAAAAAAGAAACTAAATATGATTACGTTATGGATCCAGATGTTAACAAACCTTATAGTTATCAAGGCATATATTATATCTCACCAGTAATATATTTAACAGATACAGAACTAAAGATAATAGTACGTGATGGACGAAAAGCAACGATTACAGAAGAAGAACATAAAAGGTTTTATAATGAAAGACAACAAGAAGCAGTTTTACAAAAAATGGATAAAATAAGGAAAGAATAACTATGTATGATGAAATGAATGGACTACAAGTACTATGGTACTTATTAACAAATTGGGAAGAAGGAAAGGGTCTTTGGTTGATAATTGGATTTGCAATGATTGTCTTATGTTTTTCAATATGGGCAGATAAACATTTTGATAATGACGGATACAAACCTAAACCAAATGAATATGATTATTGGATATGACAGATAATAACGATAAATTTAATCCACATTTTTTAAATCACCGTAAACATAAAGAGTTTATGCAACCTGTTGAAGACGAACAAAGGGGTGGTAATTTAAATTTTGGTCCTTATGTGGCAATGTATTATGTTCATCAAGAGTTATTAGAAGGACTTACTGAAAGAGGACAAAAACTAATACCAGGTTCAGTCAATGAAAACTTAGCAGGGATAATAGAAGACCAACGAGGTTTTGGTTTAGAAGATAAAAAATGGTTTATAAAAGAGTTTCAACGATACATTAATGATTACGTTAAAGCGTCAGCGAACTATATTGGACAACCTTTTACAGAAGACCGATTTTCAACAAAATTTACACTTATGAACTTATGGATTAATTATATGAAAGAGAACGAAGCTAATCCTGAACATACACACGATGGAATGTTATCTTGGGTTATCTTTTTAAATACGCCAGACTTAACAGAAGAAAGAAAAAATTATAAAGGCAAGAGTTTTGGTCCAGGTGGTGTTACGTTTCATTATGGTGAACAAGCTAATCCAACTTGGGCAGAACACTCATATGGTTATAATCCTCAAATGGGTGGTATGTGGATATTTCCAGCACAATTAAGACATCAAGTAATTCCTTTTAAAACAAAAGGAACAAGAATAAGTGTATCAGGCAATTTATACTTTAATCATCCTAAAGCTGAATCAAAGACACTTGAAGAAGTAAAATTAAAAAAAGAAGAAAGTAGCTTTGCTTCAAGAATAGCCGCTGAAATAAAGTAATGAAACAAGAAGCGTTGCAATGGTTTATGGAGTTGCAAAAGTTAATTTGTCAGACTATTGAAGAGTTAGAAACTAAAGCAAAATTTAAAGATAACAAATGGAAATTTGGTAACTTTAAAACAATTAAAGGTGATGTGATTGAAAAGGGAGGTGTCACCTTTAGTAATGTTGTAGGTAAGTTTCCAAAAGACTTTGCAAAAGAAATCCCTGGTACAAAACATAGTAGAAACTTCTGGTCAACAGGAGTATCAGTAGTATTACATCCAAAGAATCCTAAAGTACCTGCAATACATTTTAATACAAGATATATTGAAACAGAAAAAAGTTGGTTTGGTGGTGGTACAGATATGACACCGTGTTTGAAAGATGATGTAGAAAGAAATTTATGGCATTACAGATTAAAACAATTATGTGATAGACATAATAAACTTTATTACAAAACATATAAGAAATGGTGTGATGAGTATTTTTATTTACCCCATAGAGAAGAAACAAGAGGTGTAGGTGGTATCTTCTTTGATTACAAATATGGTAAGAAACATTTTGAATTTGTTAAAGATGTTGGTAGAACCTTTTGTCAATTACTTAAAGAGATTATAACACCAAAGATGAATTTAAAATATACGAAGCAAGATAAATACACACAACTATTAAAACGTGGACGATACGTTGAATTTAATTTAATGTATGATAGAGGAACAAAGTTTGGATTGAGAAGTGGAGGAAATCCTGAAGCAATATTAATGTCTATGCCACCAGGTGCGATATGGGAAGAATAATATAATGAGATTAATACAACCGATATTCGCCAGTAATACTACAAGAGAAACTGGACTAGGAGAAGATAATAAAATCTTTAATGCAAAAGAAGTTAAAGAACGTGTTAAGAAAGATATTGATTTAGGAGTAAAAGAATTTCTTTTATTTTACATACCTGAATTAAAGTTATTTAACTTTGAGGAAGTTTGTTTAACTGCCGCTAGTCTTTCAACGTTACCTATAAAATTAAATGTTGATGTATGTTTATGTTCTTACACGCAAGACGGACATTGTTGTGTAACAGGAGACCAAGAAAAAACAGATGACCTATTACTACAATCAGCCGTAGAGATTTACACAGCGTCAGGTGCTACAGTAGCGCCAAGTGATTGTCAAGACAATACAGTTAAGAATATTAAATCAATTAATAATGGTCAGATACCTGTAATGAGTTATAGTACAAAATTTCGTTCAACATTTTATAGAGGTTGGCGTGATGTAATGAAGATACCAAAAGGTATTCATAGACCCTATCAATTAGATGTTAGCGATAGACATAAGGCAATTGCAAGGTCTATAAAATATTCAGATGATGGCGCAGATGAATTAATGGTAAAACCTGGTATGACAAGTTTAGACTTAATTGAACCAATAAGAAATATTACAAAGAAACCTGTAGGTGTATATCAAACATCTGGAGAATGGTTAGGTATTGGTGCGCCTGGTAGTTTAGAAGAAACATATCACATATTCAAAAGAGCAGGTGCTTGTTATATGATAACTTATGGTGCAAGACGATTATGCCGACATCACTTATAATAGGATCAAGAGGAAGTAAATTAGCACGTATCTATGCTGAAAAAGCTAAAGCAGTATTAAACAAAGAAGTAATTATCAAAGAAATTGAAACCAAGGGCGACCAACTTAAAGATGTAAGACTTTCTGAAGCTGGAGGTAAAGGACTATTTTCTAAAAAGATTGAAGAAGAATTATTAAGTAAAAAAATAGATATAGCCGTCCACGCATTAAAAGATATGCCAACGGAAGAAACAGAAGGTTTATTAACAAACTGTTTTTTAGAAAGAAACGATCCAAGAGAAATTTTAATTAGTAGAGATAATAAACACTTAAAAGATTTAGCTCCAAATTCAATTATAGGTACTTCTTCATTTAGAAGAGAATTCCAATTAAAAAGAATAAGAGAAGACCTTAATTATAAGTTAATAAGAGGAAACGTTGATACACGAATTAAAAAACTAAATGATGGTTTATTTGACGCTATAATTTTGTCTTATGCAGGAATTCAATCATTAGGTTTAGAGAACAAGATTTCTCAAACGTTTTCTACTAGTGAAATGATACCTTGTGCTGGTCAAGGAGTTATTGCTTTACAATGTAGAGATAATGATGAAGAGATAATTGAGTTATTAGAAAGTGTTAATCATACAGAAACACACAATTGTGTTAAGGCAGAAAGGAACGTGCTTAAGATTATAGAAGGAGATTGTGATACAGCGGTAGGTGTATTTGCAAATATTGATGGTAATACGATAAATCTTGAAGCAGAACTATTTTCACCAGATGGTAAAGATAGATTCTATTCAAAATCATCTAAAACTATTGATAAAGCAGATGAGCTAGGATTAGAGATAGGCTATTTATTAAAATCTAGTAATTAGTCTTGTTCAGAATACAACGTTTGCGAGTATAATGCTAAAATAAACATAGCAATTCCTAACAATGACAAAGTACCACATAAAAACCAATTATCGTTCATAGGAATTCCGTTATAACCGCCGTCAATTGCGCCGACAGCGCCGATTAGACAGAAAGTTCCTCCTATTGATAAAATAATTGTTAAATATTCAAGTATTTTTTTCATAATGTTCTCCTTTTCAACTTATACGTTAAATATACACTAAAAATTTAGGAAAGTCAAGGGAAAAATTTAAAAAAAATGAGAAAAATCAAGGTTTTTTTAGTTATGTGTTCGCTTTTTGTTCTAGTTTCTTGTGGAAACGTTCATAATTGCAGATTTTCCTATGATATAGACAAATTTCCGAATCGGGAAGCAATTTATCTTTGTAATTTTTAGTATAAATACTATATTATGACTTATTGCAACAATTGTGGGAGAGAATCCCATTGCGGAAAGCCAAAGTACGAAATGATGGAAGCAAGAAAATTGGAAATCTGTAAATATTGTAGATGTGATGATAAAAAATGTAGTGCGAAAAGGAATAAACAGAATGTCAAAAGAAAAAAAGTTTAAATTTACAGATAATAAAGAAATAAATCAAGAAATATCTGCTACGAGTTGGAAAAAGGCAGTTAAATCTTTCCAAAATAAAGTAAAAACGCCATTAATCTTTATTGAGTGGATAAGTAAGAAAGGTCAAGAGATGACCAAGTGGCAAAAACTACCTATTGGTAGAAAAGACAAGTTAGGAAAGTAAATTATGAGTAATATTGATACGTTAGTAGAACAATTGGGAAAATTAACAGTTATTGAAGCGGGTGAATTAGCAAAAAAACTTGAAAAGACTTGGGGTTTAGATTTAAATGCTATAATGAGTACACCAGCGGCAGTAGTAGAAGAAAAAGAAGAGTCTTTATTCAAAATTACACTAACAGGTTTTGATCCTGATAAAAAAATTAGTGTAATTAAAGCAATTAGAGCATTTAAAGATATGGGATTACTAGAAGCAAAGAATTTTGTTGAAGGAGTCCCTTCTGTAATTGCAGAAGACCAACAAAAAGAAGAAGTAGATAAAATAAAAGCAGACATTGAGTCTGCTGGAGGAAAAATAGAGGTAAAATGATAGAACCAATAGACACGAAAAAAGTAAAAGAATGGTTTACTAAAAGTTCAGTACCTAATTGGGTATTAATAGTTATAGTAGCCATTTGGATATTAGCATAAAGTAATGCCAAAAATTTGTAGGGATACAATAGATTTAGGTACAACAGGACATCCTTGTACAGCAGTTATAGGAGTTAAAGCAACACAATTTACAGTTAAAGCAAATGGTATACCAATTGTTAGACTTAATGATCCTGCTTTACCACATACGTGGCTTGTAGGTATTTATTGTGTCCCACACGGTGGAGCTAAAGTTAATATGGCGTCAACAACAGTTCGTGCTGAAGGTAAGGGTGTAGCAAGAATTGGAGATTCTTTTGATTTTGGAGCAATGTATCAAGGTTCATCTAACGTAAGAGCGGGATAAACTGTATAAATATATACAGTATGGGACAACAAAATCAGAAATTTAAATCAGATTATACTAGTGAGGTAAAAAGCTCTAGTACGAGGCAATCTAGGAAGTTTAAAGATATAGATTTAAATTTTACTAGGCATCCAATTACCAACGATATTGGTACACTTGAGGATGCTAATGCTATAAAGAGGTCTGTAAGAAATTTGATATTAACAAATTACTATGAGAGACCTTTTCATCCAGAATTGGGGTGTGGTGTAAGACAACTTCTTTTTGAAAATTATACACCAATGACTTCTATATTTTTAAAAAGAAAAATAGAAGAAGTTTTACAAAATCACGAACCAAGAATAAGTATAACATCTATCGTTATTAATGATAATAATTTTGTAACTAACAGTCCATTTGGTGATGATGTTGATAGTAATAGATTAGTAGTTGAAATACATTTTTATATTATTGGAGTGCCAGGTCCACAATCAATGTCGGTAGAATTACAAAGGTTAAGATAATAAATGTCGCAACATAAATTAAATGTATCAGAATTAGATTTTGATAAAATTAAAGTAAATTTAAAAACTTTTTTACAAAGTCAAACACAATTTCAAGATTTTGATTTTGAAGGTTCTGGTTTATCTATTCTAATAGATTTACTATCTTACAACACTCACTATTTGTCATATATTGCTAATATGTCAACTAATGAAATGTATTTGGATAGTGCTGATATTAGAAATAATATTGTATCAATTGCGAAGATGTTAGGTTATACTCCATCATCTCCGAGAGCACCAAGAGCGTCTATTGATATTCTTGTTAATGGCGCAATAGGTTCCTCAGTTACAATGCAGAAGGGAACAGTTTTCACAACTACAGTTGATAAAATAGATTATCAATATACAACTAATTCAGATATAACAATTGCACCAGTAAATGGAGTTTATACATTTGAAAATGTAACTCTTTATGAAGGAACATTGGTTACATTTAAATATACAGCTGACGCAACTGATAGTGACCAAAGATTTTTGATACCATCTATTAGTGCAGATACTTCAACTTTAAAAGTTACAGTTCAAAATAGTAATACAGATACAACACAAAGTGTTTTTACTTTAGCTGGTGGTTATAATAATGTATCAAGTTCTTCAAAAGTTTATTTTATACAAGAGAGTCAAGATGGTCAGTTTGAAATTTATTTTGGTGATGGTGTAACAGGTAAGAAATTAGATGATGGTAATATAATTATTTTAGAATATATTGTTACCAATCAAGAAGAATCAAACGGTGCTTCAAAATTTAATTTATCAGGAAACATTGGTGGTTATACAGACGTAACTATAACAACTGATTCAAATTCACAAGGTGGTTCAGTTTCAGAATCAAATCAATCAATAAAATTTAATGCACCATTAAATTATGCCGCTCAAGATAGAGCAGTTACAGCAACTGACTATGAAACAATAGTTAAATCAATTTATCCAAATGCATTATCAGTAAGTGCGTGGGGTGGTGAAGATGACGAAACTCCAACTTACGGTGTTGTAAATATTTCTATTAAAGCAAAATCAGGAACAGTATTATCAGATACATCAAAAGCAGATATAGTAACTCAATTAAAACCTTATAACGTTGCTTCAGTAAGACCAATTATAAAAGATCCAGAAACAACTTCTGTATTAATTACTTCAAATGTTAAGTATGACGCAAAGGCAACAGCAAAAACTTCTGATACTATAAAGGCAGATGTTATTGATACATTAATAAATTATAATTTAGAAAACTTACAAAAGTTTGATTCAGTATTCAGATATTCAAAGGTAACAGGTTTGATTGATGGTACAGACGATAGTATTTTATCAAACATAACAACTGTTAAAATAAGAAAAGTTTTCCAACCGATACTTTTAACATCTTCAAAATATAATATCTATTTTAGAAATGCATTATATAATCCACACTCTGGACATATGGCAAGTACAGGTGGAATATTAAGTTCATCTGGATTTAAAATTGATGGTAATGATAACGAATGCTTTTTTGATGATGACGGCGCAGGTAATGTTCGTTTATATTATGTAGCAAGTGGAGTAAAATCTTATTTAAATTCAACACAAGGAACAATTGATTATAGCACAGGTGCAATAACACTTAATTCATTAAACATTGCTAGTATATCAAATATTAGAGGCACAACTTCAACAGTAGTTGAATTAACAGTAACACCAAGTTCTAATGATGTTGTTCCAGTTAGAGACCAAATTGTTGAAATGGATATTGCAAATTCAACTATAACGGTTACTGCCGATAGTTTTGTAGGAGGAAGTGCTGAGGCAGGTGTGGGATACACAACTACTTCCAGTTATTAATGACAAATGGCAAAATTTAATGATAAGATTTCTACAATACTTTCTGGTCAACTACCTGAATTCGTAGTTAGTGAACATCCAAAGTTTGCTGAATTTCTTAAAGTCTATTACCAATTACTAGAGTCCGCTGAGTTATCAGTAACTTCTGTTAAATCTACAGAAGGTATCTTATTAGAAACAGAAACAGACCAAGCAAATAATTTAGTTTTAAATGCAAGTTCTTTAGGTAGTACAAGAACATTACTTGACGCAGGTGATAAAGTTATTTTTGAAACTTATTCTGGTACTGAATATGGAAAATTTACTCGTGGAGAAAATATAACAGGACAAACTTCTGGTGCAACTGCTGTTGTATTAACAGAAGATTTAGATACTGGACGTTTATTCATATCTGCTCAAGATAAATTTATAAAAGGTGAAATAGTTGTAGGTGGTAGTTCAAATGCATATGCAACAATAGATAATTATAAACCAAATCCAGTAAATAATATTGCTGACCTAGTTAACTTTAGAGATCCAGATAATGTAATTAGTAATTTCTTATCAAATTTTAGGGATGAGTTTCTTGCAACATTACCAGATACATTAGCAAATCAAGTTGACAAAAGAAGTCTTATAAAAAATGTTAAATCACTTTATCGTTCAAAAGGAACGAATAGAGGACACGAAATATTTTTTAGAATATTATTCAATGAAGAATCACAAACCTTTTATCCAAGAGAACAAATATTAAGAATATCAGATGGTAAGTATGATACATTAAAAGTTTTAAGAGCTATTGCTGATATTGGTAATACAGCACAATTAGTTGGAAGAACAATTACAGGTGCAGATAGTGGTGCCTATGCAGTTGTTGAAAATGTTACCAATTTTCAAATAGGTGCAGATACAGTTACAGAATTTATTTTAAATAGTGATTCTATTCAAGGCACATTTCAAATTGGAGAACAAATACAAGGTTCTGCTTCTGATACAGATGATTGGTATATTAAAGCAACTATAACTGGTATTCCAGGAACAAAATCACTTACAAATGATGGTGCATTAAATGAAACTACTGATACAATTAAAGTTATTGCAGGTGGTATAGGTGCTATATTTAATATTGATGAAGTTGGTTCTGGTGGAATTACAGATATTGTAATTAATAATAAAGGAATAAATTATGAAGTCGGTGATAAATTAGTATTTGATAATACTGGAACAAACGGAAGGGATGCTGCTGGATTTGTAAGAGTTATTAATGGTGGTATTGCAGGTGAAGATTCTGACCAAATAGTTTTAGAAGATGGTACTATGGCAGCAGACCCATATTTTGGTAATAGTATTATGCAAGAATTAGGAACAGGCACAGGAACAATTGAAAAAGTATTTTTAACTTATAGTGGTACAGGATATACTTCTTTACCTGGCGTAACTATAACATCATCAGGCGGTTCAACTGGAAGTGTAAATGCGTGGGGTGATGAAATTGGAAGAATTATTGCATTAAAAACAATTGAGTTAGGAAAAAAATATCAAGACGCTCCTAGTCCTCCAGTATTAGAATTTTATAACAGTTGTGTATTAACAGGTGTTAGTGGTGCATTTACAGTAGGGCAATCTTGTACAGTTTCAGGTGGACAAGGAACAATTGTTTCATATAACACTTCTACAAATGTATTAAGAATTAAAAATATTACAGGTGCATTTACAGAAGGTCAATTATTATCAGCAGATTCAGGTGGGTCAGGAACTATTGCTAAAATTGATGTTGCAACAGCAAATGTCAATGTAGTTTCAGTTTCAGATACAGATGGACAATTTATTAATGAAGATGGTAAACTTTCTGAAGTAACAATGAAAGTACAAGATAGTAGATACTATCAAGATTTTTCTTATGTATTAAAAGTTGCTAGTTCTATTGCAGTATGGCGGGACGCATTTAAAAAGACAATGCATACAGCAGGATTCTATTTTACAGGTCAAGTAGATATTACAAATAGATTAAGTGCTAAAGGATCATTACCATTAGTTGGTGCTGTTTCTGGTAGAACGGAAGTTGAAATACCATTAATTGCAATTCTTAATACTTTATTCTCGGTGATATTTGGTAGAAGATTAGGAACGATAGATGATGGAACATCTTTAAGAGCAAAACCTCTTGAACCAGGAGCAATTGATTTAGACCATAATACAAATGAACATTTTGAAGCAAATCAAAGGGATGTAACTTTAACAAGACCTGGATTAACAATAGATTATTTGAGTAGAAAAAGGGCAACAATAGGTGGTCAATTTGTTAAAGCTGGTTACGCATATGCTGGACCAAAATGGGGAACACTTAATAAGTATGCAAATACTATATTTAATACTTCAATTGGTGGTACAGGACATACGTTTGAACAATTAAATAATTTAAAAGTATTTGGAACAAGAACTAGTTTAGATGGTCAAGGTGGAGTATTCTTAATGTCTTCACATCCTGAAGGACAGAAAGTTAAAATGGCTCTTGCGTTTCCTTCATTCTTAACTTATAGTAGTAATGAGTTCAGTAATACAGTAACTAACTTCTCTCAAACAGGACCAACTTTTGATGATACAACACCGTAAATGATTATAAATAGTAAAGTAATTTAAGGAAGAAATGGCAAAAAAATCAATAGATATAGGATCAGCAGCTAATGACGGAACAGGTAGTAACCTACGTGTTGGTGGTGGTATTATAAATGATAACTTTAATGAAATTTATACTGCTTTAGGTGACGGTAGTTCTATAGACCAGAATAGATTACTTAATTTAGCAGGTGGTACTGGTATTGATACTACTTTAGTTGGTAATACTTTAACTTTTGATATTGACTCTACAGTTCTTACAGAATCATCAACAGATACACTAACAAATAAATCACTTGATTTAGCAACTAATACTATTACAGGTACTACAGCACTATTTAATACTGCTTTATCAGATGATGATTTTGCGACACTTGGTGGTACAGAAACTCTTTCAAGTAAAACTTTAACTACTGCTACTCTTGGCAGTAAATTGACAAACGATACTGGTAATATGCAATTAGAACCAGCTAGTGCAATTTTAGAAGTTAGAGGTGATGGTTCTTCCGCTGACGCAAAAATTATACTTAATTGCTACGCCAATACACACGGACAGACTATAGCAGCACAACCTCATAGTGAGGGTGTAACTAACACAATGTTATTACCAAAAGAGGGTAGCTCAACTTTAGTTTCAGAAATTGCAACACAAACTTTAACAAATAAAACATTAACAAGTCCAGTTATTAACACACCAACAGGTGATGTAGTATCATTATCAGGTTTTCAAACCCTAACAAATAAAACTATTTTAACTCCTATAATTACAGGTTCTTTATTCAATATTGCAGATGATACATCAACAACTTCTTCCATAGAACAAGGAGATGTTTTTAAAATATCTGGTGGTACTGGTATAACAACAGTTGTAAGTGGTGATACTGTTACACTAACAGCTGGAGGACTTACAAATTCAGAATTAAGTGGTACTGCTGGAATTACAAATGCTAATTTAGCAAATGATTCAATTACTATTGGTTCTACAGCAATTTCATTAGGATCAACTGCTTCAACAATAAATGGTTTATCACTAATAGGTTCTGCTTATATAACAGTTAGTGGACAAAATTCAGCAATAAGATTTAATCACGCAAACTTAGCAGCCTTTCCTAATTCAACTACTTATTCAGGTACACCTGCTTTAGATGAAACAACACTTAAACCTTATATAGCAACTACTTCAGGTTGGGTTGAAATGTTAACAGAAAATTCTAGTGCTGATGATATTTCAAATATAAGTATGACAGGAATTACTAATGGACAAGTATTACAATGGAATTCTTCAACTACAAAATTTGAACCAGCTGCTGCTGCTAGTGCTACACCTTTCACAACAGATAAATCACACGTAGGTGATGGTTCAACAACAGGATTTACAATTCTTGCTAGTAGAACTGTAGATAATATTTTAGTATTTGTAAATGGTATTTGTTTAGTACCAACAGACGATTATACATATGCTGGAACAACATTAACTTTCATAACAGCACCTGCCGCTAGTGCAGAAATAGTAATAAGATATTTAGGATCATAAAATGGGAATTAGAACAAGAAATAGAGCTAACAATGTAAATACAGATGGCACACCTTTAACTTTAGGTGCAAGTGTGCAACCAGTTAAAGATGATGTAACAGCTTTGGCTTTGAGAGAAGCAACAAACGAATCGTCTGCTGCTTTCAATTTGCCTAATACTTTTATAGATACGTTTTCAGATGACACAAATCTAGGAACACAAACAGATGTAGATAGAGTTAGTGGTCATATAACAACTGCTATAACAACTGTTGACGAATGGGTAAGCGACGCTAATACTTTAGCATTATTACATTATAATGGTTCTAATGGTGGGACAGTATTTACAGATAGTTCTTCACACAATAGAACAATAACTAGACGTAATCAACCTACTACAAATACAGGAACTAAAAAATTTGGAAGTGCTTCTGCTTTCTTTGATGGTTCAGATGACTCTTTATCAATGCCTGATAGTGATGATTGGATTTGGGGGACAGGTGATTGGACTATGGAAACTTGGATATATATGAACGTCAATACAGGCACACACGGATATGATATATTCAACCAAGCAAAAACAGATAGTACAGATGTAGGTGGTGCTTGGCATTGGGGTATTAGTCCTAATGCAGGAATGAAACAAAAATTTAATGTTTATCATAGAAATAGTACAACAACAGCAGATGATTTTTCTTTTGAATCTGGTACTGCTATGTCAACAGGTCAATGGTATCATATGGCAGTAGTTAGAGATGGAGGTACAATAAGATTTTATAAAGATGGTGTACAAGATGGTTCTGCTTCTGTACCAACTTCTTCTGGTGGTCATTTAATGACTGGTGCTTTAGGTGGTCAAGTATGGATAAGTAAAAGAGCTTATACTGACTCTTATGGTGTTCTTAACGGTTATTTAGATGAAATGAGAATATCAAATAATTGTAGATATCCTAATGGAACAACTTTTACTCCACAAGAACGTACAACATCAACAGCAACAGGAACATTAATTCAATCAGCTAATACAGTAGATGTAGCTAAAACAAAAGTAGCTGGAACAATGCTTTATAAAGATGGTATTGGAACAGGAGTTATCGGAACGGATTTAAAAATATATTTCAGTTGTGATAATGGTTCAAATTGGACTGAAGCGTCAAGTTATGATACTATTACTCCAGTCTATAGTACTGGTGTTAAACAAGTCCGTTTGGGAGAAACAACTTGTACAAGTGGCACAGGAGTTATTTACAAAGCTGTTTGGGCGAACCAGGCAGATACTACTAAAGAAACACAACTCCACGGAATAGGAATTAATTACTAATTAGAAAACTTGTATAAATATAGATAAAGGAAATAAGAATGCCAGCAATTATAACAAATAAATTCAGAATACACAACTCGGAACAATTCCACGAAGCGTTTTCTGAAGCGTCAGGAAATACTTTCTATTTAGGTATAGGAAGACCTCAAGCATTTACGACTTCTACAAGAGGAGATGGAAGAACAAATAATGAAGGTACAGATTTATTACCTGTGACTCCTGCAGACAACGAAAATACACAAAATTTTACATATGATGATATGCTTGCTTGTAAAAAAGTAGCAAGTACAAATGCTGGATTTGTAATTCCTAGAAGAAATTGGACGACTGCTACTGTATATGATTATTACAGACACGATTATGGAGAATACATTACTGGAACAACAACAGTACAAACTTCAAATAGTGGTGCAGGTACTTTATATGACGCAACTTTTTATGTTCTAACTACAGCAAGAAACGTATATAAATGTTTAGATAATAATAATGGTGCGAATTCAACTGTAGAACCTACAGGAACATCAACAACAATATTAGCAACTGCTGATGGATACAAGTGGAAATATATTTACACTTTAACTGCTGCTCAACAAGCAGAATTTTTATCAGTAGATTTTATGGCAGTTGGTACAAATGGAACAGTTAATGCTGCTGCTGTAGATGGTGCAATCAATATAGTAAAAATTAAAACAGCGGGTTCTGCTGGTACAGATGGAACACATACAGGTGTTCCAATACGAGGAGATGGATCAAGTGGAGTTTGTTCAGTAACCATTGCTTCAGGTGCAGTTACAGCGGTAACCGTAACTACTCCAGGAACAGGATATACTTACGCATATATTAAACTTGCAGATATAAATGCTGCTGGTGGTGGTTCATTAATTACTACAGAATTAGATTGTATGATTGAACCAAAAGGTGGACACGGATTTAATGCAGTACAAGAGTTAGGTGGATTTTTTGTTATGTTGAATACAAGTTTAGAAGGAACAGAATCAGCTAATTCAGGTGACGTAACTGTTGCAAATGATTTTAGAAAAGTAAGTTTAATAAGAGACCCGAAATCAGGTGGTACTGCTGCTTCTGCCGCTACATTGAGAGCAACTACAGCAGTTGTTGGTGCGTCTAGTAATTTAACATTTTCAGTTGATGAAAAAATTTCACAAGCAAGCACAGGTGCAGTTGGTAAAGTAGTAGAGTGGGATCCAACAAATAAAATATTATATTATATTCAACCAAGACACAATGATGAGGGAATAGATACTAACGGTAATCAGACAGCATTTAGTGGCACAAATATTATTACTGGTGCAGATACAAACGCAACTTTAACACCTGCTACGACAACAGGTACAGTTAATAGTCAAACATTTTCAAACGGATATTCTAGTTCGGAAATTGACCACGGTTCAGGTGAAATAGTTTATGTAGAAAATAGAGCGCCAATCACTAGAGCTGCTGACCAAACCGAAAATATCAAATTGATTATAGAATTTTAGGGGAGTTAAATGCCAAGTCCAACAGATTTTAACTTATCGCCCTATTATGATGACTTTAATGAAAGTAAAAAATTTCATAGAGTTCTTTTCAGACCAGCATTTGCTGTACAGGCGAGAGAGTTAACACAATCACAGACGCAATTACAAAACCAAGTAGAAAGGGTTAGTGACCATCTATTTGAAAAAGGTTCTATGGTTATACCTGGAGAAATCGGGTACGACTTAAATTACACTTCAGTAAAACTTTCAGCAAAATCAAACTCAACTTTAGCAGATTATAACGGAGTAGAATTAACAGGTGCAACTTCAGGCGTTGTTGCAAAAGTTATAGGTGTATCTGTAGCTGATGGAACTGATCCAGATACATTATTTGTAAAATATACAAAAACTGGAACAGACAATGTAGCAGTTTCTTTTACTGATACAGAAATTTTAGATTGTACAATTAATGCTTTGGCTGCTACAGCGACTGTTGCTTCAACACATTCAGGTAGTGCTGCCGAAGTTCAAGCAGGAGTTTATTACATTAATGGATATCACGTTGAAGTTTCAAAACAAACAGTAGTACTAGACAAATATACAAACACACCTTCATATAGAGTTGGTTTATTAGTTACAGAATCTTTTGTAACTCCAAATGAAGATGTAAGTTTAAATGATAATGCTCAAGGAACATCAAATCAAAATGCTCCAGGTGCTCATAGATTTAAAATACTTTTAACATTAACAAAACTATCTTTAGCTTCAACAGCAGACGCAAACTTTGTAGAGTTGTTAAGATTAAAAAATGGTATTATTCAAAATCAAGTTAGAACAACAGAATACGCTGTAATAGAAGATACTTTTGCTCGTAGAACATATGACGAGTCAGGTGATTATGCATTAAGAGATTTTGATTTAGATTTAAGAGAACATTTAGTATCAGGAGATAATAGAGGTATCTATACATCAGGTCAAGGTGGGGACGCAACTAAAATTGCTGCTGGTATGGGACCAGGTAAAGCATATGTTCGTGGTTATGAATTAGAAACAATAGGTACAACTTTTGTTGATATTGAGAAGACGAGAGATTTTGATACAGAAAATAATTTCAAAACAAGATTTAGTTTAGGTAATTACTTAAACGTAACTAACGTTTATGGTTCGCCAGATGTTGGTTTCGTTTCAGGAGATTCAGAATCATTTAAAAATATTACTTTACATAAATCAGCAACTACTGTTAGAGGTACTCCTAATAATGGTGCTGAATCAAGTATTAATTTAATAGGAAGAGCAAAGTCAAGAGGATTTGAATATTCATCTGGTACTGCTTCAAACAATATTTTTTCATTTGGCGGTTTAACAAGTTCTGTTTTTAAACATTATCTATTTGATGTAGAAATGTTTAATCATTTAAACATACTAACTGCTCAAGGTTTTACTACTGGTGAAACTGTAACATCATCATCTGGTGCGACTGGTACAGTTCAATCATCATCAACTACAGAAACACAAGCAATTAATAATATAACTCAAGCAAATCCTACAGTAGTTCAACACGCAAGTTCCCATAATTTTAAAGATGGACAACAAATTACAATTGCTGGCGTTGGAAGTTCTTGGGCAATTGATTCAGTAGTAGTAACTGGTGGAACATTTACAGTTAGAGTAATTAATGCTACAGATTATAATTTATACAAAGAAGATGGAATAACTACTGTTAATTGTACAAATCCAGGTACAGGTGGAACATCAACACACGGAGTTGTAGTAGTTTCAAATGTACAAGGTACTTTTCTTCCAGGTGAAACAATTACAGGTGGTTCTTCAAGTAATACAGCAGTTATACAAGCAGATGTTTTAGGACGTAAAGGGTCAACAGTTTTTGGTCCTTCTGATATTAAACAAGTTGCAATGGCAGGTTCTCCAACGTATACTGCTGATGTAGTGAGAGATAATGCTAGTATGACAGGTACAATATCTGTCGGAGGTGCAGGAACAATAGTTAGTGGATTTGGTACAAGATTTACAGATGAATTAAAAATTGGAGATAAAATTACATATACAACAAATACACCTCTTTCTGAAACAAATGAAGTTGCTTATATTATTAATGATACAAGTTTTGCAGTAACTTTAGGTGCAGGTGGTGATGTTAGCAAATCATCTTTTACTAGAGGACGAGGTGCAGTAAAAGAACCAAGTAAAAATATTTCAATATTTGAAATGCCAAATGAAACAGTTAAGACATTAAAGACAACTGTTAATTCAGGAATAACTGATACAAACTTTTCTATACGAAGAGCATTTACAGCAACATTAGGATCAAATGGTGACGCAACTATAACATCAGGAACAAATGAAACATTTAGTGGATTAGCAGAAAAAGATTTTTCTGTATCTATTATGTCAATGGGTGCAGGTACAGGAGGAGAAGTTGGCGCTGTATTAAGTTTAAGTGGTACTAACCATTTAGCGGGTGATATATTTACATTAGGTGGTTCTCCAACAGGTAAAACTTTAACATTAACTTTTGGTACTAATTATGCAGGACATAAAGTAAAAATATTAGCAACAGTTAATAGAAGTGTTGCAGGTTCTAAAACTAAAACTTTAGCTTCAGCACAAACAGTACAGATATCAACTCAAGCAGAAGTAGAAAGTGGAGTATGTGGTCTAGGTAAAGCAGACGTTTATAAAATTAATAATGTTTATATGTCAGCAGATTTTTCTACAAATGCTATTGCTGGTGATACAGATATTACAGATAGATTTACTTTAGATACAGGACAAAGAGATAACTTCTATGACATTGGAAGACTTAAATTAAAAAATGGTGCAATAACTCCAATAGGAAGATTACTAGTTAATTTTGATTACTTCTCTCACGGTTCTGGAGATTATTTTGATGTAGACTCTTATGCAGGTGTTGTTAACTATGAAGACATTTCAAATTATTCTTCTGACACAACAGGAAAAATATTTAGATTAAGAGATTGTTTAGATTTTAGACCAAGAGTAGATGACTCTTCAACAATAAATTCAGGTATTCAAGACCGTTCTTATGACGGCACAGGTGCTTCTACAGTTGATATGGTTAAATTTGGATCAGATATTACTTCTGATTTTGAATACTACTTACCAAGAATAGATAAAATCTTTTTAGATAAAGAAGGAAATTTTAAAGTTTCTAAAGGTGCAAGTGCATTGGTTCCTCAAGTTCCAAAATCTTTAGATGGCGCAATGCTATTATATACTTTAGAAATGCCATCTTACGTTTTATCTTTAGATGATATTACTGTTAAAGCAGTTGATAATAGAAGATATACAATGAGAGATATTGGTTATTTAGAAACTAGAATTGAGAATATGGAATATTATACTCAATTATCATTGTTAGAAACACAAGCACAAAATTTACAAATACAAGACGCAAATGGTTTTGATAGATTTAAAAACGGAATTATAGTAGACAACTTTAGTGGTCACAATATAGGTGATGTAGGAAATATAGATTACAAATCATCTATTGATATGGCAAGAGGTCAATTAAGACCTATGTTCAATGAGGACGCAGTACAATTAATAGAAGCAGATGATGATGGTACTGCTATTTTAGCAACAGATAGAACGGATGGAACATATCAAAAAACTGGAGATTGTTTAACATTACCTTATACTGAAACTGCTTTAATAACACAACCTTTCGCAAGTAAGAGTGTCAATGTTAATCCATTTGATGTCTTTACTTGGTCAGGTGCAATAGAATTAACTCCACCAAGTGATGAGTGGAAAGAAACAGAACGAAGACCAGAATTAGTTATAAACAATGTTGGTGGTTTTGATACGTTAGTTTCTGGAATTCCAAACAATGGTTTACAAGGTGTTGAAATAGGAACAATATGGAATGATTGGCAAGATTTTTGGTCTGGTTCAACTAGAGATGTCGCAAGTAGACAAGTTGGTGGCGGAAGAGCAGGAAGAAGAGTATTTGCTGTTGATGAAATAGAAACTGCTCAAAATGTTCAACAAACAAGAACAGGATTAAGACAAAGATTAGTTCCTCAAGTAGTAAGAAATTCAATAGGCGATAGAATTGTTAATGTTGCTTTTGTACCATTTGTTAGAAGTAGAACAATATCATTTAGTGGAACAAGGATGAAACCAAATACAAGAGTTTATCCTTACTTTGATAATATTGCAATAGCAACTTATTGTACACCAACTGGCGGTTCATTAGGAGGCAATATTGTAACCGACGCCAATGGTGCGTGTTCAGGTACTTTTGCAATTCCTGATCCAACTAATAATTCAAATCCAAGATGGCGTACTGGTCAAAGAGTATTCAGATTAACAAGTTCAGTTACAAATGATACAAGTACAGATGTAGAAACTTCAGGAGAAGCAGATTATGTCGCAAGAGGAATTTTAGAAACTGTACAGAATACAATTATATCAACAAGAGAACCTAGACTTGAAAGACAGGCTACAACTGAAAACAGAAGTATTACAAGAACATCTACAAGACGAAGTGAAAGAACGGTTGGTTGGGTTGACCCATTAGCACAAACATTTATGATTGATGATGTTGGTGGTGTATTCTTAACTTCTGTTGATTTATTTTTCGGTACTAAAGATAGTAATATTCCAATTACAGTTCAAATAAGAGAAGTTGTAAATGGATATCCAGGATCAACAATATTACCATTTAGTGAAACAACAATAAATCCAGGTTCAGTTAATACAAGTGCTGATGGAACAGTAGCAACTACATTTACTTTTTCAGGTCCTGTATATGTACAAGAAAATGTTGAGTATTGTTTTGTTGTACTTGCAAACTCAAATGAGTATAATGCTTATGTTGGAAGATTAGGTGAAACAGTATTAGGTTCTGATAGAACAATATCACAACAACCATATGCTGGTGTTATGTTTAAATCTCAAAATGGTTCAACTTGGACTGCTGAACAAAACGAAGATATTAAATTTACATTAAAGAGAGCAGAATTTGCAGACGCTGTTGGTAGAGTTACACTTTGCAATGACGAATTACCAGCAAGAAAACTTAAAAACAATCCTATTAGAACAACGCAAGGTTCAGATGTAGTTAGAGTTTATCATCCAAATCACGGAATGCATAGTACATCAAACAATGTAACTATATCTGGAGTTCCTTCAGGAACATACAACGGATTAGCGCATAGTTCAATTAATGGAACATATACAAGTATATCAAACATAACTTTAGATAGTTATGATATACAAATACCAGGTTCAACAACCGCAACTACAAACGGAGATATTGGAAGTAATGCTGTTTATGCAACACAAAATAGATTGTATGATGTTATGAATTTAAACTTATCAACAATGAGTTTACCAGGTACGAGTATATCTTATAAATTAAGACCTACTACTGGACAATCAATACACGGTTCAGAAGCAGAATTTAGTACAGTTGCAGTTGCAAACGCTGGGTCTATAATTGCAAATGATAATATCTATTGTACTTCACCTAAAATGGTTGCAAGTCAAATAAATGAAACAAATGAAATGAACGGTTTAAAATCTTTGTATGTAAATGTAGAAATGACAAGTACAAGTACTAAACTATCACCACTTATAGATTTACAAAGAATTAGTGCATACACAATACAAAATAGATTAAATAATCCAACATCTGGTAATACACCAGACTTTGTTGCTGATACTGCTCCAACTGGAAGTTCAACAGCAGGTGTGTACTTAACTAGACCTATTGTTATAGAAAATAATTCTACTTCTCTTGATATAAGACTATCAGCAAATGTTCGTTCAAGTTCATTAATTAGACTTTATTACAGAACATCTGGTGGTTCTGAAACTAGAAAAATTGAAGATATAAATTGGTTGCCATTTAATTCAGATGGTAGCGAAGATATTTCAATTCCTCCTGCAGAAGACGATAGTACATTTAGAGAATACAAATATACAGCAAGCGGATTAAATGATTTCACTTCATTTCAAATTAAAATTGTAATGAAAGGGTCTATATCATCTTATCCACCAATCTGTAAAGATATGAGAGGAATTGCATTAGCAATATAATAAAATGGCAAACGGAGTATTGAAAGTTGAAGGACACTCAAATTTAGTTAGAGATATTAATACTAATGCGATAGTTAGAACAAGTAATGAATATGCTATCTATATGAAAAGAATAAAACAAAGAGAAGAGAATGCAGACCAATTAAGAGGTATGTGTTCCGAGATAAATAATTTAAAGAAAGAATTAAGAGAAATAAAAGATTTAATTAAGAAGGTTATAAAATAAAATGGCTGTAAGAAATATAGCAATAACAGATACACTAGAAACGTTTAGAACGCAATTTAATGCGTTAGCGGCAGATGACTTTGGCGATATAGGAACGTTAGACTCTTCATTGGCGGCAACAAGTGTTATAGGTGCTGTAAATGAATTGTCTGCTCAAGTAGGTGCCGCTGAAGGTTGGAAGATGGAAGATTCTTCTTCAACTATACAGCAAGTTGGTGCAGGTCAAACTGCTATATTTAAAGGTGTTTCAAACCAAACAACTGCTGTTGTAACTGTTCCAGATACTTTAACAATTGGATTGACTAATAGTGTAACTATTACAACTCAATTAACATCTCCAATTGTAGTTGCAGGAAATTTAACTTTAACAAATGGTTCTATTACAGATTCAAGTGGTACTATAGATTTTGGTAATGAAAATTTAACAACAACTGGTGACATACAAGCAAATCTTCTGACAGCGCCGAGTATTACAACTACAGGTGGGACGAGTACATTAGGAACAATTTTAATAGTTGGTAATACAATTTCATCTACAGATTCTACTGTAATTCATTTTGATGATGATGTTCAAGTTGAAGGAACATTAAGAACAAATACTATGTCTGCTCGCACAGGAGATAGTGTTAGTTTTGGTAATAGTCATATATCAACAAATAATATAACAACAAGTGGGGCTATTTACTTAACAGGTGCAAATAGCAATTTAGGTATTTATTTTGAAGGTGCAACAAATGACGCATTTAAAACATATATAAGACCTACAGACCCTACAGCAGAAAGAATAGTAACATTACCTGATTTAACTGGAACTGCAATTTTAGATACTTCAACAGCATATGCAACAGGTGATATCTTTACAGCTTCATCAACTTTAATAATATACAACTCAGCGGGAGTAGCGCAAAAGACGATTGTTGGTAGTGCTACATAGGAGATTTAATTATGGCTATACGAGCTCCTTTATACTATAGCGGCGGTTATTTAAAAGAGATGTCTTCTGCCGAAGTAGACCAAATAATAGCACAAGCAATTTATCAATATTCACAAACACCATCTGTTGCATTATCAGTAGTAGGTTCTGGTGGTAATGTTGGATCAATAACAGATACAAGACAACAAGCGGGTGCTATGTCAACTCACGCTTCAGCTTTTCCATCTGAAGCAACAACAGCAGAACCTACAACGGTAACTATTACTTACGATAAAATAGAGCAAACTGTAACCTCTGGTTCAGCTCCAACTGATTCAGGAAAAACTTGGCCTGTCTATAGAACAGCAGGTAATGATATTCAAGCAATGACGTTGCAAGATGTTAAAGATACATTTATACATCCTGCTATTGATTTATTGACAGCGGCGACTACAACAAGCGAACAAGCTGGAACATATCATATTAATGGTTCAAATAGTGTTGCAGGTTCTACTTTAGTTGACGCAACAGCAATTTTTGTAAATACTCAAGCAGATACAACTGCTTATACAGCAGGTAATATTCCTGAAGCGTTAGACCAACCTACAACAATTCAAAATTATTATTTGCATAGAGTAGATGGTGTTGATACTACTATAACAAAAAGTCCAGTTTATATAACTGGTGGAAATGATTTACAAGAATATACAGAAGTTGCTTTTGAAACTTTATTAGCAAGTCATATTAAATATACTGCCGCTGCTTCAGTAGATGGTTATAAAATAACTTACAGTTATACAACAGGATTAAATAGAGGTTCTGGTATGGCAGATACAATATTAAATGGTACAGGAGATTATCAAACTTATCAAGCGGGTGCAGATGATTATAGAGCGCAAGAATTTCCAGATGGAACAGCGTCAGCAGCAAACACTTGGTATTTGAAGATAAATAAGAGTTAGAAATGAGATTTTATTATGAAAATATTATTAACTGGTAGTGATGGATTTATTGGTAAAAATCTTTCAGTATGGTTATCAGAAAAACATTTTGATGTAATTGGTTTAGACCGTAATACAGGTAAAGAATTACTTACCTGTGATTTAAAATATGATGTTGATTGTGTTGTACATCTGGCAGGTCTATCTGGTGTCAGACAAAGTTTTGAAAATCCTACAGACTATTGGAAACAAAACGTTATCGTAAGTCAAAGAATATTTGACTATTTTAAAGATACAAGAATTTTGTATGCAAGTTCAAGTACTGCATATGAACCCTGGAGAAATCCTTATGCAATGAGTAAGTATAGTATGGAACAAATTGCTCCTGCAAATAGTTTAGGTATGAGATTTACTACTGTATATGGACCTGGTGCAAGAGATACTATGTTGATACCAAAAATTTTAAAAAATGATGTGCCATATATTAATACAAATCATAGTAGAGATTTTATACACGTGTATGATATTTGTTCAGCGATTGAATCTATATTAAGACAAAAATCAATTACAGCATTTCCTGAAAAGACAGGTGCAATAGATATAGGAACAGGTATTACAAATAAGTTAACTGATATGATGGACTACTTTGGAATTACTCCTGAAAAAAGAGTTGGTGGTGATACTGAAAGACTTGACAACAAAGCGAATATAGAAGCAATGACAAGTTATGGTTGGGAACCTCAATATGAAGTAAAAAAATATATAGAAGAAAATAGGAGAACGAATTAATGATAACAAAAGAAAATTTTATTACAGCAAACTTTATAGATAATGAAAGAAAAAATATTGAGATTTTATTAAGAGATGAAAAAAATGAAAAAGTTATTTCTCATATAGTTGAATACAGTACAGATGATCCAACTTGTCAAGAATTATTAAAGGTTTGTCCTTTAGACCAACTTCACGAAAATACTTGGCAAAAGAAAAAGGAAGAAACAAAAGCTTTTGAGGAACAAATTATAAAAATAGCAGAAAAGAAGGGTCTCTTTAAAAAGGTATTACAAATTACTAATAAATCTCAATCAGAAGTTTTTTTTAATGCATTGTTTGATTTTCTTTTAAGTTCTAAAAAGGAACATATAGACCGTTTATTTAATTTTAAATTATTTTTATTTGAATTAGAAGAAGTTAAACATTCTAAAAATGAAAAAGCAAAGAGTAATATTAGAAGAGCAAAAACACCTATAGCTGCTTTTAGAGAATATCTTAAAATTAGAGATGAATTGGTAAGACCATTTGCTGGTGATGATTTATATAATTAAATAAAGTAATTAGTCCACCAACCAGTCCAACCTTGTTCCATTAAATATTGACTTTGATTAAATAACATAATACTATAATTATCATCTTTAGGTTTGTATTCATTACCTTTTACAGAATAACAAACTTTATCATAAGTGTTAACAACCAATTTTTCTTTTTCTAACATTTCATCAATACCTTTGTTATATTTTTCTTGCCACATTTTAGGGTCTTTTTTAAATGTATTATAGATGTAAGATTGGTCGCCAGTCCAAGATATAATAGATGAATTAAATGTTGTATGGTCTCTATCTCTCCACCAAGCGTGTAAAACTGTTGGGTCTTTTCTAATTAAATTAGGTACTTTACCATAGATACAAATATCTAAATCAAAATATAAGTTTTCTCCATCTCTATAGATGTCAAACATTTGGAGTTTATTAAAAACACCTTTGTAATTTTCAGAAGATATAACAACAAATTCATCATACTTTAAACCAGAGTAAGTATCAATCATATGTTTTAAATTCTTAACATACCAAGTACCAAACTTATCTCCTGTATTTACACAAATTATTCTCATTTCCAATAGTCCTTTATCCAATCATCTTTACAATGATGTATAGTTGTTAGAGGGTTAGCAAAATGTACAATCTTTATTTTTGGATTTGGTTTATCTAATATCATATAATCTCCAAAACCATCTTCTATATATCTTCTATGGTTTATATCATTTTGTTTTTTATCTGAACCATATACTCCTACCCATTCTGGATTCATTAATGTTATGGTTATATTATTTTTATTGGCTCTATCTTTGATAAAATTTTGTTCACCAAAATATTTGTAATGTACTATATTATTATTATAATAAAATAGTTGCCAATACTCTACAGCTTTTATAAAACTATCCCATATAACGGTACCTGTTCCTGATTTAAATTTTATAAAACCTCCTTGAATTTTTGGTGTTTGTCTTTTACCCCACCATTTATTGTAAGTTATTATTTCATTGTCTGCTACAGGCCATCCAATCATATCATCTACATTGCCTGTAATAATTTGGTCTATATCCATAATAATAATTTCATCACCTGGTTTTTGATATGCAAATAGAGGTGAGAAGAAAGTTAGTTTGTGCCAATGATATTTTATATCACTATGAGGTTTTAAAGGTATTACTACATCTGCTTTGACATTTGGATTATCACTATAACATATAAACTCAAATGGTAGTGTACAGTATGTTTTTAATCCATTATAAAGTTTTGCAACATAATCAGGTGAATATTTTCCTTTAAAATAAACACAACATATTTTTATTTTTTGGTCTTTAACATTTGATTTATAATCTTGATGTTCATAATAATTTCTGTTATATTTTTCTCTTGCTTTGTTTATTGCTTGATGTAAAGGTACACTACAATATTTTTGACAAGTTAATGATGGATTAGTTTTTAATTCTTCAAAATATTCTTTCCATTCTTTACTATTAATAATATCTTCTACCTTTTCATTGTTTTTAAGTAATAAATGTTTTTGCATTAATCTTTTTATTTGAGGTTCTTGCCACCCTATAGGATTATCTAACCAGCAACACGGCAGTAAATAACCAGTTGCTGTATAAGAAAGTTCTTTTTTATGCAGACATTTTGGATAAATTTTTACCATTCTATTTCTTTCAATCCTTTACTAAATTTTTTTGGGAAAAACTTGTTCAATGAATTTTGTTTACTATTTAAATATAGATTTGGATGTTTAGGTTTATACTTATCTCTTGTACTCCAACGACCTGAATAAATTACATCAAATAGAATACCATTATCTCTTGCCATTTTGCTACAAGTTTCTATATCATTTTCATTGTAATTAAAAACAATATATTGCCAACGAGAAGTAAGACCCATTTTAGCACATAATTTCATCATTTCAAAAAGATGTTTGCCATCTTGGTGTATTCTATACTTATGGCTATCTTCAGGTAAACCATCTATACCAAATAACCATTCTGCTTTAGGGTGTGCTTCAAATGCTTTTTTATACCACTTCATAGGTCTTTGTGAAGCAGCGGTATTAATTATTGTCGGTATATTATTGTCTGAACAATACTTTAATATTTCTATAAATTTTGGATGAAATATAGGGTCAGAAATTTGACCACAAAAAATTAATCCTTTAAAGTAATTTGCCATTTTTTTAAGGTCATCTAATGGCATATCTTGACCTGGTATTTTAAATCCTATATCTCTAATAGCTTGTCGCAAACATTTTGGACATTCTAAAGGACATCTAAAGGTTAAATCAATGTTAATATTTCTATCTTTAAAATTCATTCCAAAGTTCACGCCAGTTAAAGTTTCTATGTTTAGATAAGTCATCACAATATTTTTTCATTTCTTTATGGTTAGGATCAAAAGGTTTTAATAATAATTCTGATTTTATATAACTATAGTCAGGTAGTTTTTCATATTTTTTTAATAATATATCTTTATCTTTTTGTTTTAGATTTCTTATTGATAACATAAAAGGTCCTCTAACTATATTTTGAAATGTCATAGGTATGCCAAAGTTGTCCCTATAGTAATTTCTAATTTCAATTAAATCAAAAATGTTTAATATTGAAGAGGTCAAATTTATTTCTTTTATTAAATCTTTTGCCTCTTTTAAATTAGATTCAAATTTTACTCTATCAATAGGATATCTCATCCAATCTAATTTTCTTCCATAGTGGTCACACGATACTCCAAATTCTATTTTTTCAAATTTATCAACATAATCAAATATATTCCACTTTTTCCATCTTAATTCTGTTAAGTTGGTATTAAAATATAAAGTGATATGTTTTGCGTGTTCTTTTGGTATTTCATCTAAAAGTTCCCATTGTTTTGGTAATTGTAAAGGTTCCCCGCCAGTCATATTCATATAACCTAATAAATCAGCATTATCTAAAATATCTTTTTTAATATCATTCCATTCTTTATGATTTACACTTTTAAATGATTCATTTGCCCAACCCATAGTGGCACCAGCGATACCTGATAAAGCATTTGGACCATAAATTTCTTTCACTTCATTTCTTCTAGTAGATGAATTAAAAGGATGACACATATAACAACTCAAATTACAATAGGTGCTATGTACTCTTAATTTTATTCCTACTCTATTAGGTTCTAAAAGTATTCCTAAATTTTTACTAAATGTTTCTGACCCTACTCCATTTCTATATGATTCGCCACTTGTTTCTTCTAATTTATAACATACTCTACAAGCATCCACTTGTTTACCTGCTAACATTTTATTTCTTAACTCTTCCATTTCAGGAGATTTAAAAAATTTAAATGGTGTAGTGTTATTAACATTATATTTGTTTATAGGTATATATTGTTTTGCGTGGCAGCAAAGTCTATAACGACCAGCACTATCCGAATAAATTTCTTTAAAGGGCATAGTGCAATATGCCTTATTATCTTCATAGAATTTTTTTATTTCAGATTCAAACATTATAATTTATAGTTCTGACAATATTTGGAACATTGAGATACTGGATTAGGTGTGTTCCAACTATCTGGTAATGTTTTTTGAAACCATTGGTGAGAAATTATATCCATTAAATTAGCAGAAAATACATTAAGTTCTTTTTGGTGTTTTTGATATTCTTGCATAATTGGATGTTCTATAAATCGTTTTCTCATTTTTGGGTCGTTTTTATGATAGTAATGAGGATTACAGAAATAACAACAAGGTAAAACTTGACCATCTGGATTAATTACAACTTTGTTTCTAACTCCCCATTCACAGTTAATCGGGCAAGTTTTTGCTTTTTGTTCTAATTTTTTCATTAATTTATGTTCACCTACACCTACTTTAATCTTTTGTGTTGTAAATCTTCTTCTATCTATTCTGGTATAGTTTGGTCTATTATCAAGTTCACTTCTTGCTTGTGTATTGGAAAGTTCTTGGTGTGTTTGTCTAAAAACTTTTTGCCAATCTGGTGAGGTTGCTTCTAAAATTCCTGGTTTACCTTTAATAGAAAATTTTAAATTATCTCCTTCGTGCCATCTATCAGTTGCAACAAAATGGTGTCTTATTGAACCGTGATCCATACACATTTTTTCAATTTCAGGTAAATGTTTTTCATTATGTTTCCACACTAAAGTTTGTGTTCTTATTACTGCTTTCGTAAGTGCAAGTGTATCCATATTGTCAAATATTTTTTTCAAGAAAGTAAATTGTCTATAATTTTGGTGCATTTCTTGGTTTGTACCTTCAACACAAAAAACAACTTGTAGGTTTTTACCACCTGCTACACCTAAATCCCACCAAAACTCCTCATTTCTCAATGAACCATTTGTATTAATGCAAATAGAAACTTCGGGATGGGCATTTTCTTTAATATATTTTACCATAGGTAATATATCTGGATTGGTTAAACAATCACCCCAGGTTCCACAGAAATCATAATTATAAATGTGTTTACATAATTTTTCAGGAAGAGCTTGTTTAAATTCTTCTAAAGTCCAACTAATATCTGGTAACCAACTAGCTTTTTTTAAACCCATTGGATCGGTTCTATGACATTGAGGACAACCAGCATTGCAACGAGTAGTTACATCTAGCATTATGTCAATAGGAAATTTCCACATTATATTACCTCCCATAGTTCGTCAAATCTTTTGTTTATTAAATGTACTAGTTTTGCTTTTGATATTATTTCTTTTGATATTTCATCATTAGCAAATTTACCTCCAGCTTCCATAATATAAGTATGCCATTCGTAAGGTAAATTATACCATTGTAGTTTATATTTATCTACTAGATATTGAAAAAAGACTTCATTATTTGCAAAGAATAGTTTTGATATATTCTCTCCAAATAGTTTTTCTTCTTTTGCTTGGTTTAATATTGCTATCATATCATCTAAACGCTCTGTAAATTTTAGTTCTTTTATGATGGTTGAATTGCCTCCTAATATTGCTGTATTAGGAATTAAATAATCTGCTTTATAATTATTGTCTATTGCTAGCATTGCTTTTTTACACATTGCTTTAACATACATATTATATCTGTCTTTATGGGACATTATAGTTTCAAAATCAACATCATTTTTTTTAAATTTTTTAATATCACTTTGAGACCAAGTATTTTCTTGGGTTGAATTAATTGCGTGAACACATATCTTATTCAAATCAAATTTTTCAAAAAAGGATTCAGTTGTGTTAGGTACTACATCAAAATCAAAGTAAAGAACATTATCATATTCCTTACCTAACTCTTCCCATAAATGTATCTTGTATAGATTGATGGTATCAAATTGATAAACATTATATTTCTTTTTAAATTTTTGCCAGTAGGTATCATTTTCATAAAGTCTATATTCAGCATTGCAATGCTTAGCATATTCTTTCTTAACATCTAATAGTTTTTGAAAATGTTTTTTTAATTGGACTTTGGTAACCTGGTGTCTATCCATTAAATTCGTATCATCATTTTCTATATAGATACTATAAATTATGTTTTTCATCAAACCTCCATACAACATCAAATTCTTTACAGACAGCGTGTACTATTTTTGTTCCTTTTTCTATAAAGTGTTGTCTATCAAAAAAGTAATGCCATTTGTTATCAAACCATTGTACATTAACATTATTTGTTTTTAGTTTATAAGAAAAGATTGTTTCATTATCATAGCGAAACATTTTGGTAATATTACTAGGGTACATACCATCTTTTTCATCTTTTAATTTAGTCATTAAATCTATTGTATCTTTAAACTCAGCAAAATAATTTAGTTTAAGTATATCTTCTTTTCTAGCTCCAATGATACCAGTATTGATTACATCATTATCTGGTTGATGTCCTTTTTCAAGAAGCATAGCTTGGCAATTATAATATTTTGCTGATGGACTTCTGGTACTTTCTACAAGGTCATCAATAGGAACACGGTTAACATTAACCATATGATTATTATGATAGACACAAATACCTTTTGATAAATCCCAAGCGTCAAAAAAGGAATCTTTGGTCACAGGTATAGCATCAAAATCTAAATACAAAATTTCATCATATTCTTTTGCTAATTGACAAAGTAAATGTATCTTGTAGAAATTGACTACTTCATATCCTGTTATTTCTGGAAAGTCTTTAAGTAAATTCTTTTCAAAGGTTTGATATTGTTTATCATACTCATACATTAAGAAAGGTACACCTATAGCTTTACTATAGCGTTGTTTAGATTCAAGTAGTTTGTTGTAATGCTTTTTAAAAGCGTTTCTTACTTTATTAGCTTTTGCAAGTTTATTATAACTACCAATTCTAGCTGGCTCTAGTTTACCAAAATGTTCTTTCGCTGGTACATCAACATAGATACTATAAATTACTCTTTTCATCATCCTCATACTCTTATAAATATTACTAGACTATTTAGTAAAGATTATGGATACAATATTACAGGTGATTGATAGGGTGACCACGGACAAACAAGTCAAGTCTATCATAAACTCAATAAACGATAACCAGGAAAAAAGCAAAGATTGGCTTATAGAAAAGTCAATAGAATACTTTAAATTTTTTGATAATCCTAAAATATGTGTGGCTGCTGGTTGGTATGGTAATTTAGCGAATAAAATAAAATCAGGACTTGTAGAAAATGTAGTTATTTCTTTTGATAAGGACCCACAATGTAAAACCATAGGACATCAACTTTATCCAGGTGTTACCTTTGCAACTGCTAAAATAGAATACTTTAATTTTAAAACATATGATGTAGTTGTATGTACTTCTTGCGAACACCTTGAACAAAAGGTTATTGATGATATGTTGAAAAGAATAAAAAAGAGTGCGTTAGTTATATTACAATCAAACAATTATTTTAAAATAAAAGAACATATTAATTGTCATAATAGTGTAATAGAATTTGAGAAGACTTTAAAATTAGAAAAAATATTATATAGGGGTACTTTGAAATTGGAAAATTGTGATAGATATATGGTGATAGGAGTAAAATGAAATACGATTTAGAAAGAATTAAAAAAGAATTATCAACATTGCCTGAATATGATTATCAAATATATTTACAAGGTGACACTAAAGATATGAATCCTATTGCACCTACTATTGGTCAAAATTATTTAATTGTTGATGAAACTGAAAAAAACTTTAATATTCCACTATTTGATATACCATATATTAATTCAATTATTAAATTTAATAATATTGTAAGAACAAGATTAATGAAAATGAAACCTAAAACTTGCTACTATTGGCATAATGATAAAACTAAAAGACTTCATATACCAATACAAACACACGAACATTGTTGGTTGTTATTAAATGGTAAAATGGTTCATTTACCTGCTGATGGTACGGCGTATGTTATAGATACAACACAAAAACATACTGCTTTAAATTGTTCAAAAGTAGACCGTATTCATATTGTTGGAGCATATCAAACCCAGTCTTTATCTTCCATAGACGTTGATAACCAGTTATGTTTGGTTTAGTATGGTGTTTGATTGGAATATTGACAGGTGTTGTCTTCGGAATTATACCTGGTGCAGGACCTTTTTTAGCAGTTGCAACAATCTATCCTTTACTATTTTTTTTAGACCCTTTTAATATATTACTATTTTATATTTCACTTATTCTTACAACGAATTATACAAATTCAGTTACAAGTATTCTCTATGGAATACCAGGTGACGCTGCCGCTGTAACTACTGCTAGACACGGACATAATCTATTCTTAAAGGGAGAAGGACATCTTGCTGTAAGTACTAATGCTATTTCAAGTACATTAGGTTCTATATTTGCAATAGGTTTATTCTTAATATTTCTACCTAGTATCTATAGTATATTTCAATTTTATAATAGTACTATACAACTATCTATTGTTTGTTTAGCAGTTTTATTATTAACTCTATTATCAAAACAAAAGATATGGAAGACTATACTTCTATTTTTATTTGGTGGTATATTAGCAAAGATAGGATTTGATAATATAACTTTTCAATCTTGGGGAACATTTGGTTTTGACTATTTAACTCTAGGTATTCCTTTTAGTGCTGTAATGATAGGGTTATATATTGTACCTGAAATATTAAAGTTTAGAGATTTAAAGATGTCTAAACAAAAATCAATTAGAAAATTTGGTATAGCAAAGAGTACATTACCTGCAACTGGTGTAGGAAGTTTTGTTGGTTTTTGGTGTGGTCTTGTACCAGGAGTAACTAATATTTTAGGAAGTTATTTAAGTGCTAATTTAGTTAAAACAGATATAAAGAAAATAGCGGCAGCAGAATCAGCAAACAATAGTGGTGCGTTAAGTTCTTTGATACCTTTAATAGTACTTGGTATACCTATTGTTGGTAGTGAAGTATTAATTTACTATTTAATACTAGCACAAGGATTTGTTTTTAATGTAGATAATCTATCTATCTTTACTAATATATTCTATTACATACCAATCATATTAGCAATATGTTTATTCTTATCTTGGAAGTGTTTTAATTTATTAGGTATGGTAGCATATCACTTGAAGAAACATAAAAATGTATTGACTTATTTTATATTACTTTTTATTTCTTTAATGAGTATTATTATATATCCAGTAAGAGAGTGGTTGTTAATATCATTGGTTGTATTAAGTATAATAGGTTATTATTTAAAGAGAGTAGATACTTTTCCAATACTATATGGATATTTTTTAACAGATTTGTTTTGGGATAACTTAATGAGAGTAATGGTAATATACGGATGAAAAATTTAATACTAGGATATAAGAGAGGTTGGAATAAATGGGAATGCCTTTCAAGAGCATTGAAATCTATTGGTCAGGAAGTGGATGTAATTACCGAAGACTTTGATAAAATTGTAGGACCTTATGATAGAATTTTTACAGTTGCAGAAAGTTTATTACCTATACAAGCTGAATTGGAACAACTGTATGGTTTAACTAATCTATCACCAGAAGCAGCTGATATTTTATCTGATAAAAAAAGGATGGATGATTTTTGTATTGATATAGGTCTTAAAGAGTTTATACCCGATAGTGTCATACCTACAAAACCAGAAGATTTAGATATATTTAAAGATAGACCTTTTATAACGAAACCTATAATAGGTTCTGGTATAAAACATCAAAAAAAGTTTGATTATATATCTTTTAATAATAAAAAAGATTTTTTACTTTCAATTGGCGATAGTTCCTTTTTTACTGATAATCAAAAAGGGTTTAGAGATGAAAAGTTTAATAACAGACTTAATAGATATATGGCGCAGGAACAATTACCTGACGAAGCAGAAGTTTGGGGTCCTTATTATTATGGAACAAAATGTTTATTTTGGAGTAAAGGTAAAATTAAACAATATAAACCTATAGAATGGATGAGTGTTCCTACTAGTGAAGTGCCTATAGATGTACAAGACAAATCTTCTTATTTTATGAATACTATGATTAAAAAATTAAACATAAAGAATATGTTTTTTTCAGGACCTGATTTTTATAAATGGGATTATCATTTAAAGATTATAGACGCTAATCCAAGAATAGGTCAAGGATTAAAAATATTAGATGATATTCATAATAATAAAATTGTTAGTAATATATTATTAGAAAATCCTATGATATTTAAAAAACAATACTTATGGAAAATTTCTACTTTAAAACCAGGTAAGATTGAAAGTGTAAGTGATACTTCACATATCAAATATCTAGCAAAGAATAATTGGAAATTAAACCCTGGAATGATAATTCCAGAGTTTCAACATTTACTAATGGGTGGAGTTCGTCAAGCTTTTGTTATAGAAGGTACTAACGAGTCTGATATGCTAAAAACATACCAGACTGTTAATTCTCAATTGCAGGATTGTATTACTTATTCAACTCAATAGCAGCGTTAACTTTATAAACTAAAGATTCCGCATTTTCATTATTTAAAACATACGTAGTAGGTACTGCTGATAACCACGCTTCTGTTGTTGATAATTCTTTTACTATATTTCTATATTCTTCAAGAGCACCGTTTGAAGCATTAACTGCTACTAGGACATCAACAAACGCAAAGTCTAAATCACCATTAGCACTAAAGGCAATACATTTACCGTCTACCTCTACTTTATCTTGTTTAGTTTGAATTGTAAAAATTGTATCAGCGTCTTTACCTAGATAACCTCTAGTAGTAGCACCACTACCGTCATATGGAACAATTTCAAAAGTTATATTATTTGCTGTACCATAGTTATCAAGAAACTTTTTAACAACTGGAGAATCACCCCACGTTGCTATCTTAATTGTTTGACCAGACATTTCACTAACAGACGAGTAAGTTCTACTACAAAGTATAGTTTCGTATGCTGTAACAGCAACGATTGTATTCTCGTTCATTTCAACTGTTGGTAATGTTTCATCTGTCCATTCTGTACTCCACATAGTAAGAACATTTTTCTTGTTAAAATGTTTCTCGGCTATTACTGGATTATTTGCTTGTACAAAAGTGTGATTTATTTTGTCGCCAATCATTGTGAGTACGGTTCTAAATGCACCATCATTTGATCCTGCATTTACGATTGTTGTTGTTCCAGCGAATGCTGAGATTGGCAATAATAACAACATCACCGTTAATATTAGTCTTTTCATATATTTCAATCCTTTTGTTATATAATAATATATCATTATTTAGTGGATTTGTCAATGTTGCTTGCTTATAACCTATATAAATAGTATTATGAATTTAAAAATGGAGATAAATGTATGATAACAATTGACAAAAAAGAGTATGATGAAACGAAGTTTAGTCCTGAATTACAGAATTGTATAGCAGTAAGACAAGAGATACAGGTAAGCAAAACTAGACATTTAATTGAGATTGAAAAGATAGATGTTTTAACTAAATATTACAACGAAAAAATAGTCAAATTGATTAAAAAAGAAGTACCAGAATCCGAGAAAAAGTAAATGGCAGCAATAGCTAATCTAACGATAGACCAAGGCGCAACCTTCAGTTCAGACGTAACTGTAAAGGATGCTAATAGTCAGGCGTTTGACCTAACTGGTTATACGGCAGCGGCGAAGATGGCTAAAGGTTTTGCTTCTACAAGAACACGAATTAATATGACTACTTCAATAGCAGCAGACGCTACCACAGGAGTAGTTACTCTCTCATTAACAGCAACCGAAACAAGTGCTTTGGATGCTGAGAGATATGTATATGACCTTGAAATTACAAAGGATGCTGGAGTCACTAGAGTAATTGAAGGCATTATAACTGTAAGACCACAGGTTACTGTCTAATTAAATATTATAAATATTCACAGGAGAGAATTGGATGGCAGATATTACAGCCACGGTAGGGCAAAAAACTACTACAACAGCAAATATAAATGTAAATACTGGTGATGGTCCAGAAGCAGTTTCGGTAACTTTACCATCTACGGTAGCAGTACAAAATTCTTCCCTAAAATTCGCTCTTCTTGGTGATGTTGACACATCAAATTTAGATGATGGCGCAATGATTCAATATAGGTCTAGTGATAATAAATTTGTAACTAGAACCGAAATAGTTACTACAACAGGAACACTATTATTTAATTGTGGGAGTTTTTAAAAAATAGCATATGGCAACAGTAATACAGATAAAACGTTCATCAAGTACTTCAGCACCAGCTACATTAAAACTTGGGGAATTAGCATTTACTTATGGAACAGGAACTCAAGGAAATCTAGGAGATAGATTATTCATTGGGGAAGGTGGAGTTGATGGAAATGGTGACGCAAATAATATATCAGTTATCGGTGGACAATATTTCGCTGAAATGTTGGATCACGTTGCTGGAACATTAACAGCAAGCGGTGCTGTAATAGTAGACACAAATAAAGCAGTAGACGAATTCATTGTAGGTAATTCTACTAGTGTAGGTGGAACAATAAAATTTAATGAAGGCACAAATAATGGTGCAAACTTTGTAGGACTTAAAGCTCCTAACTCACTATCAGCTACAACAACATTTGCATTACCAGGCGCTGATGGTTCTGCTGGTCAGTTCTTAAAAACTGACGGTGCTGGTAATTTAGAGTTTATGACTGTTAATCAATATATTGATTTAGCAGGTGATACAGGAACAGATACTTACAATACAGCTGAAACATTAACTTTCGCTGGTGGCGCAGGTATGGATACAGTTGTTACCGATAACAATATAGAAATTCAGGCGAACACATTAACAGATTCAAATTTATCGGGTAGTGCAGGTATATCAAATTCTAATTTAGCAAATCCTCAAACAACAATAGGTAGTTCAGTATTAACTTTAGGTGCTACTGAAACAGATATTGCAGGATTAACTTCTTTAGTAATTGATGACATTACAATTGACGGTCAATCAGTTACAACAACAGCGGCAAATAAAAATATTAATTTAACACCACACGGAACAGGTACAGTTATTTTACCAAGTGGTTATGAAGATAGAGCAGGATTTCAAAATCAATCAGTTGCAAACAAAGCATACGTTGACCAAGTTGCTCAAGGTTTAGATACTAAACCATCTTGTAAAGCAGCAACAACTGCTGATTTATCAGCAACTTATAATAATGGAACAGCAGGTGTCGGTGCAACATTAACAGCAGATGTTAACGGTGCAATATCAGTTGACGATATAGCATTAAGTTTAAACGATAGAGTTTTAGTTAAAGACCAAACAGACGCAACCGAAAACGGTATTTATAAAGTTACAACTGTTGGTGATGGATCAACTGATTTTGTATTAACAAGAGCAACTCCAGAAGACCAACCATCTGAATTAAGTGGTGGTTCATTTGTATTTGTAGAAGAAGGAACTATTGGTTCTAACAATGGATATACATTTACACATACAGGACAACCAGTATTTGGAACAACTGATTTAGATGTATCACAATTTTCTGGTGCAGGTCAAATTACTGCAGGTGCAGGTTTAGTTAAAGATGGTAATACGATAGATACAAATCCTGACAATAGTTCAATTGAAGTTAGTGGAGACCAATTAAGAGTTAAAGCATTAGGTGTTACTAGTAATATGTTAGCAGGTGCAATTGCAAGTGATAAACTTGCTGATCCTTTATATTTTAAAGATGAGTCTTCAACACAAGGACAAGTAAGAGTCGGTGGTGTTTTAGAATTTTTAGCAGGAGAAGGAATTAATACTATTGCAAATGGTAATTCATTACAAATAGTTGGAGAATTAGCAAGTACATCAAACATTGGTGTTGCTTCTTTTTCTACTGATAACTTTACAGTTACCTCTGGTGACGTTGAGGTTACTACAGTAGATGGAGGAACTTTCTAATGTTTGGTTGGATTAAAAGATTTATTAATAGAACAGTTAAGTCTTATGAACCAGTTAAACCAAAAACAGAAGTTATAGCATTAAAAGATTTAAAGAACAAAACAAAAAAAGAATTAGAGAGAATTGGTAGAAAACTTGGAATTGAATTAGATAGAAGATTATCTAAAGCAAAATTAGTAAACAGAATTAAATTTAGAGCGAAATTAAGAAGGAAGAAATAAACTATGGCAACAAAAATAAAACCATACCGTACAGAAGTAGCAACTCGTATTCCAGACGCAAATAATATGGATGTTGGAGAGTTGGCTGTTAATGTAACAGATGGTAAATTTTATATAAAAAAATCAGCTGGACAAATTAAAGAAATTGGTGGTGCAGGTTCGGTAACTTTGCAAGACGCAACTAGTAATGGTTCTATTACAAATAGAGATATTACTATGAATGGATCAAATTTTATATTTGAAGGGAATTTAGAAAATGCGTTTGAAACTACTTTATCAGTAGAAGAACCAACAGCAGATAGAATATTAAAATTACCTAACACTTCAGGTACTATTGGTACTTCGGATGACGCATTAGCATATTCTGTAGTTTTTGGTTCATAGGTTTGTTGAAAGATTATGCCGTCAACATTTAAAAATGCAGGAATAACTGTAGGGGTTTTAGATAATTCCTCAGCAGATTTATATACAGCAGGCGGTTCTGAAACTGCTGTAATTCACGCATTATATATTTCAAATAAAAGTGGGTACAGTACAGCAAAAGTTAATGTAAAAGTTACTACTGACGGTGGAACAACTTATAGACATATAGGTAAAAATTTAGAAGTTCCTGCTAACAATACATTAACTTTAGATAAACCAGTAAATTTGGAGAACAATGACGTATTAAGAGTGGTCGCTGATCCTTCTCCTGATTCAACTTCTGTTGATGTTGAGGCAGTAGCAAGTATATTGGCAATAACTTAATAAATAAATATAGAGAAATAAAATGGCTTATATAGTTCCTGGAGAAATAAAAAAACAAAAAGTATTCAATGGTATAAGACGTACTAAAGAGGGTATGTGTTATCTATCTTCTATCAATCCAAACTCTACTACTCAACCAATAGAAGTATCAAAGTACTATGAAGATGGTAAATCTGATAGTGTTGCTAGAGATGAAGGAGATTACCTTGAAGAAAGATTAGAGATGTTTGAAGTTCAATATTTCACAGGTGACGGTGCTACCAAACAATTTACAATATCAACACCAGTTTTAAATGAAACAAGAATAGCTTGTTTTATGGATGGTGTTAGACAAGAAGCATTTTCAACCTATACATTAACAGGTGGAACATCACTAAATTTCGTATTAATTCCAGCGGCAGGAGCTAGTATTGTGGTTGGTCAAATTAATAAAAGATATTATAATAATGATAGCGATAGGTACCAACAAATTAAATATTCAGATGATATAACAACTACTTTTCTTATAAATAGTGATAGTGGAGATTTAGTTAGAAGAAGTAAGCAAGAAGCAGTAAGGTCAAAATTAGCAATTGATGACTTTAATACTTTTGAAGATTTAACGGCAACGGTTAATACAACGACTTATCAAAGTGCTGTTTAAAAATGGACAAAATTAGTAGGTAAATAGAGAGAAAAATGGCAGATTTCAAATTAGGACGATTAAAGTTTAAATGGAGAGGCGATTGGGCAGGAACAACTGGCTACGTTATTGATGATATCGCAAAATATGGTGGTAATGCTTATGTGTGTATTCAAAACCACACGTCACCAGCAACAGAACAAGATTTTTATACAAGTCCTGGAACATTTACAGAATATTGGCAATTACACCAAGAATCACTTTACTTTAAAGGTGCATATGCTGATGGAACTTGGTACAAATTAAATGACCTAGTTTCTTATGGTGGTAAACAATACCGTTGTACTACTCAATACACATCATCAGGCACAGTTTTAGACCAGTCTAAATTTGAACAATTTAGTGATGGTATTATTTTTAAAGGTGATTATGCTTCTAGTACACAATACAAATTAAACGACCTAGTTAAGTATGGTGGTAGAACATATAGATGTACTACTGAACATACATCAGCGGCTGGTGGAGATATCAATATAGTTTTAGGAAACTTTGATATCTATAGTGAAGGTTTAGCATTTAAAGGCGACTTCCAAGTTAACACATATTACAAATTAGATGATGTTGTTAAATTTGGTGCATATCAATATAAATGTATTGTTGCTCATACTTCGGGCGGTGCTCTATCAGATTTTGCTGAAGAAAATTTTTCAGTTTATTCAGAAGGTTTACAATTTGAAGATTCTTATAACGCTGCTACAGTTTACCAACAAGGTGATGTAGTAACTTATGGTGGGTATTCTTATGTTTATGTTCAATCAAATGAATCTTCTGGCAATACACCAGGAACTCCAGCTGTACAAGAAACAACAGGTGGAGATATTACTACATCAACTGCTCACGGAAGAAGTGTTTCCGATTTAATTGAAGTAAGAGATATAGTAGTACAATGTGATACAGGACAGAAAACATATCCAATACACTCAACTTCTACCCAATTTACAGTAGAGGCAACAAATTTAACAGCAACTGATTTACAAATTAATTTAGGAACAAGTGCTATTGCACAAACTTATGTAAGTGGTGGTACGGTTCTTAAATCTAATGGTACTAGATTAGCAATTACAGGTTTTAATTATAATACATCAACTGGTAAAGCAGTAATTACTACAGCAACGCACGGATTATCAGCAAGTGATACAATAGATGTATTTGGAGTTAAAACAACTTGTGCTTTTGGTACTAAAATTTATCCACAAGCACCTTATTCAGGACTTTATCCTGTTAAAGCAAGTCCATCAGCTACAAAATTAAGTATCTTTTTAGCACCAAGTAATATTGACCATACTTATGTAAGTGGTGGTACAGTTAAATTAGCAACAGTTTCAAATGTTGGAAGTTCAACTGCTCTTACTGGTTTTTCTTATGATAATGCAACAGGACTTATTACAGTAACATCTGCTACTCACGGATTAAGTAGAAATGATTTAGTTAAATTAGATAGTATAGTAGTTGAATGTTCAACAGGACAAAAAACATATCCTAATACTACAAACTATTCAGGAATATTTAAAGTTTATGATGTACCTGATTCAAGTACATATGTTGTTGCTACTGATAAATCAGCAATTGTTCATACTTATGTAAGTGGTGGTACTTCTCAAAAGATTTCATATACTACAAGCGCAGATAAAAATATTTCAAACTTTATTTATAATCGGTCAAATAAAAAGTTTTGGGATGTAGTAACTACAGGTTTTAAAGCACAAGGTGTTTATGTACACGGAACATTATACAAAACTGGTGATACAGTTCAGTATGGTGGTAATTCTTATGTATGCGTATTAGACGCTCAAAGTCAAAGACCTTCATTAAATACTGGTGTTGTAAATACAACTTATTGGTCTTTAGTAGTTGAAGGATTTAAATGGACAGGTGCATATAGTACATCTACAACTTATAATATTGGTGAAACAGTTAGATATCTTTCTAACTCTTATGTAAATTTAAAAGACCAAGTTCTTAATATAGAACCAGGTACAGATGGAACAGTTTGGCAAGGAATTGCTTTAGGTGACTCTGGTGCTGTATTACAGACTCGTGGTGATATGATTACGCAGTCCGAAGCTGGTACTGCTAGATTACCTATAGGTCTTCCAGGTTCAGTATTAACTAATGATGGTTTTGATGTTCTATGGTCTGGTAATTCTGCTAAAAATGTTATATGGGTTTCTCCAACAGGAGTAGATGGTGATTCAGGATCAGAAAGTCAACCTTATAAAACATTAGCATATGCTGTTAAACACGCAAAACACCACGCTATTAGAGAAATAAAAGACCAGTCTGGTGGTATCGGTGGTACGGAAGACGTTTATAATAATATTCGTGGAATTTCTTCAAGAGAGTTTGAAGTTAGTCAATACAATATAACTACTAATACTTTTGAAATTCAAATGGGAACTGACACCAATGCTCATACTTATGTAAGTGGTGGTACAGTTAGAAAAGCAGATGATACTACTTTAACAATAACTAATGCTCCATATGTTCATAGTACAGGTGTTATTACAATTCACACTTCTACAGCTCACGGATTATTAGCAGGTAATAAAGTAAGATTATGGGGATTAAATTATACTTGTGCTAACGGTGCAAAAACATATCCAGAAGTTGGTGGTCCATCACTCTATAGAGTTAATACTAAAGGTGGTTCTGTTAAAGTTGATATAGTTAACGGTTCAGCTAACCATAAAGTAGATGAGTGCGTTAGAATTGATGGTAATGATATAGGGTTTACAGGTCCTACAGGTGGAGATGTAACTACAGCAATTCCTCACGCTAGAAGTGTTGGAGATTTAGTTGAAATAAGAGATTTACTAGTAAGTTGTCCTACAGGAAATAAAACATATCCTGTAATTTCAACGAATACAGCATTTACAGTAGAAGCAGCAAATTTAACAACAACAACATTTCAAGTTGATATTGGAACAAGTACTACTGCACAAACTTATGTAAGTGGTGGTGAAGTTGTTAAATCAGATAACAGTAGACTAGCAGTTACAAATTTTGTTTATAATATAGCAACAGGTAAAGCTGTAATTACTACAGCAACGAATGGATTATCAGCAAGTGATACAGTTAATTTATTTGGAATTAAAACAAATTGCGAATTTGGTGATAAAATATATCCACAAGTTCCAGTTTCAGGAGTTTATCCTGTTGTATCAACAAAATCAGCTACAGAATTAAATTTCTTTTTACCACCAAGTAATGTTGCACATACTTACGTTAGTGGTGGTACAGTTAGATTAGCAACAGTTTCAAATGTTGGCAGTTCATCAGCAGTTACTAATGCTGTCTATGATAATCTAACAGGACTTATTACAGTAACAGCTACTTTACACGGATTAGCAAATGGCGATTTAGTTAAATTAGATAGTATATTATTCTCTTGTTCTATGGGAAGTAAAACATATCCTGATAATACTTTTAGTTCAGGAATATTTAAAGTTTATAATGTAGTTGACGCCAATACATATATTTTTGGTACTGACAAATCAGGATTTGCACATACTTATGTAAGTGGTGGTACTTCTCAAAAAGTTACCTATGTAACAAGCGAACAGAAATCTGTTGACGCTTTCACTTATAAACGAGTTGGTGGTTCTAATGTTTTAAACTTTAAAGTTAAGAGTACTGCAGGAGATACAATCAGACTTAAAAACGGTACTTTCACAGAACAATTACCAATGAGAGTAAGAGAAGGTGTTTCAATAGTTGGAGAAAGTTTAAGAAATACAAGAATACATCCAGCACCTGGAACAGGTTCTCAAATTGCAACAGTAGAATTAGTTAATAATACTAGTGGTGCAACAGATGGTACTTACAATTATATTCACCAAGGAAGATCCGAAAGAAGTTATACAGTTTTAGATGTACCAACTGGTGATTCATTTACAATCAATGTAGGTACTGATGCTAGAGAACACACATATGTTGATGGTGGTATAGTTTCAAATGCCGCTTTTGGTAAATTTACGGTAACAAATGCTCCATATGTTCATAGTACAGGTGTTATTACAATTACAACTTCATCTAACCACGGATTATCAGCAAGTGATAGTATCAAATTATCAGGTTTAAAATATCATTGTGATGAAGGAGAAAAAGTTTATCCAGAAAATGGGGATGCTTCAGTATGGAACGTAGTGATATCAGGTGGTGTGGCAACACAAATTATAACTTATCACGGTGGTATTAATTTTGAAGTTAATGATATAATTACATTAAACTCGGCAGATATTGGTAACGGTGGTGACTTAACATTAAAAGTTAAAAAATTAGAAAATAACAAAGCTAGTAACTGGTTATTACTTAACGAAAAAAATAATATAAGAAATATGACTTTCTTGGATCTTAATGAAAAGAAACAGTCAGGAGGATTATATCAAGTAACAGTAACATCAGGAACAGAATTTACAGTTCAAATGGGAACATCAACTTTTGTACATACGTATAAGAGTGGTGGTCACGTTATAGCAGTTGGTAATGAATCAGTTAAATTAGGATTATCTAATATTCTTTACAATAACTCCAACGGTAAGGTTACAGTTACTACAAGCAATGCTCACAGTTTAACTACAGGTGATTGGGTTACTTTAGGTAAAATGAAATTTGAATGTGATTTAGGAGAAAAAGTTTATCCAAGTGGTCCTTACGAACAAGCTCTTACATCTTTAGACCCAGTTGGTAATATATATCTTACTTCACCTTATGTACAAAACTGTACATCTTTAAATCCAGGTGCTTGTGGAGTTCAAATTGACGGTAATCTCCACTTACGTCCTTTCCCAAGAAGTTATAAATCAATGTTGGCAAATGACTTTACACAAATTAATGAAGATGGAATTGGTATTCACATTTTAGGATATGGACGTGTTGAAGCGGTGTCAGTATTCGTATACTATTGCGACAAAGCCGTTTATGCAGAATCAGGTGGATTTATTCGTGCCTTAAACTGCTCACACGCATATGGAGAACAAGGTGTTGTTGCTTCAGGTACAAACGAAGCAGAAGTTCCTGTCAATCTTAAAACTCGTGGTATGATGTTGCAATGGGACAAAGATACTTTTGGTGGAACAGCAACTGCTTCAGATATAGAAAATTCAATTGCAGTACAAGGTCAAGGTACAGCTACAATAGTAGGTAGTGAATCTGGCGCAACTGCTACACTTTTCAGATATAATGTATCATTACTATATTTACATATAGAAAATATTACTGGTAACTTTAAACAAGGTGAAACAATTACAATTACAAAAGAAGATTCAACAACATTTACTGTTGATTTGGATTCTTACTTTGGTGGTCAATCAGGTTCTACAGGCGCAGATGTAACTACAGCACTTGCTCACGGAAGAACTTCTGGAGATTTAATTGAAGTATCAGATGTAGTATTGAGTTGTCTTGCTTCTGATTCAACAGTTATAGGAAATAAAACATATCCTGTAACATCTACTACTACACAATTTACTGTAGAGGCAGCAAATTTAACAGCAACAACATTCCAAGTTGATTTAGGAACAAGTAATACAGCACAATCTTATGTTAGTGGTGGAACACTTCTTAAAACTGGTGGTACTAGATTATCAATTTCAAATTTTGTTTATGATATAGCAACTGGTAAAGCAATAATTACTACACCAACACACGGATTATCAGCGAGTGATACTGTAAATTTATTCGGAATTAAAACAAGTTGTGTATATGGAGTTAAAATATATCCACAAGTACCTACTTCAGGAATCTTTAATGTTAAATCATCTTCGGCAGCTACTAAATTAAATTTCTTTTTAGCACCAAGTGATATTGAACATACTTATGTTAGTGGTGGTACAGTTAAACACGCAACACCAACTAGTGTTGGTAGTGCAACTGAAATTACTGCTGCTAGTTATGATAATGTAACAGGACTTATTACGATAACATCAACTGGTCACGGTTTAATAGTTAATGATTTAGTACAAGTACAAGGAATGCAATTCACTTGTTCAACAGGTAGTAAAGCATATCCTGATGATATATTAAGTTCAGGAATATTTAAAGTTTATGATGTGCCTGACTCAAATACATATATCTTTGGTGTTGATAAATCAGCAATTGCTCATACTTATGTAATTGGTGGTACTTCACAAAAAGTTACCATCGCTTCAAGTTCTAGTGTTAACGTTTCAGGTTTTGTTTTCAACAGAACAGCTGCTGCTCAACAAGGACAAAGGGGTCCTTTGATTGCAATGAAATCAGGTACAACAACTTTAAATGCTGTTGATATGATAGCATTAGCAAGTAATGTTAAATTCCCTAATGATAATACATTTTATAGAGTAGGGTTAGTATCAGAAGAAGATACGGTTGCTGGAACAGCAGTAATAAGATTAACTCAAAATATTGGTTTGAGTAAAGCCAAAAATGAGGATACAGTTAATAACATAACACAATTATACTCAAATATTCGTTTAACAGGTCACGACTTCTTGGATATAGGTACTGGTGATTTTACTACAACTAACTATCCATTAACACCTACACAAGCGGCTGACCAGTCAGATGAAGTAACTGAAGTTAACGGTGGTCGTGTATATTGGGTATCAACTGACCAAACTGGTGACTTTAGAGTTGGTGATTTATTCAAAATTGAACAAGCGACTGGTAGTGCAACATTAAACGCAGACGCATTTAACCTTTCAGGATTAAGTGAATTAAAACTTGGTTCTATTGGTGCAGAATTAGGTGCTGCCATAAATGAATTTAGTACAGACGCAACTTTAGGCGGTAATTCAAATACAGCCATACCTACTGAAAATGCTGTTGTCGGTTATATGACAAGAGATAATGCAGGTACAGGTGCGTGGGTTCCACCAACAGGAACAACAGCACAAAGACCTGTAGGCGGTGAATTATTTGCAGGCGCTTTAAGATACAATTCTTCAATAATTTCTTGGGAAGGTTATAACGGAACAAGTTGGACAGGTCTAGCTGGAGGAACTCCTTGGACAACTCTAGTTGGAGATGGTTCAACTGTACCTGTAGCAATAGGTGGACAAAGATTATTAATAGATACAAGTTTATTTGCAATGACAGTTAAATTGCCTGCTAGTCCACTAGTAGGAGATTCAATTGTATTTTTAGATTTAAATGGATCATTTCAATTAAGACCTTTAACTGTTGATAGAAATGGTCAAGATATTATGAATTTACAACAAGATATGATTGCTGATATCAACCACGCAGGATTCACTTTAGTTTATACTGGATCAACAAATGGTTGGAAATTAGTAGAAGTAGCGTAATAAATAAATATAGAAGAGAATTATAAATGAGTAAATTAACAGATTTTACAGTCACATCCGCTGAGAAAGATGACTTTTATGGATTCCATAGAGTTGCTCCTTCTCAAACGATACATAGAACCCTTACCTTAATTACTGGTAATGAAAGTGTATATGAATATACATTAGGAACAGGTTGGGATATTTCTACAATGGCATATACAACATCTTATTACGTAGGGTTTCACGATTCAAATCCATTAAACACAACGTTTAGTACTGATGGAACAAAAATGTATACTATGGGCAATGCAGATAAACACGTTGATGAATATACATTGACTACAGCTTTTGATATTTCTACAGCAAGTTGGAGAACACATAAAGATGTATCTGCTCAAGATGATAATCCAAGGTCAGTAAGATTTAATCCAACAGGAACTAAAATGTATGTTGTGGGTAGAGATGGTGTACCAAGTGCAGGTATAGCTGCTTGTAATATTAATGAATATGCATTAAGTACAGCTTGGGATATAACTACAGCAACTTATACAGATTTATTTTCTTGTCTTGCTCAAGATACTGCTATTAGTGATATGCAATTTAATGCTGATGGAACTTTATTAATTGTTCTTGGCGATACTGGTAATGATGTTAATGAATATGATTTAAGTACAGCGTATGATGTTTCTACAGCAACTTTCGTAGATGCTTTTTCTATCGGCGCTCAAGAAACAGCACCAGCTGGTTTAGGTTTTAATACAGATGGAACAAGAATGTTTATTGCAGGAACAGATGGAGATGATGTTATACAATATCCATTAGTAACAGGTTTTGATGTTTCAACTACACAAGCACTTACACACGAAGTTGGTTTAACTAATGCTCCTTCAGCACCAACAATGAACCCACGTGGTTTAACTTTTAATGCTGATGGAACAAAACTGTATGTTATAGGAACTGCTGGTACGTTAATGATTGATGGTGGTGATGATGAATTACCATATAGTCACGTAGCTAGAAGTCAAAACACTATGACATTTCTTGAAGGAAATACGTATGTGTTTGATGTTTCTCAATCTGCTTTAGTCGGACACTCATTAAAATTCTCAACAACAGTTGATGGTACACATAAAGCAGGTGGAACTGAATATATAACAGGAGTAAGTTCATCTGGTTCTCCTGGAACTCCTGGTGCGACAACAACAATTATTGTTCCAAGTAAAACACCAAGTACAGACCCAGGAAGTGCTGTAGATAAGTTGTATTATTATAATGGTGAACATCCAAGTCAAGGTGGTGAAATTTTTACACCTGAATGGAAAGGCAATTTACAGATAACTTACACAAATGGAATTGATGATATTGAAACTAGATATAAAACTAAACATCAAGAAGATATTTTTGAGGATAGCGTACTATGGAAAAGAGGGTTGGACTTTACAGTAGTCAACGGAAACCTAACCATAGAAATGGGATAAAAAATTATTTGAATTAACTAAAATGATAGAAGAGAACTATTATAAATATAAATAAGGATCAAGAGAATTATGGCAACTATAAATTTAGGAAGAATTAAACCAGTATTTCAAGGGGCATATAATGCTGCTACTGCTTATGTAGTGGATGATATTGCTACTTTTGGAGGCGAAACTTTTATTTGCATTTTAGCTTCAACTGGAAACGCAACTTCAAATGCAACCTATTGGTCTAAAATAGCCAAAAAAGGTGATGACGTAACACAACTTACTACCCACGGCGATTTGCTGTTTAGGGATGCAAGTGGTGTACAAAGATTAGCGGCAGGCACAGCAAATCAAATGTTAATGACTAAAGGTGCTAGTGCTGATCCTGTTTGGGGTTCTTCAACTTCAATTTTATGGGAAACTAAAACAGCTAATTTTACTGCTGTTTCTGGCGGTGCATATATATGCAATACAACAGACGGTGTATTTACAATGACACTACCTGCTACACCAGTAGATAACGACTTTGTTATTATCAATGATGGTATGGGAGTTTTTGATACAAAAAATCTTACAGTTGATAGAAACGGAAATAATATAGCAGGAAGTGCTACAGATTTAACAGTAGATAAAAAATATGCTAATTTCAGATTAACATTTAAAACAATACCAGATGTAACTTCATCTTTTATTGGATGGTTAATTTCATAATGAAAGATATAAACTATATAAATAGTATTACAAACAAAATTTTAGGGGAGAACATTTAATGAGTTCATTAACAACACTTTTAAGCGGCGGTAGTTCAGCTGGTGCAATAGACCACAGAAAAGAAGGTCTTCCGTTATTCGGTATGTGGGGAGATAACTCCGACGGTAATCATAACGTAAACTACAGAGTCTTTGATTCTGGTTTTCAAAACGTAGGGTCTCCTTGGGGTGCTGTATGTAACTCAACAACAAACTATAGATTTGGTATGTTGTCGGATGCTTCTCACGCTTATACAGATAATGACCACGGTCAACACGTATCTCACGAAAATTTAACAACACAAGATTATACATCTTGGACATATTGGAATAAATCAATATACCAATGTGACCAATATCCACACGCACAATATTATACATCTTCAAGAGATGGATTCGTATCTTGGCATTCTTACCACCAATACACATCTTCTTTTGAATATCAAAATGGATGGACAAAAATAAATATGGTTCTTCCAGAAGGAATTAGACCTAGACGTATGTTTGTTAATAGACGATTTACGTTAAGAGAAAGATATCCAGGTCAACACGGTGCTCCGAATGTAGACACGTATGATTATACTTCTCACTTACTAGCAACATCTCAAACATATTCAACTGGTACTGGATACAATGAGAAAACAAAAACTTTAGTTATGGTTCACTCTGGTGACGAAGGTGGAAATACTTCAAAAACTATTCACATTTTCAAATCTGCTAAATGTTTAAATAAAATAGACAGAATTAAAGAATACTTTGATAACTTAACTTCAACTGAACACTTTACTGACACTTGGACTAATCAAAATGTTAAAGATTGGTGCGTTGTTGTTGGTAATAATGACTATGTTGGATTTGGATTAAAACAAAGTAATAGTAAAAGATACGGTGTATTTGATTGTTCAGTCAAAGGCGGAACTGCTCACCAAACTGGTGCAAGTAGACAATGGTCAACTTGGCAAGATTTTACAGGATCAACAACTACATCTTACGGTGCTAATAACGGACACCAATACTACAGTAAATTTATGACGACTTGGGATGGTACTTGGGGAATGATTTATTCACCATATTACTACTACGGAGTTGGTATCAATGCATTCTGTATGAATATAGAAAACCCTAGAAAATTTATTTGTATAAACCAAACTAAATCAAGTAGAGGAAATCCTTATTTCGCTTGGGGACGTACAGGTTTCCACGGAGGTTGGTCAGACAACTGCGATTCAGAGTCTCATAGAACATATGCTTGGTCTTTTGATCCTACGGATTCAGATGAAACTACAAGTACACTTGTTTATCAAGGTGGTTCTTCAGGAGATGAAGTTGTACCTAATTCTAACGCACACGTTGGAACTACAGTAACTAATAAAACTGGAAATTACGGTTTATTCGCTGCTAGAACTTGGCTACACGGAGGTTTCTACTCAACTAACTATCCACTATTAATGCAAATTGACTGGTGGGGTCAGTACGGAAATGCCGAAAATACTTACGGTGGAAAATACGGAACATAGGAGATTATAGAGATGGCAAGAACATATTACTTTACACTAGCAGGCGAACCTTTTTCACCAAATGCTGAAACTGGAGATGACGCAGTAGCAAAAGGACAAGCAATCAAAGTTGATGACGTTCCTGATAACATTGAATCGTGGAGAATGTCAATTAATCCAGAAACAAAAGAATTAACAATAGTTGGCGGAGCTGACGGTGATGAAGCGGCTGCTCTAACAGCAAAAGAACAAGCGCAAACAGATGAAAACGCTGCTGAGAAAACAAAAGCTGATGATTTAAATAAAGCTAAAATTGCAGAAGCAAAAAGACTTTCAGACGCTGGTCTAGCTTAATTTATGTAGTGATTTTATTATGATAAGTATTTTATTATGTATGACATCAAAGAATTAACCAAAGATATACACCAAAACGCAGAAAGACAAGAGTTTGTCAAAACTCTTATGTCAGGTTCTATTGAACCTAGACTTTATGCAACCTATCTTTACAATCAATTACAATGTTATGCTATATTAGAAAAATATGGAATAGAAAATTCTCTATTTCGTACAACTCCTAATTTACCTAGAGCAGAACATTTACATTATGATTTTAAAGCATTATGGACAAGTGAAGACCTTCCAACAGTAACTCAAAGTACTAAAGATTATGTTGCTCATATTGAAACAATCAAAGAAGACGCAGAAAAATTATATGGTCATATCTATACTAGACATTTAGGAGATATATCTGGTGGTCAAATGATAATGAGAAAAACACCAGGACCTAATCGTTATTACAAGTTTAAACATAAAGAAATAAAAGAGTATAAACGAATAGTAAGAGAAATGATAAACAGTTATTTAAATGTTTATAAACTTAATATTCTAAATGAAGTTAAATTTTGTTTTGCAACTGCTACACAATTGTTCAAAGAAATGAACGATATGGATTATTCAAAACCTTTAATATTAACTAACGAGGTTAAAGATGATTTGGGAACGACTAATTAAATTAGAAAAAGATATAATCGCTATACTTGATAGACGTTGTAAAGAATACAACGAAGACGGTATGGATAGATTTAATAATGATACTTGGGTTAACCGTACTTGGTCTAATATGAGTGTAAGACGTGCTCACGTAGACGTAGTGGATGCTAGAGAAACAAAAGGTCTTTGGATGGCACACATATGTTTATTTCCAATGTTAACTAATGGTGGTCCAATTTATGGTTTTGATGTTATTGCAGGTAAGAATAAAGTTACAGGTGCTTTCCACGATTATAGTCCGCTATTATTAAAAGAACATCCCTTAACAAAGTATTTCATAGAAGAAACAAAGTGGTTTAAACCATCTAAAGTGAGAGAATTGCCTGATTGGGCAAAGGCTATCTTTAGTCCAGGTATGATTGCCGCTGGAAGAATAACAGAAGAGAAAGAATTAAACCAAATATGTACTCTTGCTACGTCTAATTTAGAAAATTATCTTGACAAAATTGGTCATTATAATAGCGATTCAAAGGAAGAAGATGTAATAAGAGCACAAAATTTTTATTGCGAACACCAACAACAAAATCCACACACCCCTAGAGTAATGAAAACTCTTGGACTGCCTGAAGATGATATAAAACTATTCTGTACTGATAATTTGTTTCCGAAGATATAATTGTTATTATAAATATACAATAAAGGAACCAGTATGGCAAAACCAGCATCCAGAGAAACAATAAAACAATACGCTTTAAGAGCATTAGGTAAACCTGTAATTGAAATCAATGTTGATGACGACCAACTAGAAGATAGAATAGATGAAGCATTACAATATTTTTCTCAATACCACTATGATGGTGTTAAAAGAACCTATTTAAAGTACAAGTATACATCAGCAGATAAAGCTAGAATTTTAGCAGATACTACTGAAACCGAATCTAAAACGTATGGTGATTCTTCTGTAGTAAATACAGAATGGAAAGAAGGTAATGGATATATTGTATGTCCTGAATCTGTTTTATCTGTAATTAATATATTTCCATTTTCAAACAAAGGTAATTTAAATTTATTTGATGTTAGATATCAATTAAGATTAAATGACCTATATGATTTTTCTTCAACGTCTGTTATTAACTATGATGTTGTATTAAGACATTTAGATTTTTTAGACCATATATTAGTCGGAGAAAAACCTTATAGATTTAACCAATTAGATAATAGACTTTATGTTGATATGGATTGGAAAAATGATTTACAAGTAGATGAATTTCTTGTAATAGAATGCTGGAGAAAATTAGACCCTAACCAATATACAGATGTCTTTAATGATATTTGGTTAAAAAGATACGTAACTGCTTTATTCAAAAAACAATGGGGAGCTAATTTGTCTAAATTTAATGGTGTTGCAATGATTGGTGGAGTTACATTAAACGGTCAACAAATTTATAGTGAAGCGTTAGAAGCTTTAGATAAATTAGAAATAAAATTAAGGAGCGATTTTGAGGAACCCCTACCTTTACAGATAGGATAATGCTATGCCAGTTAATCATTACTTTTCAGGTGGAAAAGGCATAGGTAATGCTGCCGAAAAAAGACTACACGAAGATATAATAGTTGAAGGTCTTAAAATTTACGGTCAGGATGTCTATTACTTACCACGAACATTAGTCAATAAAGATTTAATACTAGGAGAAGATGTATCTAGTAGATTTGATGATTCTTATTTGATAGAAATGTATTTTGAAAATAATACAGGATTTGCTGGTGAACAAGAAATCATAAGTAAGTTTGGATTAGAAATTCGTGATGATACATCATTAATGGTTTCAAAAAGAAGTTGGACAAATTTAGTTGGTAATAAGGCAACACAGGTTGGTTCTTCTTTATCAGTTACAGGAAGACCAAACGAAGGTGATATTATATATGTGCCTTTGATGAAATCTTTTTTTGAAATTTTATTTGTAGAAGACCAAGAACCATTTTTCCAATTAGGCAATCTGCCAGTTTATAAATTAAAAGTAACTCGTTGGGAGTATGCAAGTGAAAAACTTGATACTGGTTTATCTACTATTGACCAACACGAAGATACACATACACTAGACCAATTAGCATATAAGTTTACTTTAGAATATGGACAAGAAGTTATGACAGGTAAAGGTTCAGTACAATTAGAAAGTTATCACGATTATTCAACTGGTCAACCAGCACTTTTAATGAACGAAGATTTTACAGAGTCTAATATACAGACACAATCTCCATATGCAGATAATTTAGACTTGAATAAAGAGGCAGGATATGATACTGTTTCAACAGCGGATGATATACTTGACTTTACAGAAAGAAATCCTTTTGGGGAGATAGATGAATAATGTTTGGAACACACTTTTATAATCAAAGTTTAAGAAGACTAACTATTGCATTTGGACAGATTTTTAATAATATAATTATTCAACAAAAATCTGGTACAGGTGCTATTACTAAAAGAATACGTGTGCCTTTAGCATACGCTCCTAAAGAAAAGTTTATAGCCAGAATAGACCAACAAGCAAGTTTAGAAAAAGGTAAAACGTTTGCTATTGTATTACCTAGAATGGGATTTGAATTAACAGGTTTAAAGTATGACGCCACTAGAAAACTAAACAAACTTCAAAAAACAGTTAGAGTTAAAACTTCTGATTCTACTGTACATAATTTTAATTATTCACCAGTACCCTATGATATAAGTTTTAGTCTTTATTCTTTTACGGCTACAGCAGAAAATGGACTACAGATAATTGAACAAATATTACCATATTTTGCACCAGACTATACAGTTACTATTAATGCAATACCAGAATTAAATATTAAAAGGGACGTGCCTATTGTTTTAGATGAAGTACAATATGAAGATACATATGATGGTGAATTTAATAAGCGTAGAGCTGTTATATATACTTTACAGTTTACTGCTAAAACTTACTTATATGGACCTATGGCACAAAGTAAAGTTATTAGAAAATCACAAGCAGATTTAGGAACATCTACGGATGCTCCTTTATCAAGAGAAGAAAGAATTATAGTAATACCAAATCCTGAAAGTGCAGACGCAGATGATGATTTTGGATTTACAACAAAGATTAGTTTCTATGATGATACAAAGAAATATAATCCAGTAACAGGAGAAGATGAATAATGAGTAAATTGGAAGAAAGTGTTAATGAGATATTAGGTTTGGAAGGTAAAGATAAAGTTATACCAGAGAACCTTGAACCACAAAAGGGGTTTAAAGTTCCTGTTCCTAGAAAGAATGGAGAAGTTCCTTTAAAAGTTGAAAAAGATATTAATACTGATTATGATTATAGTAGAGAAAGTTATTATAGTATAATAGAAAAAGGACAAGAAGCAATACAAGGTATATTAGATATTGCAAAAGAAGGACAACACCCTAGAGCTTATGAAGTTGTTGGTCAATTGATAGGACAAGTTGGTACTACAGTTGATAAATTACAAGATTTACAAAAGAAATTTAAAGACTTAAAAGAATTACCTAATAGAACAAATGCAAATATTAAAAATGCATTGTTTGTAGGGTCAACTGCTGAATTACAGAAGATGTTAAATAAGCAAACTATGGAAACAAAAATGGAAAAGAAAAATGAAAATGAAACTATTGACGGCAAATCAAAAGATAGCGAATAAAATTCCTATAGAGCTAAAAGACTTAATCTATATTAAGTCAATGACACCACTAAAAGAATTATTAGATGGTGAATCATTAAATTATCCAATAGAAGTAAAAGAACACATTGTATCCGAAGTACCTAGATACGGTGCAATGGGTATACCCTATATAGAAAAAGAATATAGTGTGTGGAGAGGTAGTCAACGAGTGCAGGCAGCTAAACAATTAGGTTATACACATATAGAAGGAGTAATAGTTAAGTGAAACATTTAGAAGAATTTACAAAAATAATAAATGAATATAAAGAAGATGGAAGATACCGTGTCTTTAATGATATAGTTAGGACTAGAGGAAACTTTCCTCACGCTATTTGGTATTCAAAATACTCAATTAAAAAAATAGTTAATTGGTGTTCTAACGATTATTTAGGTATGGGACAACACTCTTATGTTATAGACTCAATGAAAACAGCATTAGAATCAAGTGGGGCAGGTGCTGGAGGTACAAGAAACATATCTGGTTCTACTCACTATCATAATGCTTTAGAAGAAGAATTAGCAGATTTTCATAAAAAAGAAAAGGCATTAATATTTACTTCAGCATATAATGCTAATCAAACAACTTTAGAAACTTTAGGAAAAATTATACCTGAATTATTGTATATATCAGATTCATTAAATCACTCTTCTCTTATACAAGGCATTAGGCATAGTAGATGTAAGAAAGAAATATTTAAACATAATGATGTAGAAGATTTAGAAAGAATTTTAAAATCATACGAAGGTCCAAAATGTGTAGTATTTGAAAGTGTATATTCTATGGACGGAGATATTGGACCAGTAAAAGAAATAGTAGAACTAGCTAAAAAATATAATGCAATAACATTTTTAGATGAAGTACACGCTGTTGGTTTATATGGTGCAACAGGTGGTGGTATTACTGAAAGAGATAATATAGAAGTAGATATTATTAATGGAACATTAGCAAAAGCATTTGGAGTACAAGGTGGATACATTGCAGGAAAAAAAGATTTTATTGACGCCATAAGAAGTTTGGCAAGTGCTTTTATATTTACAACTAGTTTAAGTCCAGTAATTTGTGCTGGTGCTTTAACAAGTATTAAATATGTTAGAGACCATCCTGAATTAAGAGAACAAATACACGAAAGAGCAAATAAAACTAAATTAGAACTTGCTAGACAAGGTATAGAAGTTATGAAAAATGATAGTCATATTGTTCCTGTAATTATTGGAGACCCTAAAAGAGCTAAAGCAATATCAGATGAACTTTTATATAAAGAAGGTATCTATGTACAACCTATTAATTGGCCGACTGTTCCTGTAGGTACTGAAAGATTAAGATTTACTCCTACACCATTTCATACAGACGCATTAATCTTTGATATGGTAGTAAAACTAAAAGCGGCTATGAAAAAATGTGGAGGTAAAAGTGCAATACAAAGTAATGCCAAAACATAGAGAATATATTATACCAACAACTTCTTGTATAGGAGGTTGGTATATTCCTTCTGGTATTTGTGATGGACTTATAAATTTATTTAAAGAGAATAAACAAGCACAAAAACCAGGTGTTGTAGGTTTCACTTCAAAAATTAATAAAGAAGTAAAAGATTCTATAGATATTGGATTAGATCCAAATTGGGAAGAACCACGGTTTATGAAATATAAAAATGTGTTGAAACAATGTGTTGGTCTATACGAAGAGAAATATCCTGAAGTTAAAGAGTTTGAAAGATATGGAATGATTGAAGGAGGAAATTTACAATATTATCCACCAGGTGGAGGTTATTTTACTAAGCATTGTGAAAGAACTTCCAGGCACGAAAACCGTTGTCTTGTTTGGATGACTTATTTAAATGATGTTCCTAACGGTGGTACACATTTTAAATATCAGAATACAACAACTCCTGCTGAAAAAGGTTTGACTTTGATTTGGCCGACTGACTTTACACATACACATAGCGGACAAATTTCCAAGACCCACGAAAAATATATCATAACTGGTTGGTTTGGGTATCAATTATAAATAGTAATATGCCAGCAACAGACGCATATTTAGGAAATCCTAATTTAAAAAAAGTAAATATACCAGTTGAATTTACTAAAGACCAAATTGTAGAATTTCAAAAGTGTAAAACAGATCCAATATATTTTATGGAGAAATGGATGAAAATCGTTTCTCTTGATGAAGGACTTATATCTTTTAAACTATATGATTTCCAAAAGAAGATTGTAACTACAATAGATAAAGAAAGATTTACTATTTGCAAATTGCCTAGACAATCAGGTAAATCAACAACAACAATTGCATATCTTTTACACTATGCAATATTTAATCCAAATTCAAACATAGCAATTCTTGCTAATAAATCTTCTACTGCTAGAGATATATTAGGAAGATTACAATTAGCATATGAAAATTTGCCTAAATGGTTGCAACAAGGAGTTATTAATTGGAACAAAGGTAATATAGAATTAGAAAATAAATCTACTATTATTGCTGCCGCTACATCTTCAAGTGCAATAAGAGGTGGTACATATAATATAATATTTCTTGATGAGTTTGCTTTCGTACCTGCTAATATAGCAGAAATGTTTTTTAGTTCAGTTTATCCTACTATTACATCTGGTAAAACTTCAAAGGTTATTATCGTATCAACACCTCACGGAATGAATCAATTTTATAAATTATGGACAGACGCTGAAAATGGAAGAAATGATTATAAACCTATTGAAGTACATTGGTCAGAAGTTCCAGGTAGAGATGAAAAATGGAAAGAAACAACTATACGTAATACATCAGCAGCACAATTTCAACAAGAGTTTGAGTGTGAATTTTTAGGGTCAGTAGATACATTAATTTCACCAGTTAAGATTAAACAAACACCTTATATGACACCATTAACTTCAAGTGGTGGTTTAGATGTATTTGAAAAGGTTGTAAATGGTAGAAATTATGTTTGTTGTGTTGATGTAGCGAGAGGTGTAGATAGAGATTATTCAGCATTTTTAATGTTTGATGTAACTCAAATGCCTTATAGAGTTGTTGCCAAATATAGAAGTAATGAAGTTAAACCAATTCTATTTCCACACTTAATACAAAAAGCGTGTAAGGGTTATAATACGGCAGATATTCTTTGTGAAACAAATGATATAGGTCAACAAATAGGTGAATCATTAAACTATGAATTAGAATATCCTAATCTATTAATGACTACTCAAAGAGGTAGAGCAGGTCAGATATTGGGTGCAGGATATAGTGGAAGAGGTTCTGGTTTTGGTGTTCGTATGACAAAACAGATTAAAAAAGTTGGTTGTTCTAACATTAAGACATTGATTGAAGGAGATAAAGTTATTATTAATGACTTCAATATCATAGAAGAAATGTCAACTTATGCTCGTAAAGGAAATTCTTGGCAAGCGGAAGAAGGATGTAATGATGATTTAATGACTTGTCTTGTATTATTTGGTTGGTTGTCTAATCAACCTTACTTTAAAGAAATGACTAATACAAATGCTAGACAACAGTTATATGAAGAACAAGAAAAATTAATAGAGCAAGATATGGCTCCTTTTGGTTTTGTAGATGATGGTACTCCTGATTGGGAGAAAACAGAAGTAGATGAATATGGAACAGTCTGGTATCCAGTTGTCAGAAAAGGGCTCTAAATTAAGTATTATATAAATATCCATAGTTATGAAATTTGACTATGGTCGTATGAAAACATACGGAATATGCGAAAAGATACAAACTAATTAGTTAATTATAAGGAGAAAACCTAATGGCATTTCAAGTATCACCAGGTGTTCTCGTACAGGAAAAAGACTTAACAAGAATTATTCCTGCCGTTTCATCTTCTTCTGGAGCTTTTGCTGGACAATTCAGTAAAGGACCTCTTGATGAAGCAGTGAGTATCGGTAGTGAATCTGAATTGGTATCAACGTTTGGAAAACCAGATAACTCTAATTTTGAGAGTTATTTTAGTGCTTCAAACTTTTTACAATATTCAAATAACTTGAAAGTAGTTCGTGTACAGAACTCATCTGTTTCAAACGCAACTGAAAGTGGTAGTGCGTTTGTTATAAAGAATACTACTGATTACCAAGACAATTATGCTGACGGTTCTGCTTCTGTAGGAATGTGGGCTAGTAGAACAGCGGGTGCGTGGGGAAACAATATAAGCGTTTCTCAATGTGCTTCTGCTACTGCTTATGAAGAAACTGCTAAAACAACTGTTGCTGACGCTTCAACAAGTGTCGGAGATACAGTAGTTTCAGTTACTTCCTCTACAGGAATTAGTGCTGGAGATATAGTTAATTTTGGTGATGAATATGAATATAGAGTTATTAGTGTTGCAACTAACGACTTAAACATTGTGCGAAAAGAAGAACCAACATATTTTGGTACTTCTGACTCTTCTGGATTACAAAAGACTATTACAAATGGTGCTGATGTAAGACGAAGATGGAGATATTATGACCTATTTAATAAAGCACCAGGAACATCTACTTACGCTCAATCAAGAGGTGGTAGCGGCGATGAAATGCATATTGCAATCATTGACGAAGATGGTGGAATTATTGGAACTAAAGGGGAAATTTTAGAAAGATTTGAAGCAGTATCAAAAGCTTCAGACGCTAAGAGTCCTCAAGGTGACACTAATTACTATTCAGACGTACTTTACAATTCAAGTAATTACGTTTATTGGATGGACCACAACTCTTCTGGATCCAATTGGGGCACGGCGGCACAAGGGACAACATTTACAGATGTAACTTCTGTAAGTAATGTATCATTATCAAATGGTTCAGACGGTTCAAGTGCTACAGTTGCTCAAACTAAATCTGCTTATGAAAAATTCCAAGACGCTGAAACAACAGACGTTGGACTTTTAATTGCAGGTGCTGGTAGCTCAACACATATAGACAATTTAATTACTATTGCTGAAAACAGAAAAGACTGTGTAGTTTTTGCAAGTCCTGAAAGAAGTGATGTAGTTAATGTAACTAACTCAGCAACACAAAAAGATAATGTTGTAGGATTCTTTAATGGAATCAACTCATCTTCTTACGTGTTTTTTGATAGCGGTTACAAATATATGTACGATAGATATAATGACGTGTTTAGATATGTACCTTTAAATGGCGATATGGCAGGATTATCAGCAAGAACTGATAGTGTTGCAGACGCTTGGTACTCACCTGCAGGATTAAACCGAGGTGTAGTAAGAGGTGCAGTTAAACTGGCATTTAATCCAACTAAATCACAAAGAGATGAATTATACAGAGCAAGAGTAAATCCTGTGACTACGTTCCCAGGACAAGGAACTGTATTATTCGGTGATAAAACTGGACTAAAAAATCCTAGTGCGTTTGACAGAATCAATGTACGAAGATTGTTTATCGTTTTAGAAAAGGCAATATCAACTGCTTCTAAAGTCCAACTTTTTGAATTCAATGATGAATTCACTAGAGCAGGATTTAGAAATATGGTAGAACCATTTTTAAGAGAAGTACAAGGACGAAGAGGGATTACAGACTACCTAGTAGTTTGTGATGAAACTAACAACACAGGTGAAGTAATTGATAGAAATGAATTTGTAGCAGAAATATTTGTTAAACCTGCTAGAAGTATCAACTTTATCTCACTTCAATTTGTGGCAACAAGAACAGGCGTTTCCTTTGAGGAAGTCGCAGGCTAATAGAGAGAATAACGGAGAAATAAAATGGCAAACATAAATGATTTCAAAGCTAAACTTTCGGGCGGCGGCGCAAGAAGTAACCAGTATAAAGTGGTTATGCCTTTCCCAGGCTACGCTCAGTTAGGTGGAGAAATAGAAGACCTAGCGTTTTTATGTCAAGGTGCTGAATTACCAGGAATGGCAATAGCAACCGTTGAAGTTCCTTTTAGAGGAAGAGCAATAAAAATCGCTGGAGATAGAAGTATAGCGGATTGGACTATCAAAGTACTAAATGATACTAATTTCAAATTGCGTAATGCATTTGAAAGATGGATGAACGGTATTAATAATATGACTGATAACGAAGGATTAACAAATCCAGTTGACTACCAAGTTGACGCATTTGTTGACCAATT